TACCAAGGATGAGGCAAACAGGATAGCCGACAGCAACCTACAGTCAGACGGTATCTCTTACGCCAATGGATTAGCTCAGGCCGATAGATGCGATTGCCCGCAAGTGGAATGTGATATGAGCGTATGGGTATCCATAGATGAAACGTATTCCTCTCCTCCAGGGGCTAGGTTCACCCTCCATTGGAGCGGTAATGACGCTTGCTCTAGCTTCATTCAAGGAGGAACTGTTAGACTATATTGTTCTAATGCATCTGATAACTATTCTGCGCATACTACCATATCGGGTAAGTCGGGAAGTTGGTCTAGTACCGGTTTTTTTAGCTCAGGATGTAACCCTAGTAATATATCAGGATCTTGGGATCCAGATTAATAAATAAAAAAAAGGAGAGGCTTATTTTAGCCCCTCCTTTTTATCATATATCAGGATCTTAACAATTACCAGATCCTCCTCCAGAAACACTTATAGACCCACATTGTACTCCTGAATCAAAACCTATGACACCGGTTTTTTTACCAGACCCAGTAGGTATGCTTACGGTAGTACTTCCAGCCGTAACGGTTTGTCCAAGATCATTCCTACCAGTAACAGTTACAGTTATTGATTTAGATGATCCACATTGATTATTGTAAGACACTTCATAGGAGCACCTTAATGTGGATGTAAAACCAGACAGGCCATTACAAGGATCACCGCTCAGCATAGCGTTGGCGCTCCACGTCTTTGTTGGCTCTGGGCAATCGCATCTATCGGCCTGAGCTAATCCATTGGCGTAAGAGATACCGTCTGACTCGATGTGAATTTAGCTTATTCAATGCGCATTGTTTATCTATTAAATAAAATCATTAATATTGTATCGTTAATATTAATACATTAAGTTATGGCTTGCAATAAGAAAAAGAAAATGGCTAATGGAGGCAAGGTCTCCGAGAAAAAGAAACCTCAACTGAAATGTGGGGGCAAGGTTAAGAAGAAAAAGTAATAACCGGAGGGGTATATCCCCTCCTTAATATTTCGCTACATGAAAAATTCAGAGTTTGTATCTAGGATCATAAATGACATGAACTCTATTAGTAAAGACGCTCATGTCAGTAGAAGATGGATATTGTCCATAGGTAGGCAGAAGGCTCGATCATATATAGCCCAGAAGTACGCTGATGGGACTTTGTTCGGCGAGGAATCGCTATATACCCATATCAATTGTCTGGAGATGGAGAGAGTTCGGAAGGTTGATTGCTGTTTTGATGAGTTCAAGTTATGCCGGATTCTTATGAGATCCAAGAAAAGTCTTCCCGATATGATATACACCCGTATAGGGCCGGCTATTATAAAGGTATCGAATATCATGGATGATATTATATTTACTCCTATATCGTTAAGGAAATACGCTAATAATAAAGAGCGTAAATATGGTAATATAGAGCAATACTATTATTATGTTAATGACGGATATATTTATATCCCTGATATTAATATAGAGGCTATAAATGTAGATCTTATAACTCTTGACAGAAAAGCGGCATTAGAGCTAGGGGGATGTGGAACGAAAAAAGATGATCCATGTATATCTCAATGGGATTATGATTTCGTATGTCCTGACAAGCTACTAGAATATGTTGTCTCAGAGACGTTAAGGGAGACGATAACCAAATTGCAGATTCCTACGGACGAGAATCCGGATATGGATATTAACAAGAAAACTCAAAAGATTCAGTGATGATAAATATAATAAGGTCAATAATTAATTTCTTCGGTTTCAATAACGTCATAGTTGACGGTATAGGCGAAAGAGGGATGAGAGATAGCTCTATCATAAGATATAATGAGGTGCATGATATGTATGACAAGATTATAAAAGATCTAGGAGATATGTCAGCTTACGTATCCAAAGGTTATATCTATGATAAGATAAAAGACAAAACAGGTTTTAGTACAAGGCATATCAGTAGGATACTTAATCATACTAAGAAAAGAGATCTTAGGTTTATCTAAAAAGGAGAGGCTAATAAGTCTCTCCTTTTTATTAAAAACCATAACATCAGTGATTGTCAACAATTACCTGAATCATGACCAGAGATTGTTACATCTCCACATACCACTTCTCGGCTAAAATATACACTTCCACTCTTGGTTCCGGACCCTGTGGAAATTGTAAAGCTAGCGCTATTGACCTGCTCTTCTCCGTTTTGTGTATATCCTATACCATTCACAGAACCAGATATAGATCTACCACATTGATTATTATATGTAATCGTAAATCCTCTTGATGTGACAAGTTGTTTATGGCTCATGCAATCATTATTCATAGATACCGACCATGACCACGTCTTTGTTGGCTCTGGGCAATCGCATCTATCGGCCTGAGCTAATCCATTGGCGTAAGAGATACCGTCTGACTGTAGGTTGCTGTCGGCTATCCTGTTTGCCTCATCCTTGGTATAGGCGGTGTATTTTTGTGTATAAATTTCTTGTATTAGGATGAAATCGTTATATTTGTGATATGAAAACAAAGTCATTTAAAATACTTGATCAGTACTTTCTTCGGTTTTATAGATCTATTATGTCTAAGAATGGCAAGAGAAGGAAACATACGATCGTGGACAAGAATGATATTCTCGAATGTCAGTCCTTGATATGGAAAGTCATACGTGATAAGTATCTGGATAATGAGGGTGGGGTTTATATAAACAACATCGGTTATCTGTGTCATAAGATAAATCCTAATCGTAAGATATATTTGAATAAGCTTACCGGTACTATTAACAGACGTGGGACGGGTGGATACTCTTATGTCCATACGTGCATTGATTTTATGCCTCGGAACAAGTATTTCCATCTCTATATTTCTCCGGCGTTGAACAGGGAGTGTAGGTTGGCTATGGAATCAGGTAGGAGATATAAGTTCTTGTATCGGGAGGTTGAGTCGGAGAGTAAGGTATTTGGAGTTAAATGGGTTTACAAGCTGTAGAAGTTTTTTTGTGATCCAGTTAGCCCGTGAGGGTAGACTGGATTTTTTTTGTATCACGGATTCAAATACATATCTTTGTGCAAAAGACTTGAATATGACTATAAAAGGGTTGTTGGCCGAGATCAAGGCCGATTTACATAAATACGATGATAGCGGGGCTATAGATACCTCGTCTGTTTATAGATGGGCTGAGATCGCCTTGAAAAGGTTCGGGGGTGTTATAGCGGTCATGTCCGAGGCGGTTGTCAAGACCAGCAACAAACAGGCGGTATTGCCTTCTGATTTTTTCGACATGCTTGATGCCTATAGGTGTGAGCCTCTTGTCTGTGAGATTCCGGGCGGCGACAAGGCCAAGGCTGACCTCCAACACGAGATCGGCTGGGTCGAGCGCACCGAGCGCGGTTTCCGTTGGAACTCCTGCACCGAGTGCTGTAAGGAGGAGTTTGAGAAGACGATCACGGAGAGGATATATATCGGGTCTCACGAGGTTCGATTTCATTACCATCATCCCGTAAGGCTGTCTATAGGTCGAGGACTGAGGCGTGATTGCGCCGCCGACAAGTATCGGGATAAGTATGATTGGGATAATTATGATATAACTATATCCGGCAATACTATGTATACCGGGTTTGATGGATTTATTTATATCATATATCGTGCTACGCCTAAGGACGATGACGGTCTCCCGTATATACCTGAAACGGCGTTAGGTTATCTTGAGGATTATGTCGAGACGTATATCAAGATGAAGATCTTCGAGAACGCCGCCGTTAACGGTTTGATACAAGGGGCTGGTGATGCTTATAAACTATACGCCCAGCAGGAGCCGGGTAAGTTCGCTAGGGCCATGAAAGAGCTTAAGATGTCGATGATTACCTTGAATGATTACCGGGAGCTGGCTGAGGATAATAGGAGGAGGATGCTGTCTTATGAGCGTATGTGGCCCAACGCTTTTGATAAGTATATTAAACTAGTTTAACAAAATACGATGATATGGCTGATTGGATACATTTAGATAAGACAAGTGGTACCGGTCCTGCTGAGGTTAGAGTTACCGCTGATATCAATGAGACTGGAGAGATACGTCAGGCTACGTACAAGGTTATAAAAGAAGGCACCAAGGAGGAGAAGACGTTCGTGTGCAGGCAGGAGTCGGTCCCGGTGGTTATTATCCCGGAGTTCGACTACCTAGTGCTTAGGTATATCTGGGCTGACGAGGACGGCATTGACTTTGACACGGCTACCGGTTTCGATAACACCGGCCTCCCGGATGTTGACGGCAAGCTGGTTGGTTGGAGTAAACAGTACCAGACCACGCAGGAACGGGTAGGTGATTATCTCATCCATGGTGGTGATAACATGGAATCGGGTAATGAGGCAGCTTTGATCCAGATGGGACCGTTGTTGGATGGCGATAATTATGATAAATTACCTCTTGAGATCAGATGCAGTATATACGGTAACTGGTATGGTGGTCGTGAGAAAGGTAATATCACTATCAAATTCACGGCATATAAGGGCGGTTCTATGGAGAAACGTGGATATGATTTTGTCAATATCAGAGGCGAGGAGGTTTATACCGGTGATGCCCCTACCAACGTATCTGCCCATGGTGAGGATAATTGGCAAAATATAAAGACCTTGTATTCTAAGGTAGGCACGATGATCTATAACAAGGAATCTCGTGACTGTATTGTAAGAATAGGTGAATAGATTTTTCTTCTTGACATACTCCCATCACTAAAGCAAATGGGATTCTTGGATACAAACGCAAGAAACCCCGATATTACTATCGCTGGAATTACTCTTGCTTTCCAATTCGGAAATGCCCTTCCGAAGTATATTACGGGCCGCAAGAACATCACGGTCGTTGATAGAATCGCATTTTGGACAACACCATGTGCGATCTCTCAACGACAAGTTTTTATTAACAAACCCGCATTCACAAGTCTTTGAGGAAGGATACCATTTGTCAATCTTATGCACTGTTACTCCATGCTTTGAAGCAACATGCTCAAGTTTGTTGATAAAAGAAGAATGACTGAGATCGGAAATCTTCTTTCCCCACAAACGTTTCATTCCTTCAATGTTTAGATCTTCAATGAAAATATAATCATATTGTTTGCATAATTCATGAGCTAATTTCCATTGAAAATCTGATCGAAGATCGTTTATTTTACGATACGCTTGTTGAAGTTCAAACAGTCTTCTTTTTCTATTATTGAATCCTTTCTTCGCATTAGAAAACTTTCTATTTAGTTTTCTAATCTTGTTTTGATATTGCTTGAAGAATAATGGAGACCCAATTTTGTTACCATCACTTTTAGTTAGGTAAGTTTTCAGACCAAAATCCAATCCTACAGATGCACCATCATATGTCTTTCTGTAAGAGTTTGCAGGATTGTAATCTGTAACTATAATCAAACTAAAACGATAGCAGGTTTCTCTGACTATTCTTATTTGTTTAACATTACCTTCATATGCTCTACTGTATGAAAACTTAAAACGTTTCTTTCCTTTGTTGATTGTAAGGATATTACCGTTTAATGTAAAACCTCCTTGTTTAAAAACAAAAGAGTTGAAACAATCTGATCTTTTAAACTTAGGTGGTCTCTTTGATTTTCTTTTAAAGAAACGATTATAAGATTCATCAAGACGTTCAAGTATTTCTTGTGTTGTTTGAGAATGAAGAAGATTTCTTTTAATTCTTTTAGCAAAATGCTTCTTCATTTTACCAATTGAGATATATTTCCCAAACAGTTTATAGTATCTACGTTGTAGAGCTAAAGCATGATTCCATACAAAACAACATTCACGAAGCATTTTATCAAGATACTTCGTTTTCTTGGAATGATAGATGTTGTATTTGTAGGAAATCATTTTTTTTATTTACAATTTTGATTCAAAATTAATCAAACCAATTCATCCACCTTCTAAAGTATGGTGGTTTTGTTGGTTAAATAATCATAAACACATCGGCTCTCTTGTTCGTGAGGATATGAGAGTTTTTTTATTTTTTAGTCCTTTACTTATGACATATTTGATCTTCTATTGTATAGGAATAATCTAGCTTTGCCGAAAACTAGTATTATGGTCACATTGAATGATGTAAATAACGAACTCCATGTCCGGTTATATATACTGGAGGTACTTAAGGATTATATAAGAGATGATGATTTCGATGGTCTTGTAGATAAGGCGTTGGATTTTGTCATGGAAGGCGTTTCTATGCCTAAGGTACCGGTAAAAGATACTACTATGAGCGATATATCAAGAAGTATTATCGCCTTGACCACAGGTATAGGGTTTGATGGTAAGATAAACAAAAGTCCTCTGGAATTGGCTTATGACAGATGTAGGATGAGATATGTTTTCGATCCTCGGAATCGTGACATACATGGCGTTGTCGTTGGTTATTCCAATGATTTCAATAGTCTGGTGGCCGTGTGCGACGAGGGATCGAAGAGAGGAATAGACAAAGGATCTACCGATTTTGTGGATGTCAATGAGAGATACGTGACTAACGGGTTCTTCTGCATATCCGTAGAGGACGCCGATAAGCAATCAAGCTACATGGGAAAAAATCCATAATTATTATGTTTTGTATTTTCATTAGAGGTAAACGTTGCAAAGTGTTTAGATTTTCCTTCTGGCTTGTGAGAGTCAGAAGGATTTTCTATTTTTGTGCGATTTGAATGTTTTGCATAATACGTACGGTTTGTTAGAATCCGCCACATAAGTGATTATCTGGCGGATTTATTATATTTGCGAAAAAGATAAGATCGTGCAAAATAACTCTAACATAGCGGTTCCCGATTCCGGGATGAACAGGGATAAGCATCCACAGGACCTATCCCCGTCTGAGTACAGTTTCGCCTTGAACGCTACCATAGAGGGTGACGATGGGAGTCAGATTAAGATTCAGAACGAGCCTAGCACCCTTTTATGCAAGCGATTCGATGGCTATAAGGTTATTGGGTATAAGAATGATATAGCTGGTGATAATACTTATTTCTTTCTCGTGAATCCTGATAACAATACCTCTAAGATCACGTTCATGAGGTCATTGGATTATGTCAAGACCGTAGAGGATCAATTAGCAGGATCAGGGAAAGATATTCATCGTATCCTTGGCGAGAGACTTGAGGAGTCGGATAGTCGTTTCGATGAGATATGTGATTTGATGGAGGTGTTGATAGAGGATGGGACCGATGACCCTTGTCTTAACTTCTCCATTCATCACCCGATTTTCGATATAGAGATCAAGGATGAGAAATGTGGGAAGGTGATATACTGGACCGATGGATATAATCCCCAGCGATATGTTATGGTCGATAAGGCTCTTAATCCGGATGATGATGGTGACTTTTGGTATCATTACCATGGGTATAAGACATGTGGGGATGATAAGCCAATAAAGAGGTGTAGGCTGGCTTGCGAGAAGCTTCTGGTGTTCCCGTTGCTGACGGCCCCGTGCGTGGAGCCTGAGGTCGTGGAGTTCGGGGGGAGCCTGCGTGCCGGGACCTACCAGTTCTGCGTGGCGTTGTGCGATGAGTTCGGGATTGAGAAGACCGGATATTGCTCATTGACCAACCCAATCATGTTATTCGATCGCCAAGATATGGTTATCCGTGATGGTTTATGGGGTAAGTCAACCAATATGGGTATCCGCCTTACTGTATCCAATATAGACAAGCAGGTATCTCATTATAAGATAGGTGTTATACAGAACACGGTTGGGTTTAATGGTGAGCAAAGCCCGGTTCTTGAGTATTTTATAGAAGGTATACATCCGATAACGGAAAGGACTATCTATTATCTTACAGATCAGTATAGTGAGCGTACGACAATGGAGAAGTTGTCTAAGGAGATACCGGTATATAAGACGGCTAGAGGAATGACCTCCGTAGGTAATCGTCTTCTTCAATATGGTTTGACTGTTGAGAATGAATGGAATTTACAGCCGGTAGTTAACTTCTTGGGACATTTTGTTAAATGGCAGACATCCATAGCCACTGAGAATCTATACAAGGATGGGGTAGCTTGCTCTAAATACGCCTCATTCATGCGTGATGAGGTATATCCGTTAGGAATAAGATTCTTTACCAACACAGGATACAGGACGGCTAGGTTCCCGCTTATTCCTCGTCCGGCTACAAGGGAGGAGATGGAGGTCATCGTTGATGAGGACGGCAATTCTGATGACTTGTCGGCGTCTTCGGTATTGGAGAACAATCCGCAATGCGCTGGGAACAGCCGCCGTCATCTTTGGCAGTTTAAGAATACGGCCAAGGTTATAAACGATCCGTCTTGGGGATTTGATGATTTTGGAGGAGAATGCAAGAATCAGCTAGATGTCAAGCAACTTAGATATGTAGAACAGGAATACGCCACGGTAGGAGAGACCCAATTCGTTATCAACACAATGGGGGAAGATGTTACGGTAGATGATGCTATTGATTATATTGCTGACAATATAGAGAATCTGTGTGATCTTATAGAATCCAATGTAGGCATTACTGACGAGTTATGTGCGGCTATATCGTTACCTGAGGATCAAGATGGTATAAAGGCTCCCGATTTCCCTAGTGGATGTGATGATATTGAGAGGATAGAGACCAGGACTATATTGGATAAAAACTCTTTGGTGGATTCTAGGATTGATTTTACATATAAGCTGGCTAGTGATTATGTGGAGACCGAGCCTACTACATTAATACAAAGTAATGCCGAGTCACAAAGGAAGTTCTCTGTATTGTGTGATTTCGATGATTATTCCAGTGGAGGTAAGAATATCATAGATCTGGTTCAGGAATGGCTGGATGGTCAGGATGAGGATAAATTCCCGTCTGATATAGACTCCTCCGCCTTGGTCTTGTGTCAGGATATGTCTAATGTCCGGCAGTTATATGATGAGGGTATATGTACTAATGGGCGTTCGGTAGGTGATCCTCACGTGAATCCTACTATTAACGATGTTCAACTTCCTACATTCCAAGGGGGTAGGTCATTGGGTAAGTGCACATATTTGTATCAATATCCCGGATGGGAAGGAAAGAAGCATACGGAGACGATGCTTGATCAGTTAATGGATACGATGGAGGCTTATTTCCCCCAATATGAGAGTCAGTTTGGTATCGAGAACGCCATGTGTCTTTTTGGCGATGGTGATAATTCTAAGTTTAATACCGGTATAACTACTGACTGGGAAGGTCGTGTGTCTGTGCAGAATGATATTGACGCCAAGACCAATTGGTTCGGTAGAAGTAACTTGACTTATTTCAAGTTCTATCCACATGTATCCTCATACGCCAGATGGGTGGAGTTGGATTACGAGAAATACATAAGTGGTTTATCCGATCCTGATAACGGTATTATGTATATAGAGATGATGGGTAACTATAATTATCCGATCGGCGACTCGTCATCATACAATAAGGTTCGTATAACGTTTTTCTCGGACAAGGAAGGTACCGTGGCTCCTAATCCTTTGGCTAATGATGCCAAGAAAGGTGTTATAGTGAATTACGTGGATCATAAGATATTTATGATGCCAAAGTACTTGTTCTGGAATGATGACAAGACTACTTTCCATAAGATATATGTTTGCATCGAGCCTGCGGTATGCGTGTTCTTCACCGGTTTCGCCATGAGGCAGGACATGAAGGAGCTTGCCGGATTCTATACGGCCGGCACCGCCATCTTCCCCGCCCCGTTCTGTTTTGGCATTCGGCCGCTGGAGGTGAAATACGTGTTCTTCTTCACGAAAGAATTGAAATTAAGGAGATTTGTTACCTATGAGGCGAGATGCGTCTCATGTGGAGATAAACCCGCTGACTGCGCTCCCAGACCATATCAGTATGGTGATTTCGGATATTGGGAGTCTACTAATAAGTACCCGGCTAATTTTGAGTTGTATGATTCAAGTAAGATCGGGATATCATCGGGAGGATCAAAGAGGAAGGACATAATAGATTCTTTGACGAAATACTATGGGTCTCCTAAATCAGTTGGGGGTAAGTCTTATTTCACCGGTAATGGGGGTAACGCTGAGTACCCCAATACGTCAACCACGTTTTGTCAGAGACCTATACGTCATTACAAGTTCCCGGATAACTCTGTCGCTCCTTTTATGGGTAATCCGTCTCAGCTGACCGGTCAATATGGAGTTGACTCCTATATTTATCCTATGGGGGTGATGCTTGATGACGATATCGTTAATGAGTTTTTGGATATAGCGGTAGAGAACGGTCTTATAGATAAGGCTAGAAGGGATTCTATAATAGGATATGAGTTGTATAGGGGCGATAGGACGTTGGATAAGAGCGTTATCGGAACCGGTCTGGCTTATGATATGTTTAAGTACGATGATCCCGACGGATCGGCTAACCTTTATCCTAATTACCCTTACAACGATTTGTCTGATGATATGTATATCTATAAGGATATTAATCGTGAGAAATTTATAACGCATCCGTTTAACAGGAAGGGTAATATCTGGTATTCATTCTTAAGTCCTGATATTGCCTTTAACAAGCCTGACGCTCCCACCGAGTGCCTTGTTGATGGTTATCAATTAGGTAAATCCTCCGGTATATTCAGGGAGGTGGAGGATCACCCTAAATGGACGATATTAGGGAGTAAGGCTTACAGTATGGCAACGTCATTGGCTACGGTGGAGGCTATGGCTAATTTAATATCCGCTATAGCTGAGTATACATATCAGTCGGCTTCACAGCAATATGTCGGTGGAGGCGTGTTCTTTTTAGCCAACCCTGTCGGCATAGCGCTGACGGCTATCCGTCTGGCTACGGGTATCGCCAAGGCCACAGCCCAGTCCGTGGTGGATATAGGCAAGTACAGGTATCAGTGGTTAACGGCATTGATAGATAGGGGACCTAGACGGAACTATGCTTATTATTATACTTCTGTCGCTCATTATAATTTATTTTACCAAAAAATAGGGGCGTCGGAGCTACGTGGATTGTCAACGGCTAAATATATCAAGAGCGGGTTATATCCGGTAACAGATATCTCTTCGCAAGGGGAGACCGTAGGCGGTAAGCCTATTATCATAAACAACCTCGATCGTGAGCATTCATTGTTCATGTCATTTGGTATGGATAAGTATATGCTTGAATATCCGGAGTTGGTTTCAAGTTACGATACCAGCCGTATTCAGGATGAGTGTAATATTCGTAACGATGAGGTGGCTGGTATGACGCCTCATTTTATGACACGTGAATCTTTCGTATCCTGCCCCTATATGAGGATAAAGAAATATTCTCCGGCTCAATACGGGCAGATAGAGGATATCAGGTGGGTATCGTTAGGTGGTTGCGGGTTGATGGATAAGGATAAGCGTAAACCTGTTTTTGGAGGTGATGTATTTATATCAAGATTCTCGCTTAAGAGGAAGATGCCTATGTTTTATTTGACTCAGTTTGGTCAGGGGGACATGATACCATTCCCTTATTACGATTATCGAAACATCGGGTATCCCCGTTATTTCGTCAATTACGATACCGGGGAGGATTATCTTAACAAGACCGATACGGATACCGGATCGCTATACTCTTTCCCTAGTCGGAAGAGCGCTTATGAGATGGTTTGCAAGACCGGAGATATGTATCTTAGCGGTCGTTTCTTCCTATACTTCTATGGCATACCTCAGTTTCTTGTGGAGTCTGAGATCAATTGCAATTTCCGTATAGCCGGGCCTGAGCCTTACGAGGGGTTCTATCCGGAGGTAGGGGATTATATATCATGGACTCAGGAGCGTAATGTCCCTATATCAAGGGATAATGTGTTTAAGATGAGTCCTGTGTATAAGAATCGATTTACGTTAGGTGGCAGGTCATTACCAGAGACGTATGATAGCAATTTTTGGGACTGCGCTTACCAAAGACCCAACGGCGTCATATGGAGCACCGCCGACGTGTCGGAGAACGGCATGACCGATCCTTGGCTGTCGTACAAGCCTATGGATTACCATGAGTTCAAGACCTCGTTCGGGAAACTTATAAGCATGAAAGGGATAGAGTCGGATCAGATACTGGCTCGCTTCGAGAATCAGGTAGGGCTGTATAACGCCATAGACGTGTTGGCGGAGAGAATATCCCCGGAGAATAGCGAGCTAGGGACAGGTGGTCTTTTCGCCTCTCGTGGTATCGAGTATAATAATACGACGTTAGGATATTCCGGGACCCAGAGTCGGGATATGATCAGTTGCGAGTTTGGGCATTTTTGGGTCGATTTAAGGCGTGGTCAGGTGTTTAAGGTAGATTCTAATGGTAGGAATCTTACGGAGGTCACACCGGGGCTTAGAAACTGGTTTAAGGAGCATCTTCAGATGAAGATCATCCGTAGCCGGATATATAACGCTGATACGGACGCTGAGTTGTCTTATTACGATATCGATAACAAGTTCTTTGGTATAGGGCTATCCATGGGCTGGGACAATCGGTTCAAGAGGGTTCTGATAACCAAGAAAGATTATATACCGGTAGGGAATCCGAGCGAGTACCAATTCCGTGGCGGCCGGTTCTACAGGAACGGGCAGGCGGTGGAGCTACAGGACGCCAGCCATTTCACGGACGTCTCGTTCACCGTTGGATATAACTGCCTGAAGGGTGAGTGGAAATCATATTTATCCTACACCCCTGATTATTATATCGAGCACCAGCATTATTTCCAGTCCGGAAAGAACTACTCAAGTGAAAGTCAGGAGATAGGTTTATGGTCTCATGGTTTGACCAACCAATCGTATCAAGTATTTTATGGTAAGCTATATCCGTTTGTTATAGAGGTTCCGGTACGTGAGCAGTATGTGAATAAGATCCTCACGAACTACCAATATCGGATGGATGCCAGAAGATATCAGGATGAGGTTAATTACCAAATTCTTAGGACTACTGGATTTAATAAGGCATGGTTTTATAATGATACCAACAACAGCGGTGAGCTTCGGATGGTTATCGCCGACAAGAACGATATGAGCCAGCGGTTAAGGTATCCTGTAACCAATGACGATAGCCGTGAGATACTGGTGACGGAGGTTGATCAGAAGATAAATATAAATGACTATTTTAACGAGGTCAAAGACGATACGAACAATCTTCCGATATGGGTTAAGGATGTGAATGACATTGACCGTAAGATCGACCCCAGGGCTGTCGATTATCACCGGAGGTGGCGGGATCGTCTTCGTGGCGATTGGTTCTTGGCTAGGTTCGTGAATGACATTGAGAGTCGGTTCAAGATGATAGTACGTTGGTTTAGCAACGATGAGAAAGTTTATTGAGGTGATTATATACCTTTAAATATTTGATGTTATGGCAGCAGGGAAAACTAGCAGTAAAAAGAAGGGCAAATGCCCGAAATCAGGATGTATCAAGAAAGTAGGGAGTGATTGGCGAGTGGTCAGTAACAAGACCGGTAAATTATGGCCGGCTAAGTACAAGTCTAAGGAGAAAGCTAAAGGAGCCTTGGCTGCTTATCACATGCATTAGCGTATAAACGGGTACATGATTTATTATGTGCCCGTTTCGTGTTTTTAGGCTTATGAGATTATAGTTATCTTTGTGAAAAATGTAGTATATGTCTAAGAAGAATAAACCGGAGGAAATCCCATCGTGGATAAAGGATTTATATAAGGAGGATCTTGATCGTGTCGTAAGAGGCGAGCGTCCTATGTATTTCAGGGGTATGGATGATAGTCCTTTGAGAAACGTGTCCCCGGAGTTTGATATCCTTAGCGGAGGAGCCGCAGTTAAAGGCATGAATGGGATAAGAGGTGCGTTGTCCCCGTTGAATAATGGCATGGGTAATTATAATTTCAGTATCAGGGGTATAAATAAGAAGATTGGTGAGTTGGTTGATGAGGCGGGGCTATATTTACCTGAGAAATTAAGACCTGTATATCGGACTGTGGTGGATGCTATGTCGAGTTCCAAGGATAAGGGGTTGGGTCATATCACGCAGCCGTTGGCCAACGCCCTGTACCCAGCGGACGAGCGACGGGACCGGCGTCTGGAAGGGGAGCATCCCGTTGGTTATGTGGATGCCATAGACGGCATATGGCCCATGGAGAAATATGGGCTATGGGGAGAAAAAATTGAGAGGAAGCAAGATGGAGGAGAAACAAGAGAGTCTGTTCTTGATAGACCTAGATTCGGGAGCAGGGTATTGGATAATTACGTAGCTTCTGCTCACCCGGTTTTGTCAATAATATATGATATCGCTAATTCAAGGTATACTGATGGCCCTACTCGCATAAATAAAGCTGCGTATTCATCAATAGATCCTATGGGGAAGAATCCGGAATGGTATGAGTATCCTGTTCATTTTATGAAGATGTTCGGGAAATATATATCTGGTGATTTTAATAACAAGTTATATAGCGATAGTGATAATGATGATTTAGGCACAAGAACTAGTGATGAGGCTTGGGCTAAATACAATAAACTCCCTTACGATGAGTCTGTATTGATAGATAATGGTGATGGTACGTATAGTATACGAAAGGAATTATCTAATAGGATGATACCTGATTCGTCTATCGTAAGGAATAGGATTGATGTGAATAGGAGTCTGTTTGATAAGGAAACTAAGGAATACAATGAAGGACTTATAAAAGCTTTAAGTGATGCCGATCCAGAGGAGTATGAGAGGATTCAGAGGGAATATAAGGATCTGAAAAGGGTAAGAGAGGGTGCCATATCAGCGGACGAGATGAATATAAAAGGGTTGAGGTCTCTTTATGATAAGGGGTATGGTGTCGTGAATGAGTATAATTATAGGGATCGTAGACTTGATAAGAACGAGACGGGTCCTCATAGTGTACTTGGTGATTATACGATATATCGTGACAAGGATATGGTCGGATACAGATATAGGGATGTATATGATTTCAATCCCGCTGTCCAGTTTCTTTTGAATGGGGATGTATTTAAGATAGATGGTAGTATTGATAAAAAGGATAGAGGAGGTTCGGTAAATACAGGGAGGGCTTATGGTTCTGGCAAGTATGTAATTGATCCTCGTAGATCAGAGGATAGTAAGATGGCTGTATATGACGAGATATGGGATTATCTGACCGACAAGAAGGGAATACCACAAACGCAAGCTATCGGTATCCTGTCGAACATCGCCGCCGAGTCCGGAGGGGACACCGAAGCCCTAGGAGCCGCCGGTGATTTTGGCATCCAACAATGGCTTGGACCGAGGAAGAAGGAGCTACAGCGCAGGTATGGTAAGAAACCGACATTGACCCAACAACTGGATTATCTTGTGGATGAGTATCAAGGTCGTGTACCGGGGCTAGGTTGGAACTACATGAACCAAGGCAAGTTCTTTGATAAGGACGCTCAAGGCAATATATATAATTACTATATGTATTCGAAAGCTGATTTTGATAACGCCACGAATTATAAGGACGCTACCGTAGCATGGAATCAAGGATACGGAAGACCCCTTGGATCGACATTAAGAAACGAGAAGCGGTTTGAGTTCGCCGATATGTTCTCCAACAGATACGGTGTCCCGGAGAACGAGCCAATGAGATACGAGTTCGGACAGCGGGATTCGGGCACGGGGGACGGAGGTCAGCAGCCCGTGCCTGAGACGGTAGCCCCTGCCGATCCTTCTTTGGCTTCCCGCCCCTCCATGGATAGCTGGTGGGAGAAGGAAGGCCAAGACCTGTTATATAAGATGCTAGCTCAATCCGGCGCCAACAAGAAAGCCATAGAGGACATCGCCAATAATATTAAGAATGATCCTCAATCAGAGGCGCAGATAGCGGAGGCCGAGCGTATGCGTAAGGAACAGGCGAAAAGGCAGTTGGTGCTTAATATGATACCGGGGTTGATGCTGAATATAAAGGGTATGAGTAGATCTCAAAATTAATGTTACATTTGTGAAATCATTAAACGTTTTAGATATGAAAAGATTGTTGTTTTTATTTGCTATGTTATTGACGCCATTCGCTTTGATGGCGCAAGAGGTAATCCCATCAGAAGGACCTATTACTATTGATCTGACTACCTTTACAGGCATCATGGCTTTCGTCACGATGTCAGCTACGCAGTTAGCCAAGGTTGTGCCGTATATTGACACCCATAAGTGGGCTAAAGTCCTATCCGCCGTAGTCATAGGTATGCTGGTTTGTATATTAGCGTGGTTTCTAAATGTGTCTCCATTGCTTATAGGGAGTGAATGGTGGGAGGCATTGCTGTATGGGATAGCTGTTGGGTTCAGTAGTGCCGGCTTCTACGATCTGGTGAAAGCGATAGGTTCGCTATTTGTGAAAAGGATTTAAAAGAAATAGGTTGATATAATGCGATAGCTATATGGTTTATTGTAGGTAATATAATCAGCTATCGCATTTTATTTTTTATTGTTTGTATTTTTTAAATCCGTATTTTTTAGCTATACTATTTATTATACTTTCATCTATATTAAACCATTCTCTATCTTCTTTAAATCCTAATAAAAGTTTATGCATATACGACTCGATGTCGTCATCTATTATGTATATCATTTCTATATTTATATTTGATACTCTAAGAGCTGATAGTCTTTTTTTTATATTAATAGCTCTACCTATTTTACAAAGACCTGATATTCTATCTATTGCTATATACGTTTTATATCTATTATTTGAAATGCTTCTATAATTTTTTGATATACTGTTTAGTATTTCATATATAATCTTTGTCGAGGATATTGAGTTTATTGCATAAGATATTAGATGTGCCTTTATTTTATCATCTATATTCATTACGATTGATATAAATACTCTGTAATCGACAAACCATTTTTGTCCAGACCCTTTACCTTTTCGGTATGCTAATCCAACATTTTTTAAATCAGATATTGTCTTTATGCTTTTTTCTGGCATATCTATTTGTCTTAATATATTATTGATTACGTTTTGTGTTATACTTGATGTTATGTAATGATCAGTTCTAATTTTTGGATTATTCCTTGATTCTCTATACGAGTTTATTATATATACAAAGTCTGTTATACAAATAAAATTGTCTTCTTTGTTGAACTCAATACTATTTTCTGATATTTCTCTATTCATTGTTTTGTAATGTTTGTTTTTACGCGAATATATAAAATAGTATGCATTACAACAATATTTATAGGTGTTTTTATGCATCTTTAAAAGATTTATTTAAAACAAAGACTCATCGTTGCTAAATGATGAGTCTCTATTTTTTTTAAACTATCTTTGTATCAGAACGAAATTAATTTGATATGAGCAAGTATGTAATCAAGAGGAAGATACCTAAATATCAAGAGGCCGGGAAAGTCGGGTCGTATATGCTTGGTAATATGGATGGTATACAGGGGTTAGGTATAGAACCTTTGGTAAATACCAACCAAGGATTACCTGCGTCGGTCAATCCGCTAGGGATATATTCTTTGGATACTCCAGATCAGTTGAGGACTAAATACGCTAATGCTTTTGATCAGGATAATGTGTTTCCGGCTAGCTTCAAGGGTAGTTTACAGCGTATAGCTGAGAATTATCAGGACAATGGTATTACGCTTAATAACATAACTGTTAACGATGTTGATAAGTCTAAGACCGGTTCAGGCGAGACGGATGTTTTTGATTTTACCACCATCCCCTACTATGGCGCTGATGATATAGGGTCTAGATTCACTCAGATGGGTCGTGGTATAGGGCGTATGAGAAGCGAGGGATATGGTGATTTATCCACTGGGGCTAAAACAGCTAATACGATAACCACCATAGCCTCAGGAATTAGTGGTATCATGGGATTGGCTCGTAACGTGGTTTCTGGGATAGCGTCAGAGAAAGGTACTCGTACCAATATCAGGTTGGCTCAGGAGCGTGAGGCTAGGCAAAGAAGGCAATCCCAGATGCAGTACAAGGATGGTGGGGGTGTTTATCTAGGGCCTAATAATAGGTTCGATAGCGGAAGCCTTACCGGTGAGTACCTGTATCCGTTACCTAAGTCAATGGAAGATCAAGCCAATGTGGAGATCGAGAAAGGTGAGTACGTGACGCAGCCCGGGGAGGCGCCGATGGAGGCTATGGGGCAGAAGCACGCCGATGGTGGAACCCCCGTTTCCTTGGAGCAGGGAACGAAGGTTATTACCGACGACACAACCATAGAGCCGGATTTCGCTAAATACATCAGAGATACGTATGGGATCAAAGCCACGCCTAAGGATACGTATGCTACGTTAATGGACAGGTATAAGGCTAAGATCGGTCTTAAATCGGCTTACGATGATCAGAAAAAGGCGCTGGAGAAGCTGAAGAAAAACGATAAGATAGATGACGAGAATACAAGGCGTTTAAACGCCTCCATATTATCTAAGGCTATAAATGATAGTAACGATACCGTTAATGGCTTAGAGGGAAGATTTACGGATTTCGCTAATGTTATATACAAGGAACAGGAAGACCGGAAGATGAAGAAGGATGAGGATACGTATTTCGCCAAGGGTGGTGAGATAGATAACATCATATCCAGATCCATGAAAGAATACGGTCTTACGGAGGAGGATATAGCCGAGGCTAAGAAAGAGTTGCTTAATAAAGTGGCTGGTATTCGTCAAAAGATGGAGATAGGAGGCACGTCTTTGTTCGGTCGTAAATTAACTTTCCGTCCGATCGAGAATAGGTTCAACAATGATCCTAACTATTTCGGTTATCAGCGCCAAGGAACTGATGGCTCTTATGGAGGTATTAATACGGATGAGAGGTTGAATTATTATAAGACATTCAATCCGGTCGCTTACGATGCTTATATGGGAGCTTCAGAGGGCGCTAGGGCTAGGGCATTGCAAGACGCTATCTACGGTCAGACAAGTAGCTGGATGGGCTTGGCTACGGCGGAGAACCCGATCATCGCCAACGCCGAGGCGCTTCGGAATTACACGACGCTCGTTTCCTTTGGCGGTGAGGATAGTCAAGGTAATTACCCGGAAGACAAGAAAGCCGCATATCATGATAGGATGAGAGATAATAAATTAGGCTTGTTTACCACATCTCGTCCTATGATCGGTTTGGATGTCGTTACAGAGGAACAACATAAGGCTCTTAATGATGCCGGTATCACCCATTTTAGCCAACTATTCTCTGACAAGAACAAGGATGTCGTTAATAAGATACTTGGCGAGGATATGCTTAAGATGCAGGCATTGAGATCCATGAAAGGAATGGAAGGTCTTGATTTTATACTTGATCCTCATAAGGTGGCTCCCGGTCCTATGGATATAGGTGATGTGGAGGAACCTGATGTTAAACTGGATATGCCTGAGCTGATTGATCCCAATACACTCCCTAAGACCAATACAAATGCCGGTAAGTCGAACAGCGGCAATGGAGGCAGGAATATAGTGGGTGGCGGTCTTGACTTCCCCGAGGTATTTAGGATGACCCCGGGAGCCGTGACAACGGAAGGTCTGGAAAGGCATTACGCTCCTACCGTGGATCCGGTGTTGAGATCAGCTGATCAGTATATGGTTGAGGCTAATCGTGCTTTCCAATCACAATTGGATCAGATGGGTAATGTCCCGGATTCCCAGAGAGGGGCTTTATCTTCCAATTTACAGGCTATCATGAGTTCCAATATAGGTAAGTATATAAATGAGGTAGAACAAGGGAATGTGGCTCAAAGGACTTGGGCTGATAATGTCAACGCTCAGTCATGGGCTAATACTTATGATAAGAATATAGCTCAACGCCAAGCTTACCAGCAACGGATACTACAAGGATTGGCTATAAATGACGAGAACTGGGCTAGGTATTTCGATAGTGTCAATGATGAGATTCAGCAGAAGTGGAATACGGCTACGACCATGAATACATTAAGATCTATATTCGGGGATGTAAAGATCGGTCCTAATGGGCAGCTGATCGCTGATCCTCAAGGAGATATATTGAGTTATAGGAGATTATATCCCGCTCAGGAAGTAACTAAAGGCAAGAAAGGATAAAGGATGGCTTCACAATATAGTATATTAAGGAATTACGGCAAGTACGTATCACCCTATAACATGGATGTCATGATGCAGGGTATGGGATACATGCAGCAGAAGATAGATACCAATCGGCAGGCTATAAACGAGTATGCTGATTATATTATCAATTCTGACATTATAAAACCTCAGGATAGGGAATATCTTCAGAATAGGTTAAATGGGCTGATACAGGACGTGAATAACGTGTATCGTAAATCTAATTTGGCTTCCGACGGTATAGCCAGAAGCATACAGGCTCGTCTTGGAGAAGCTCTGGATACCCGTGTGTTGAATGCTATTGCCGGTACTAGGGAGATCCGGGCTTTTAGCGAGAAGATGGAGGATATGAAGCTGAACAATCCCAAGATGTATAGTCCTATAAACGAGGCTGAGGCTTTCGCCGATGCTGTGGCATGGATGAATGACGGTCAGGTAGGAACACGTCTTAATCCTATACATTATACCCCTTATACGGATTACCACGCTGAGATTGATGAGAAGATGAAGAATTTCATCTCCCTTAACAAGGGGAAGAAAGTCAATGTACCGGTGACTGATGCCAATGGCAACAGGACGGGCGAGATGCGTGAGATGTATATAGATGAGATGAGTTACGCTCAGGTCAGGGATATAGCCATGGCTTCTATATCTGAGAACGGTAAGGCTCAGATGCAATTAGAGGGAAGATATATGGCTAGAACGAATCCTGACTTATTTAATGTTCAAAGCACCTCAGATTTCCTTAAAGGGTATATTGATGATTTCAGTGTCAAGGAAGAATCCATACGAGCCAAGCTAAAGGGCGTTGGCAATGACAAGGCCAAGAGGGCTAAGTTGGAGTCGGAGCTGGCGGATATTATCAAGCAGAGAAATGATTTCGTGGAGGATGCCGAGGGCGTTATCGGTAGCAACTACAGCCCGGAGCGAGCCGGCATGTTCATGGTACGACAGCAGTTCCTTCGTGGCGTCGGGCTGAGATGGTCTTATAATAACTCATATGAGACGCTGGGCGTAGATGAGTATTACTTTAAGGCTAACCAACAGATGATGGAAAGAGCTAGGTTTAACGAGACAAAGAGGCATAATCTGGCTATGGAGAAAGCCGCTTTAATGAAAGCCAGTAAATCGGGTGAATCCGGTGGTGATGGTGGTGGTAATAATACTGTTGGGCCTACGGTGGTTACGAAGAGCGATAATCTTGATGACGTGAATATAAGTGATGAGTTCATGAACGGATTTACGGCTAATGAGAAGGCTGTTAATGCTGGTATGAATAGCTTTGTTAAATCACTATCAGATGACGCCAAGAGAAAAATTAGCGCATGGGCGTCCGATCCTGAGAATAGTAATGTTGTCAAGAATATGAGTGATGATCAAGTCATCATGACTTATTTCAAGGCTAATGGCGGGTCTACGAATACGCTTCTTGATTACAATGGCAAGGACAGCTATATAAAGCTTCTTGGGTTAAACAACCAAAGGAATAAGTATAATAGGATCAATGAGGGATTCAATAAGGCTGAGGACGCTGTCTTGGATGGAGTTGATGCTATAGTCGAGAGAGAAGCTAGATCTATTACTGGATCTGGAATTGATATTAGTTATGGATATGGGACGTTTGATCTTGGAGATATTGTAGAAGGAGGGCATTTGGCTTTTTCTCATGAAGCCATAAAAGATATATCGTTAAAAGATTGGGCCAAATTATCCGCATATAGCTCTATCCTTAGTAATAGTGTAGAATTTATTAAGATGGGTAATGACCCTACGCATCCAGTATCATATAAAGGTGTGAGTCTTGGAAGTGTTAATTCTGGAGAAGCGTCAGTAGTCCTAGGAAGAATAAATGATCTTATGGGAACCTCCTTAACATTGGATGATATACAGTTATTAGCTAATATGGGGGCTGGTCATTTTTCTACATCTGATTTATTTAAAAAGAATCTAAGTGAAGGGTTGAGTAATTATAACGAGAGGAATGCCGTTGTTGCTACAGCTATATATGATGAGATAAATAAAGAGAATGGGGATGTACTTAGGCATAAATGGAGCCGTGGCGATTTAGGAAGACTTGCTAGCGACGCTAAACGTGCCGGTGAGGATTATCTAAGACAATATCGTCATGAGTACGCTGAGTGTGAGTATATCTTCTCTGGTGATTATCCGTCTAAAAGCAAAGCTGAGTATGATTATATAAAGATTAGTGATCTATTCACTCGTGGTGGTGGTTTTATCCCCAAGGATGAGGATAATGCCAATAAGAAGATAACGTTTACTATATCTCCTATAGGTGATGGCAATTATCAGATCATTGGTAATAATGGAGGTGATGGAAGATCTGTTGTTGAGGTAAGTGAGGCAGATCTAGCCGCCAATGACCTTACTTTTTATAAGGAGGATGTAAGTATCCCATCCGAGACCTACGACTCTGGTGTTGTATCTATATCGTTTGCCAATTCAAGCGATAACGCTTATGGGAAGATGGCCAAGGCATTGCAGGTAGCTCCTGTGGCTTATGCCAGCGGAGCTAAGGATATGACAATGCCTTATATAGATATGTTTACGAATATAAATGACGGTAATATCAGGAAGAATCAGATGATGATCGCTACTGACGTGTTGTTCGATAACGCTTCTATGTACGAGTTAAGGGCTTCCGGATATAAGTATAATAATGGTTCTTCTGGGATAAATGTTGATATATATAGCAAAGGAGGGGCTAGAGAGGGTAATACCCCGTTGTATTCAATTGATCTGGATGGCGTTAACTATGCTGATGAGGTAGCAAGGAAGATCGACTTCTGCCCGCAGTATTATTTGGTCATGGCATGGCAACAGATACTTAGCAAGGAGAATGAGGTGTATTGGAGGAGCGAGGGAAGATCTACTACTGATGATTTCGAGAGCTTCATCTCGCCCATAGCTGATATGATTGATCAGGAGATAAGAAACAGGAATAACGGAAATAGTGGAAATAATGGAAACAATGGAAATCTATAATAATACCTCTAACGGAAAGGATCTTGCCGAGAAGTACAGATATCCTACCATAAACGTAGATAATATAAAGGCTATTGGTACGGATCCCTATGATATACCGGATCGTGACCTGCCTCCGGTATTGGATCCGTATTCCGCTTCCGAGAGATCAAAGTCCCAGATACCGTCATTGTCGGAGAGGATCAAGAATACTGTTAAGACAAATTATTATGATGATATGAAACATATGTCCCCATTAGGATATATGGCTTCTGATCAAAGCTATAAGGGCAGGTTTAATCTTACTGGTCCGGAGATATCGTTGGAGGATTCAAGGTATCGACTTAGTAGCGGTACTTGGATACCTAAATACGAGTCTTATATCCCCGGTGTAGATAACGACACACGTTTATCTAGGAGTCAAGGTAGGACTGAGAAATGGATGAGAGGTTTGGGAAAATTTGTAGGTAAAGCCGCTTTGTATGGATTAGGTGGTGTTATTCAGCCTTTTTATGGTATTTACGCCGGTGTATCCAGAGGTAATTTTAACGCTGTTTTTGATAACGATTTCACGAGATGGTTGGATGATCAGGACAAGAAGATGGATTACGGTCTTGCTCATTATTACAATCGTGAGGAGCGGGATATGAATTTCCTTCAAAGCATGACCACGGCTAATTTCTGGTCTAACGATTTCTTATCCGGTCTTGCTTTTACCGCTGGAGCCATGTTATCGTCAGCCGTATATTCCGGCGCTGGATTGATGAACTTAGCTCGTACGGGAGCTAGGGCGGGCGTGGCTTTGGCTAGGATAGGCAAAGCGGCTTCGGATACCAAGAAAGCGTTCGGCGTCTACCTTAGGGCCGCCCGTACGGGACGGAGGATAGGCAAGGGACTGGACACCCTCGCTTTCCTTGGCACATCTACCTCGTGGGAGGCGTCTGTCGAGGCCAGAAGCATGCTGATGGAGGCTGAGGAGAATTTCAGGCAGTCTTACCGTAACGCTTATGGAAGGGAAGTCCCATATGAGGAGCTTATGAAGTTCAGAGCTGACAATGCCAATGCCGCTAATGCCGTATTTGCCGCCAACGTCGGCATATTGTCATTATCCAATATAGCTATGTTCGGCGATATGTTCGGCATGGATCTTGGTGTGGATAAGTTCATAAAACGCAATATATTTGGCGTAGGTGCCGAGAGGATGGATAACGGTACGTTAAGAGCCATAACACCAAAGAAATGGCAGAAGGTAGCCGGAAATACGTTCAATATCATCAAGCGCCCAGTGTCAGAGGGTCTGTATGAGGAAGGTCTTCAGGGAGTGGCTAGTAAGTCCGCCAAGGATTGGGTAGAATCAAGATACAATCCTATGGCTATCCGGCAGAATATAGGCTATATGGAGGCTATAAAGAATGGGTTCAAGGAGACGTACGGGTCTAGCCAAGGATGGAAGGAGATCGGTATCGGTATGATTATCGGATCGATTATGGGTGGAAAGACTATTGGGGGTATAAAGGAATGGAGCCAAGACATGTCCCGGAACAAGGGGATGGTGGAGGCCTACAACGCCAATGCCGGCGCCTTGACCACCGCCGCTGTCCGTGCTATTCGTGGCAGTATGGCTCTGAACGCTCAATTATCAGGCTTGAAAACGGATAATAACGCTGACGATATACCTAATTCTAGAATCATAGATAAGACTTTTAGTGATGCCGTGTTCAATCGTCTTCGTTATGATCAGGAAATGGGGATGTTAGATGATACCAAGGAGAATTTCAAGACAGTCATTGAGTCTATACCTAATAGCGATATAGCCTCCGATATGAATATGACGGATGAGCAGGTTAATGAGTATAAAGCCGATCTTGTCAACGAGTTTAATAAGAAGGTGGATAATTTTACCATGGCCAATAGGTTCGCCGACTCCCTTACCGATGGTATATCCAATAGGTCGTTTAACGCCTATATCTCCAATATGGCTTATAATGGCCTTGAGGCGAAGGATAATTTGAACGATATAGCCAATCAGTTAAGAAGGATATACAATACGGATATAGGTCCCGCTCTTGATATATATTCTCGTCTTAATCCTGATTCGAGCAGGGATCTTGAAGAATTAAGGAAGCTTACGGATGATATACAGAGGATGGAGAAGAATGTCTTGAGGCTTCAACAAAGTGTCGCGTCGAAGGACGCTCTTGAATCTGATAAGGCTAGGTTGGTCAAGGAGAATGATAGGCTTCTTAAATTAACAGAGGATAGGATCGCATTGGAGAGGAAATTAACTACGTTAATTAACTCAGAGGCTGATATATCTAAGTTGTTCTTAAATAGAAATGATTCAAGGATCAGTGCCGCTGATCTTATGGCGGCTTATGATACTATAGCTGATTTTGAGAACGTCGTATCTATCCGTGGGGTTGATAATTATAAGGAGGCTATGGCATTGCTTAGTGAGTATCGTCATAATCTTGTGGCTTATAAGAATATAAACGAGTCTCTTCGTCGTATGCGTGACAGAAGATTCATCCGGGCGCAGGAGCGCGGGTTCATGAAGATATTATCGAACGTATGGGGTAAGACTTATGAGGAGGATGATAGCAAGTATGATTTCAGGAATACTGATAATCCTGATGCCAATGATCTTTACGCCAACGACCAAGCTATAGACAAGGCTTACCAAGATGGTCTTATAGGGGAGGATGAGGCATTTATGTTCAAGACATATAATCATATGATAGCCAGATCTATGGAGAACGAGATTAAGACCGATGAAGGTAATATAGTCGAGAGGGTTCCTGATGATGAGGATATCATAAATCCTTCTGACGATAGAATCAATAATATAGCTATAAAGATATGGAACGGTAATGAGGATGTCTTATCTCCTAGGGAGAGACAGATATATGATAATAACAAGCCTCGTGTCGATAGTCTAGTTAACGGGTTTGGGGATAATCCTATTTCAAGGATCAATAAGGCTAGATCGATAATAGATAGATTGAAGATCCATGATAATATTTATGATAATATCAAGGACGCTGTTGATGATATTGTAGATATGAATATCAATGGTCTTGATCAGGATCAGATCAAAGAAGCTATAAAGACTTATAATGATCTTATGAATGAGGCTGACAATGGCAATGAGATTGATCAGGATAAGCTTAATGAGGCTATTGATATTATCAATAACTATTCTGATGATCCTCTTCTTCAATTCGTGGAATGGATGAGGTTGTATGATAATGGAAGTATAGCTGTCAAGGATTACGATAAATCCATACCTATGGGTGATGTCCTCACAGAGAGCGAACCCGGGACATCCACCGGCGGGACGGAAGTTAACGCCGCCCAGAACCCGGTGGTGTTGATGGCCCAGAAGAGAGAGATCGGTGGGGTCATGTATTATGAGGTTGGCGGAATGAGACTTGACAGGTTTATGGACGGTCTTGGGCTTAAAAGATCTGATGCCACTGATACTGATAATGGAAGGGTGATGGATTTCACCAACGGAACCGACATATTTACTGTTATAGAGTCAGATAACCACTCAAGATGGATGATTAGCGAGGATGACGCTCAGGCTTTCGAGAACGCTACTGGTGTCATATTGGGGCGGCAGACCGCCTTATCGACCTCCAACTGGTTCATGGTGTATCGCAAGGGGCAGGATGGGTCTATTGTCCCTTATTATACGGGTGATACGTTTGGATCTAACAACGAGTCGGTGAATCAGGAAGCAGCGGCTAGCCTTCGCAAGGGTGATATGGTAAGGTTTAAGATGGATATGTCAGATCCATACACCAAGGGACTGTATGATAAATACAATAGTCTTAACGCCGTTGACCCTAATTCTGATGAGACTAAGTCGGCTTACCGAGAGCTGGTTGATAATATGGTTATTAAGATCGTGGATAGCGATGGCAATTTCGTCTCGGTACTGAAAGCCAATGACCCGGACTCAAAAGGAAGTAACGCTGATTTAAGGAGTATGGCCTTTGAGTTGTATAGGGATAATGTAGGATCTGTCGCTGGCGAGATTGATATACCGTTCGTAGGCACAGTTACCAGTGTTTTGCCGGGAAGACCTAATTTTAGCATAAGTGATGATAATGGTACGTTGATGGTATCCGAAAATGACTTTACCAATGAGACGGTTGGTAAGGTCGAGAGCGTAGGATATATAGAGAACGGGGAGGTTACGATGAAGGATAATATTAGGTATAACATATTCCCGTTCTGTACGGCTATCGTTAGGGACAAGTATGGTAATTATAAAAATTCGCGTATCCCGGTTGTAGCTATAAAGACAGGAAATGGAAGAAATTACCTGTACCCCGTAAGATTGAAAAATCAGGATATATCATCATTCTCATCCATGATCGGATCGATGGCTGATAGGATTATGGAAGGTCTAGGCGGAGGCGTAAGTATTGATGATATAATGGATCTTAATAACGCTATAGCCAGATCCGGGTTGGATAATAAGACATATATGATTCCGTTGACGGGAGACGTGGATGTTATCAAGAAACGGCTAGGGGCTGTCAAGGAAGCGGCTAGTAAGATGCCTATGACTACTGACGTAAGAGGATGGATAGGCGATTCCAGGACTAAGGAGGATATTTTGATGAATGACGTTACGATCAACATTGATCTTAATAACGATCCTTTCATAGCTCCTAAGTTTAGGATGAGTATCAAGGAGAACAAGGTATCCAAAGAGGAGACGGAAGTCTCGTTCCCTAACCTGCCGGATCTGCCATCGGAGTTCGCCTCGCCTGCGAAGGCTGCCGAGGACAAGTCTTTGGTTTCCGACGGTAACGTAGTATCCGGAGAAAATGAGGCGGAAAATCCTTGCTAAATAAAATATCTTGACTTATCTTTGCGGCGTCAGTCCATCACCTGACGAGTAAGATATTTAAAAGTTGGTCCCTGTCGGGTGTGTGATGGCCCGGTGGGGACTTTTTTAGTAGATGCAACTAGACGCTTTTTTACACCGGAAAATTATGCAAGACCTACGCATCCAGCGAGTGAAGGTCTTGATGATGTTATACACCAGTCATTATTTTGTCAATAACAGACAAAGGCAGTTGCTTGATCATACATACGCTTTAAGCAGGGATCAGGCTTTTGATTATATGACGGAGTTCAATAAAAGACTTAGTGATAAGGTAGGTATAGAATGTACGATGGATATCCTTTTACCTACCGATGATGATAATGCTAACATCATAATCGAGCACAATGGTATTATCAAGAAGTTAATGAAGGAAGCCGAGAAGCTGGAACTTGATACTGATGCTATCAAAGCCATGATGCGTGATCTTCTTGATGAGTTGAAAAACGATATTGATCTTAATATCCTGATATTTGACGTAACCCAGTTACTTATAAAATACAATCTATTTAGGTTGGATGCCATAACCGAGCAGGAGTTCAAGGACTCTTTCGTCAGGATGGATAGTAGGAATATGGAGATAAAGAAATTAACTTTATCTGATATCAAGAAGGTGGTGATGATGATGGAGGATAGATACAGTTATATTTCGTCTATATGATAGATAAATATAACTGATTACATTTTTTGTAAAAATATCTCCTGTTTGTTTGTAGTTTCAAAATAAGGTCTTATATTTGCGGTGTCTATCCGTTGCTAGACCAGAAGAAGATATTAACTCGCCTAGGCGTAGGCGATAAATGAGAGCTATCAGTGGGGTAACGGACGCTGGTGGCTCTCGTTGTTTTATATTATGAACAAAGATCATATTTTGGGGTTGTATAATGATTTAAGTCATTTTTGCCAAACAGGGAAATTGAAACAAGCTGATTATTCAGGTTATTCTAGAGAGTTAGAGATTATTGTTAAAAATTTTTCGAGCGATTGTGATCGTTCAAAAAAACGACAATGTGTTTATTGTTAAGGATTGCAGAATAACTTTGAATGATAGCGATTACAGCAATTTCCTTTATATGGCGCTAATAACGTTATTCGGTAGAAGTGATTTTGATCTTGATTATGCCTTGAAGTTATATAATTATTTTATACTTGCAGCCATAGAACGACAAGATGAACTATATGATGCGGGTTATGATGAGTATATAATTGATAGAATGTGTTTAGATCATGTTTTTAATGGTGTTGTATATAATATCATTATATCAAATACAAATAAGGATGTTGATGATATTCATTTGACTATATCTAATGATCTGAAAGTAAATAACGCTATACCTATGTTGATGTCCAAGATAAGACCATATTCGACAGAATATGATTTTTATGGTTTGTATGATTCTATAATAGGATATACTTATTTTCTAAAAAATAAAAAGAACTATGGATTAAGAAATAGTGGACTGTTGCGTACCTATATAGGAGTAGATATTAGTAATGGTCTTGTAAAAATTGGTAAGTCTAAGGATTTATACACTAGGGAGAGTTGTTTAAGGGTGAGTAATATCTATTTTTATATGATTGCATATGTAGATATGGATATAGAGCGTGAGCTGCATATTAAATATAGTGTATATAATGTTGATAGAGAGTGGTTTCATTTGAATAAAAAGCAGGTTAAGGAAATTATAAGCAAATATAATTTTAGAATTATAGAATCAAATGTTAAATATATTGACAATATATATGATATTTGATGAATAATGAATTTCATTTTTTTTGTTATTTAGGATTGAGCTTTTGCCTGTTCGTGAGGATCGGCAAAAAGATTTGTACTTTTTCAGAGTAAACATAAGGTTTGTTATTATTGTTATTTGGCTCCCGTCCGCTCGTGAGAGTAGGCGGGATTTTGTTTATCTTTGTAACAAAACGATTTAGTAATGGGACGATCTTGTTATGTTATAAAAAATAAGGAGGGTGGGGTAGATAATGTCCTTGCCCCTAACAACCAACCATCCGGATTATACCAAAGAGCGATGGAGGTGCTTGGCGACCAGAAGCAGGCCTTATCGGTCTGGGGTACGGCCTACTCCCCCGACTTCGTGTCTTTCTTTGGCGATTGGATGTCCATGCCATCGGAATATGACCTAGATAGTAATGGGGAACCTAGGTATGATGATGTCATGTCCTTTATCAAACAAAAGAATTATGCTGTGGGTAATTTCATGGCTGACGAGGTTAAGGATATCAATAATACCCTTACTTCCTTGGGCGTTGATAATATCAATGATCTTAATGATATGATCGTATCTAACTTCCTTTCCGGCGGTGATATATTCCTCAATAGGTACAATCTTGAGCGATCGGGGATGTATGATGCTGATGAGATTGATAATATCATGACAAACCGATCGGAGTATGAGCGGGTAAGGGATATGATGAGGAGGATTGTCGATTTTATGTCTGAGGGGGATCTCAATGAGAAGGATACATATTTCTTGTCCTCCGGATCAGGCCTTGGTGATGATTATATGGTATATGAGGATACATATGACTCGTTAGGAAAGAGACGGGTCTTGAATCCAATGGAGGTAAGGGATACGATCATGAGGGCGGTAGGCGGTATCAGCGACCGCCGGGAGTTCGATCAGGCTTTCGCCTCCATCCCATACCCTTCCTTGGCACTCCGGTATCAGGAGGATCAGGATTACGCAGATCGGATGTATGACACGTATCGTAATATGACCCGTATGGAGGTTCGGAGTCAGGGCGGAAATACGATTACCGACTCGTACTTCAATAGTACCACACCGTATATCAGTATGCCTAAGGATATGAAGGGTCTAAGGGATAAGGTTGGGGAGATAATCGATATGGATGATTTTAAGGACATCAAGGACGTTTCCGGACGTCTGTATGACATAGCTATGGATCTTGCCGACATGGGCGTGGATGTAAGCGAGGCGATCAGCGATGAGATGGTTATATCCAGACCGGAGGATATCCGTGATCTTATGGCGTCGCTGGATGTCATGTTATCTTCCATACAGGCCGGCAATTCGGTATACGATAGCTTTATCTCCGATCTTGATAGGATAACAGGAAAAGGGAATCCGATATACGAGGTTCAGGATACTTATTCTACCGGTGATAGGATGGTGTATGTAAGGTCCGGGAATACATCCCCTTCCGATATGTATGATAGGAGCATGTTGTATATGGGTAGGAATACGTACCATAACACAGCCCCGATAACCGACACCGATCAGGCCTATGAGATGTTGGCCGATATCGGGATAGAGCGGCCCTCGTACTTGCCGGCCGGCGTGGTTCCCGCCGGGGCTTCCCGTTCCGATATTGACGTGATCAAGGATAACATAAAGAAGCTAGTTATGTCCAACATCTCATCCTCGAATACTGAGAACATGATCCTTACCAGATTGATATACCAGCATCCCGTAACCCCTAAGATGGATGATGTCGATATTGATCGGGAGTTCAGGAGATACGAGGCTAGGCAGGGAAAGGATCGGGATTTTATCAAATCCTGTACATCGTTGAGGAAGATCCAGATCAAGGAAAGGTTAAAAAAATCGGATTTATATAATAATGTCTTACGTTTCCTTGATTTTAATGGATTTTATAATGTATCTTTGAATCACCATGACAGAGGTACGTTAAAAAGCATGGAGATGTCGTTGCCGGAAGGTCAGGTAAGGGATCTTCTGTTTGACGTGGCTATCGAGTCCGGTGACAGTAGCATGAGAAACCTTTTCTATCTGGATAGTCAGGACAGGATGATGGATGCCGGGTTTTACAGGTATCTGTACCAAAGGAATCCGGGTCTGCTCCGGGAGGTCAACGGCGGTGTCGAGGCGAGACCGGACGGTTCGTTTTTGGCTCGTGGAAGGTACGATGATTTCGTATCTTTCCAATCTGGTCTATATGAGAAGGTAGGTGAGACGGTTGATGGTGCGATATACAGGTTCGTTGATGATCTTATATACTCCGATCCATCATCATATCAAGAAAACGTGGTACGAAGGATGGGTGACGTTACGGTAAGGAGTGACGATAACCGCCTGTCAAGGATAGAGGATGATCCCTCATCCAGTAAGATAGTTAATGAATACACTGCTAATACAAATAAGTTGATGCGAGATTTTTCGTGTAGTTAAGGTGATTATATACCAGTTTACACCAGTACATTTTGACGCTTCAAGGTCCCGGCCAACGCCAGCGACTCCACGTCCCCTACCCGGTTCACCACCGGTGACGTATTTTATTGGGTTAGAAGATTTTGTTTTTCTAACCCAAATTTCTTTATATTCCTAGCTGCCAATAAATCCCTGTCATTTACGGCACCACAAGAAGGGCAAGTCCAGATACGATCGGATAATTTAAGATCCCGATGTACGTATCCACATTCGCACATCTTGGAGCTAGGTTCGAATCTTCCTATCCGAATCAAATTCACGCCCTTCCAATCCGACTTATAGCTTAATATTCTAAAGAACTCGCTCCATGAGCATGAAGCTATGCTATTAGCCAGCTTATGGTTCTTCATCATCCCCTCCACGTTAAGATCCTCAATAACCACGGTTTGGTTCTCGCCTAGGATATTGTTGACAGTATGGTGCAGGAAGTTATGTCTTTGATTTGATATATGCTCGTATGCTTTAGCTACGGCTAATCTAGCTTTTTCTCTTCTTCGGCTTCCTTTTTGCTTGCGAGTTAATCTACGTTGTAAGCATCTTAATCGTGCGGAAGACCTTTCCAGATATTTCGGATTCTCGAAAACCGAACCGTTCGATAAGGTAGCGAATGTCTTTATCCCTACATCGATACCTACAGCGGTATCCGGATTAATAGGAGACTTGCCCGGTAATTTAAGGCCGTTATCTACAAGGATACTGATATAGTACTTATTTGTAGGTGACTTAGATACTGTAACAGTCCCTACCTTACCCTTAAACACTTGGTTAGAGTAGAATTTTACCCATCCTAATTTCGGTAGTTTAATCCTGTTGTTATCAAAATCAACGTGAACATTCATGATATTCTTGAACGATTTCCTTGATCCTCGCTTTGATTTGAACTTCGGGAAGCCTTTTTTCTCCCTGAAAAATCTGGTGAAAGCCTGATCTAAGTTTCTTATTGACTGCTGTAGACATTCGTTAGATACCTCATTGAGCCAAGTATATTCCTCTTGTTTCTTCAGGTCAGTCAGTTTCTTGCATAGATCAACAGCCGTAAGTGATTTTTTATCATCTTGATACGCTTCTATTTTCGTCCGCAAAGCCCAGTTATAGATAAATCGTGTTGATCCGAAAGTTCTCTCCATTAGCGAGATCTGTTCGGATGTCGGATTTAGTCTATATTTATAAGCTTTTAGCATACTACTGTCTTTTGATGCAAAGGTATGATATAAAAAGTAATTATATACCATTTCACTTATGCTGTATAACATAGTAGTGCGGAATTGTGTATATATTCACTTTGTTTTTTCTTGTATATTTAATATTTTTTTTGTTTCATATCGGTTCTTATTAATACCAATTGCATGACATGACGTGCCTTGATGGTGACATATATCACGATCCTAGGATTATTAATTTTTGAACTTTGTAACGCCCGCCATCAGGTGGGGTTATTATTAATTCAAAAATAAATAGACATGGGTACAAGTGGAGACAAAATCGTTTTGTTAGACGGCATGGGTTCCGGGAGCGGTAGTGCCGCTAATGGTTTATTATCTATGATTCCGGGTATGTTTACCAGCCTTTTGGGTGGAAATAAGATGGATCCGAATCTAGTCGCAGCGCTGATGAATGGTCGTAACAACCAAGATCAGTACGGAGGGGCTAACGGTTGGTGGTTGTGGATCATCGTCCTGTTCTGGTTATGGGGCGGCCGTGGCTTTGGCAATGGTTTTGGCAATGGTAATGAGTGTTGCGCTAATGGTCTTCCCGCTCAATTGAATAACGACTATGGTCGTGAGTTGTTGATGCAGGCCATCCAGGGTAACAGAAGCGCTATCGATCAGATCGCTAACGCCTTGAACTGTACTACCACTCAATTGCAAAGCGCTATCTGTAACGTACAAGGCGCTATCGATAAGGTAGCTGGTCAGGTAGGTATGACCTCTCAGGCTGTTATTAACGCCGTACAGCAACAAGGTTGTGAGATCGGTAATCAAATTAGCTCTTGCTGCTGCAATTTGAGTTCTTTGATCAACCAAAGCACTTGCCAGACTCAGCAGATGATCAACAATCAAGGTTATGAGAATCGTCTTGAGACATTGAATCAGACTAACACGTTACAAAACACTATTAATCAAGGATTGACGAACAATCGTGAGCAAGCCACGAGTCGGTTCAATATCTTGAGCGCTAAGATTGATGCTCAAACAACCTTGATTAATGATAAATTCTGTCAATTGGAAATGCGTGAGATGCAGAATACGATCAATCAGTTGCGTGATGAAAGGTCGGCTTACCAAGCCTCCGCGTTGACTCAGCAACAGACTCAGAATTTGATCAACCAGTTGAGACCTACCCCTGTGCCGGCTTATCCTTCATGCTCTCCTTACCAGACTTATGGATGGGGTCAAGCATTTTATGGAGGTAATTACGGATGTGGGTGCAACAATGGATGCTGCAACAACGGAAACGCCGCTATTTAACTCTATAAAGGAAGGAGGCTATTATGGCTTGTGTTTCTAAAATAGGGTCTCTTTATGAGTTGGTCACGAAGAACGTGGTAGTGACTACTACCAACACCATCTTCGGCATCAACCCAAGGATATGGCTGTCCTTGCCATGCGAGGGCCTTCTGCTGCTGAAAATCCGGCAGGTGGTTCCGACAACAGGCGAGACATTGCCAGTACAGATAGCTGTCCCAGCGAATAGCACCGTATCCACGGTAGGTGATGACACATGCTGCCCGGTAACCGGCGTGGCTGTGGTGAACCCGATCAACGTGGCTGTGACCGGAGCGGCTATGGTTAACAACACCGAACGCCTTGTTTATTTCAATAAGGTAAGGGGTGTATTGAGGCTCATGGATTGCTGTGTGCCTACAACTTCCGCCTCGGCGTCGGAGACGACTGTTGATGAGGAATAGGTTAGATTGGATGTCTAATGGGAGGGTATTCCCTCCCGCTTAAAAATCGAGATATGTTTAGAGACTTAAAGAAAGGATTTCAAGTATATACGCTGGATACGTCCGATGTTCCGGTGTTCAGGATGGGGAATGTGGTTAACGTGTCCGAGCCTAGGTTCCAGCAACCCCAGATGGGTCAGATGGGGCAATATCAGCAACTACAGGATAGGGTGATAGACCTTACCGTGGAGATAAACGGGTCTTCCATGACCTATGTCGTACCGGAGAGCAGGGATGTCGCTATGTCCAATAACATAACTTTGGCCTGCTCGGTCGATCCGATCATGAACCAGCTTAACGCCGCTAAGAGAACCAGCTCCGATATTCTCGATAGTATCGATAAGCATAGGAGGACGCTAGAGGCTTGTGATTCGATCCTTGAGGAAATCAATCCGGCTTTTAAGCAGACTAAGGATCAAGACCGGAAGATCAAGAATCTCGAGGAGAAAGTCGATAGGATGGGATCCTCTTTCGATGAGCTAAAAGAGTTGTTAATTAAAAAATTAGGTTAAGATGAGAGTTATAGATTTAGGCGGCGGTCACGATGAGGACTACAATGACGAGATCTACGATCGTAGAGGCGGCCGTGGACGTAGCAGACGTTCGGATGGGACTTACATGGGTTATGGTGGTGGAATATATGACCATTATGGCAAGGAGCATGACGGTAGGATGGATGAGCTAGAACGCCGTGAGCGTGATCTTGAAAGACGTGAGAGGGAGCTGGAACGTGACGAGCGTGAGCTTGAGAAACGTGAGAGACTCCATGAACGTGAGGACGAGATGTATCGCAGGGGATGGTTCGGTGAGCGCGGCATCCGTGACGAGTACGAAGGTACCGAACCGTATATGCGCAGGGGACGCAGGAGTCGTTACTACTGAGGAGCAGACGCCGATGACCCGGATTATAAGCGGTATATAGACACCCATGGATATCACTTTTCCAAGGAGCTGGCTAGGGAAGCCGCTGACAAGATGCTTAACGCCGACGGGTCCAAGAGAAGATGGACGATGGAGGACGCTAAGCAGATGTTCGATAAATGCGGGGCCAAGAAACCTGATAACGCCACTTGGGGAGATATCCAATATCTGTTCGCTATGTTCTATAGCGACTACTTTCCTAAGGTATTGGATTGCGACCAGAAAATAGTCAAGGCTGTCTTGGCTTATCTGGAAGACCCTGACGCCCCGGAAGGGACGGCGTTCGTAAGGTATCTGGCGGTGCGGTGCTTCGTCGGTGACACAATCAAATGGAGTGATATGATTTAGGTTTGATACAACGTTGGAGAACCCTGTCGGCAATAGAATGCCGATAGGGTTTCTTTTTGATCGTAGCCTTATTATGATTACATTTGTTCGAGGTAGATCTTTTGTTCATAGGAAGGGTGGGCGGGAATGAAAAAAGGCATCCTCACGGACACCCTTCCCCTTTGGTTGAAAATCACTTAAAACATTATGAGTTACTACACCGCAAATATAGATAATTAAATACAAACTGCAATGGGTAAGGGGTATTATTGGATAGAGCCAGTGGATCAGACGTTAAATGATTTCCAATTTTATAAGGCACGTATCGTAGGCGATCCTGAATATGACGAGAAACATCATCGTGTTATATTGAGGACTGATAAGTATTTCCCTGTCGGAAGTATCTTCCATGTCTTAAAAGACCCAGAGATGTTTGTTATAGAGAGGAAGTTTAAGACATGGGGGAATAAGTATGTCGTTAAGCCTTGCGAGGGTGAATGGGAATGGGAATCTGTCCAGAAACTTAAAGACAAGGCTATTATATTCCGTAGCGGATTCCTGCACGGGGACGGCAGTTTTTGACACTTACCCGTATCTCCCCCCCCCTCGATTTCTTGGTATTTATGTATATAACTATATTTGAGCAAAAAATAAGTTTGATATGGAAGATTTTCAAGGTAAATACAATGGTAAGCAGATAGATCAGCTTTTGGATAAGGCTAATGATATTGATCTTACCAAATATGCTCTTAAGACGGATAATGCCCCTACCGCCACGAAATTACAGGCGGCTAGGACCATAGCGCTGTCCGGGGCTGTTACCGGTAGTGTCTCATCGGACTTCGGAGACAACGTAACTATCTCCACGACATTGGCCAATTTTGATGCCTCTAAGATCGCGTCCGGAACCATCAGCATAGATAGGTTACCTAAGGCGGCTTTGGAGAGATTGGTCGTGGTAGCTAATGATACGGCTAGATTCGCCCTTACCACCGCTACGGTTCAAAGTGGTGATACGGTAAAGGTCACGTCTACAGGTAAGATGTATCTGATAAAAGACGAGTCTAAATTAAACAGTGAGGATGGGTATGAGCCTTACACGGCCAGTCAGGCTTCCTCCGTGCCTTGGTCAGGGGTTACGGGCAAACCAAGTACCTTCACACCTCCCACGTCCTCCGCTACCGTTCTTGGCGGTATTAAGGTGGGATATACGACTTCCGGGAAGAACTATAAGGTGCAACTGGATTCGTCCGGCAACGCTTACGTCAACGTTCCATGGACGGATAATAACACAACGTATAATGAAGCCACGGCCGACACCTTAGGATTGGTTAAGATCGGCTATGCTTCTAATGGAAAGAACTACGCTGTGCTCTTGGCTAATGGCAAGATGTACGTCAATGTCCCTTGGACTGACAATAACACTACATACTCACAGGCCACGAGCGATAATCTGGGTCTTGTTAAGATCGGGTACTCAGCTAATGGGAAGAATTATCCGGTAGCTCTTGACGGAAATGGTAAGATGTATGTGAATGTTCCGTGGACGGATACCAACACGACATACACCAATATGGGAGCCGCTTCTGCCTCAGCGGCGGGAAAGGCCGGCTTGGTCCCCGCACCTGCCGCCGGAGCGCAAGCCAAGTATCTTCGTGGTGACGGGACATGGCAAACCCCTCCTAATACCACATATAGCAACATGGGCGGAGCGACGTCCTCAGCCGCAGGATCGGCAGGATTGGTGCCTGCGCCGGATGCCGGCAAGCAAGCGTCGTTTTTGCGTGGTGATGGCACATGGGTGGTTCCGACAAATACCACATACGCTAAGGCTAATACCACGACCTTAGGATTGGTGATGATCGGATATTCGGAGAATGGCAAGAATTATCCGGTGGAGTTGGATAGTAGTGGTAAGATGTATGTCAACGTGCCTTGGACGGATACTAATACAACGTATGGTGTTGTAGGAGCTAACGGGTCCACGGGGTTGGTCAAGAACGGCAGTACCGTGACAAGCGCTTCCGGCTATACCGCCTGTCCTATTGTCGGTGGTATCCCCTATTATAAGGATACGAATACTACCTACGCCAATATGAAGGCGGCTACGGCCTCGGCGGCTGGTGCTGCGGGATTGGTACCGGCCCCAGCCGCTGGCAAGCAGGCATCTTTTCTTCGTGGTGATGGAACGTGGGTAGTGCCTACCAATACCACATACGGATTAGCCTCTACTACAGCTAACGGCTTATTGAGACAGCTTAATGGAAGCACATCCAGTTTCATGCGTGGAGATGGCACTTGGGCTACACCTCCTAACACGACATACGCCGTAGCCAACGAGTCTACTGACGGGTTGATGGCGGCGGCTGACAAGAAGACCATGAACAGGCTTATAGGGGTTAATACGGTCACGACATTAGCTAACCTGCCTATTAGCAAGAGAAGTATCACGGCTACGTTATCAGCCGCTACCACCCTATCCGTGCAGTCAGGGATGCAGATAGGGGAGGAGCTGATGATCAGGTGCGTCCCGTCGGCGGCCTTCACGCAGGCTATACCCAACTCCGGGGCTTATGTAAGCATGAGTGGTACTTCTATAACCACTACGGCTAACAAGCCTTTCGAGATAAATATCTGGTGTTACGCTTCAGGTAAGTATAGTATCGCCGTTAAAGAACAAGATTAATGATATAAGATATGAGCTACGTATATATAAACAGGGAAATATATCCCAATCAATTAGTTCAGGACGATCCGCTTGATGATAATTACGCCAAGGGCTATAGTTATGATGATTACATTAACGGGAATCCCGCCCCATGGATAGAGTTTGGGGAGGAGCAATTGGCGTTCAAGGAGGCTAATCCTAAAGCTACGGTTAAGGAGATTATCGAGGCTAAATTGGATGACTCAAGGCTTCTTAATGAGGAGAAATCAGTTAAATACGAGGAGATAAGAACTTATGAGACCGGAAATCTATATGAGTTCTTCTTGGATGATCAGAATATCTATATTCCTGAACATGATAGACGTAACGCCTTGTCTGATGGGGCTATAGCTGGCAAGATAACGATCATAGGTCTGGAGTTCGATATGACGGAAGGCAAGATCTTGATCGGGATGATGGATAAGTATGATAATGACCTGATGTCGGCGTTAGGAGCCAAACAGAGGGAAGTAAGCTTAGCCACTACCGTAGAGCAGGTGAGGGCTATTGACGCTCAGTCCGGCTATCCAGATAAGGTAAATATCACCATGACTTATGTCCGGCAACAGGCAAAGGAGAAAGATGCCTCCGATCCTCAGGAAGTGGCTGTCAGATTCTCCAGAATGGTGGTTAATAACAAGGCTATATCTTTATCCCCTAACGAGAAATTGGATGTTAAGGTCCTATTCCCTATATGGGGACAAGAGGGGGCGGAGTTTGGGTTGTCGGTGGATGCCGGATTCTGTCTCAGGGTGGTGAAGGAGGATACGGATATCCTTTATGAGGTTATTCAACAACATACATTATCAAAGGAATGGGAACCCGGACTAAATACGGCTTCCTTATACAAGGTCATTGATAAGGAGCATGCCGGGACCATAGGGGATCCTATCCCGTATTTCCCTCCAATGGAGATATTCAAGGATAAATATTACATCCAGAACGCTGATGTATATAAGTGCACTAGGGATAGCGGAACTCCTCTTAGTCATAATCTAAAGGACTTGATCGGGTTGTATGTTGAGGTTGTACAGGGCTAGTCGTATCTACCCCCCCCCCTATATTTGGCTTGTGATATGATACAAGTTATTTTTGGCATAATAAAATGACATTTGTAAATATATTTAAGTATGGCATCACAAAAATTCGGTTTCGTAACCGTCGACCCAGTATCGGGATCAGGAGATCAGGCGGTTAATTTTTCCGGTGAGAAACACACCGGTCGTCTTCGACGCACTATCAACCTTACGGTCACCACGAACGGCGGGGTTAAGAAGGCGTTGGTAGTTAATCAGGCAGCGGCTGCTGAGGTGGTAAGATCAGACAGCCCTAACGCTTCCGTACAAAAGGCAGGCGGTAATGTTACCATCATCGGTAAGTCTAACAGTACTAAGCTTACGTTCGCGGTCACGCCGACTGAGGAGAACGGGCTTACGTTACAGCTCCCGGCTAACTACACGGCGGCTGGAAAGACTACGACTAACGGAGCGGTTATCGCCGACGATCCCGGAGCCGCTGGCGAGTTCGTTTGGAGCATCACGATCTCGGACGTACCGGTCAACGTCACGATCGAGGAACTGACAGCTACATTGAAGGTAACTGCCGCTGGTGGCCAGACAGCCAACGTGACGGTAAAGCAAGCCGCTGGAGACTCTACTATCGAGCTTGACAAGGAGACTATTAACTTGGATGTAAATGGTACTCAACAGACGGTTAACGTAACATCTAATGACAGCTGGACATGGGCGCAAGCTGCGGCTAGAACCGTATTGAGAATGATGGGACGATAATCAGTTTCTTTTCTCTTACTCAGACCCCGATCGACTAAAGCCGGTTGGGGTTTATTTGTTTTGCTATCTTTGCAATAGAACAAAAATAATACAACTATGGCTAATGATTTGAATATTAATTGGAAGGACGGGGTAGGCGAGGTAACGGACCAGCCTCTGACCGTCAGCCCGGGGTCCGGGACCGGAAGCGCCCCCGTTTCCTTTGGCTCGGTGATGAACAACGGTCTTGATCGGACTCTTGAGCTGGAGATAACAACTCCAAAAGGTGTTAAGAAGACGCTCACGGTGAATCAGGAGGGATGCCGGCAGGCTTATATCACGAGCGACGGCAAACGATGGCTGACTAGCGACAATCGGGTGTATGGGGTTTTGAAAAGCGATGCTCCGTGCGAATGCATAGGTGATTGTCCTTGATATTTTGTTTTTACGAATTTTGTAATTACATTTGTGGCGCATGTCCATCACCATGCTTTTCGTCGCTAATTTATCATAAGGGATACCGGTCTGTGATGGGATCGGCATCCCTCTGTTTTTTAATATGGAGAAGATAAATGTTTTCGATGTTCAGGTCCCTGATGGGAGACAAATCCGTTGTATGCCGTATAATAAGGTTACTTATTTTGATCTTGACGATATATGTAAGTTATGTTTTGACTCATACGACCTACATGATGCGGCTGACACTAAGGTCATGAGCGAGTTCCTGCACCGAGAGGGTGGTCGTTATTGGACTACGATAGATGGCGTAAGGCAGTTGTATCGTAGGATTGAGTGTAAGATGTGTTTTGAGGTTGTGGAAAAATTAAAGAAATTATGAGAGAGATGGAGTTTGATTTAGTGATATATCCGTTGAAGTTGATTATCACGGTTGGGTTGGATTATAAGACATTGTGTGATCGTTTCGAAAATATGGAGCCTGAACACGAGGGGAAATGGGGAGATGAGGATGATATGGACAAGGAGGCGTCTTTCGCAAATTTGGTAAGGGATAGGTATGATGACGATAAATTCGCCATACTTTGGAATTTTTCGAGCGACGATGATTTAATAATGAGAAATATATGTCACGAGTCATTCCATATAGCAATGAGCGTATGTCAGTTTTGCAATATGTCTCTTGGTTTTAAGGTTGGAGAGGATGAACACGCAGCATATATAGCCGGCTTTGCTGGTGATTGCGTTAGTGAGTTCATCAATAGTAAGAATACGGATTAAGCCATAAATTATATAAGGAACACAAGAATATCAGCCTCCGCTTATTTGTGGGGGCTTTTTGTTTATCTTTGTCAAAAACATGAAGTTATGTCAAGTTGTGTAATTAAAAGAAATAGTAAGGGTAAGATAACCCGTGTCTTGACCCCTTCCGGAGAGGTATCCACCTTGTTTGATAAGATAGCGGGTATAGCCGCCGTAAGTGACCTTAATAAGGCCGCTGAAGCTTATATGACTATTTATAACGATAAGTTTAGGTCTAAGTTCGGTGACTGGACGAAGTCCGTACCAAGGAATAAGGAGGCCGCCAGATCCATAAGTGCCAGACTTAACGCTAGCGAGTGGGGACAACTTATGTCAGCCAAGGTCTTGTCTGCCATAAGTGATATGGACGCCCCGGCGTTGGCCAGAAGCCTTGGGAATAGCGACAATGTCGTGGCTTATCTTACTTCCGGAGAGGTAGGTGAGGTCAGTGATATGGCGGTGGTAGATACATCCACGGTACAGGAGGTGGATTTGGATTCCATAAATGAGGATAATATTGGCGACACGATACTGAAAGAGGCGTCATGGGATGATATAAGGGCTATCAGGGAGAATATAGACATTAAGGAGACAGCCCATATGTTATGGAAGGCCGTGGAAAGCGCTTTTACCGGGCAACGACCTAATATTAGGGTGAAAGGCGGAAGTATAGACGGGGAGATCATATTTTCTGGCAATGTCTTGCCGTTAAATAATATTGAGAATTATACTCCTCCATCTTCAAGATTGGTATATGATTCCGGTGAGCCTCGCCTGTTCTTTAGATCGGATGACGGCAAGATACTCGAATCTTACGCCAACGCCATAAAAGGATCGTCCGGTGGGCGGGTCGAGGCCGGGTTCTTGGCCGGCAGTGTCGAGGAGAGCGACATCCCGTCTGGCACGACTGACATCTCCTTTGGCTCTTCCTCAATAACCCTTAATAACAGCGAGTCATTCATCCCGATCCTTGGTATTAGCTCAGACCCTAATATAAGCACCCGTGGAGGGTTTGTTAATTACCTTATCAAGAAAGGTATGTTGAGTGGGGAACGTATAAGGCTAGGGGATAGATATTATCTTACTGGAGCCGGCAATTCTGATGGTCTTAAGATCTATAACGCTATGGATGCCTTCTCTAGTCTTAGAAATAGATTTGGAAGTCAGTCCTCCGAAATGAACGTATTGGGTTCTATAGGTTTTGATACGGAGGTAAGTAATGATCTTGATCTTATCACTACGTCCGGGGAGAAGGTTACGGTAAGCAGATCGGAGATCAAGGGTATGTTAAGGCAAGGTAAGTTTGAGGAGCTTAATAACAAGTATGATGGATTCATGGAGCTAGCCTTGTCGTTGATGATGGAGGATAACGCTTTGTACGGAAGCAATGTCCGTGGGGTTATTGAGAATGAGAAGGCGGAGGATCTCCAGAATAGGACTGATATCACCAATATCTTATCCACGTTAGGTATCCGTGTGATGGGTATGTCCGAATATATGGATAAGTATAAGATGCGTAATGGCGTAGATCCTTCCGCTAGGGCGTTATCCGATATGGCTAATGGCGTGATAGCATTGGCTGAGGGGGCTACGGTAGAGGATCTTAATGAGGAGGTAGCTCATTTCTTGATCGATACTTACCGTAACCAACAGGAGATTGACGAGGTTCTGGACTCTGTTGTCGGCACGCCATTATGGAATCAATTCGCCGGTCGTTACTATGAGGTGTATGGGAAGGAATACCAAGGGGAGGAACTGGATCGGATGGTGAAGCGGGAGATCCTAGGTAAGACGTTGGCCCAGCGGTTCGTACCGGGCATGGAACAGGCGGTGGAGGATCTGGCCTCGTCCGAGGACGCCCAGCTCTCCTTGTTTGGCAGGATAATCCGGGCTATAAGGAATTTCTTCTCTACCCAAAGATCAGACTTGAATAAGGTTCTTGATAGGATAAAGGAGTCGGCGTTAGCTGATGATCCAAGCGCATTTGACGTGCTTCTGTTAAAGGATAGCGACCATCTTATGTACTCATTATCGGATGTTGATGTGGCTAATAAGCTGATCAAGAACGGTAGGTCATTGGAAAGACTATATACCAGATTGCAGAGGATGAGGTCAAGCCAGAGTCAGAGGATCGGTGAGAGTATCTCCCTTCTACGTGATATAGGCGAGAAGGTAAGACAAGTCGGGGGTGAGCTAAATAAGAATAACAACCTATTATCCACCAAGAGCGTCATAGCGACCGCCAAGGCTGAGGTGGAGTATTTGGTCACTGTCGCCAGTAGCCTACGTAAGAGCGGAAAAGGATTGGATTATGAGACGATACAGGTTATCGATAACGTATATGGGGAGATAGTTCCTCTGATCAGGAACCTTCGTGGATTCGTCAATAATCAGGCGGCTGATTATTATGGCAGCAATAAGGTTGGCATGGTAGAGGATATGGATGATATATTACGTATGGCTGAGACATCCATGTCTGATATAAATGCTCTTCGAAGTGATCGTAATGAGGACTGGCTGGATGGACAGCTCAGGATGTTTAATATCCCGGAAAGATATTGGAATGGGATAAAGAAGTTGATAAATAACATCCATAAGGATATCAATGTCATGTCCCGGTTCTTTGGTACGCTGGAGCATAGTGGTAACGCTATTTTAGGTATGTTAGGCCAACGTCTAGCCAAGGCCCATAATGAAGCCCATACCGAGGGTGTATCCAATATCAATAAGATGACTAGGATGATGAAAGAGCGTGGATGGGGGATAAAGGATAATGAGGATCTTATACAGAAGATAAATGGGAAGAACTCGGATTACCTTGACTCGTCCCGTGATTTCGCCAAATACGATTTACTATACAGGACCGAGCAGGCTAAGGCTATTATCGATATATATGATCTTAAGAATGTTATGGGTAAGACCGAGAAACAGCTTATCGACCTTCTTCTATCCGATAGAGGTCTTAAGGTGAAGACCCGTGACGACATAGTAGGATATGACGGGGATAAGCCTATCACTAAGGAGGTATATCATATATTCAAGCCTACCATCCAGAATTTTGATATCTCGGCCATGACATTCGAGGATCAGCAACGATATCTCGATGCGATAAATAGGTGGTTGGATGAGAATCGTGAGAAGCCTATGGTGCAGGCTTATTACGATAAGATCGAGAAAGTCAATAAGAAGGTCGAGGAAAGACTGGGTCGTAGGGTATCGCAAGCCACGTCCGATTTCATGACCCGTATCCGCAGGAGCAGGTATGTGGCTATGGATAAGTTCGTGAGGAACGGGAAGGTCGATTGGAAGGCGTTTCAATCCGATCCTATAGCTTGGAGATCTTATCTGGATATTTTACGTGACAGGGCTATAGCTAAGAGCGAGTGGTATTCCGATGGGACACCAAAGGAAGAGGGATCAGAGGCTCTGATGATGTCCGAGGAGATAAAGGTATGGGACGAGGCATGGGCCGAGGAGTTCGGGAATACCAACGAGGGTCGTAAGGCTTCCGCGGAATTCAAGGAGATACTTCGCGGGATAGAGCGGTCAGAGGGCGGTAAGGCTGCGTTTGAGTTCCTGCTAGCTGGCGGTCATCTTGGTTTCTCCAAGGATATGTGGGGATCCGAGGAGGGTGATTATTACGAGAATCTTGTTGATAAGATCACGGAGCAATCTGTATCATCATCAAGAATAGAGAAGGTAGAGGAGGCGATGGCGACAATAAACGAGATCAATGACCAGCTAAGGCCCTTGCTTATCCAGTACCGGGATAGCACGAGATACGGGGAATATGATTTCGATAGGTTACGTGGATCCGCCTCATTAAGAAAGATAAACGAGTTATATGATCGTCTGGCTGAGGCTAAGAGCGTTATTAACGCCGCCGCTTCCGCTGAGGCTATTGAGATGGATATGCCTGATACGGTGGAGAGTGGAGTCACGGATTCCTACCGTAACGCTCTAAGGGACGCCATGGCGTACGACAATGGCATGGATGAAATTAAATTCGCCAAGGAGCATATGTCCGCCCGCTCCCGCAGCCAAGTGGAGCGGATGGCCTCCAAGCTATCCCGGAAGAACCCGTCATGGACAACCGTGGAGGTGGCGTTCTTTAGAAAGAAGTACGGTCCTGACTTCAACAATAAGCTGGCTAATGATATAGCTATGGGTAAGGCTAATAGTATACTTATCGAGTACGCCAGAACTCGGCTATATCCTTATATGAGAAAATACTCTCCCAAGGGGTATTCTGGCTTTGTCAGGAAGATAAATAACGGTACGTATAAGGTATCCGAGTTCTTTGATGCCATGGAAAATGGTATATCAAAGGAAGAGAGCGTATCCCGTTTCGGGTTCGATATTAATATGATTGACTTATCGATCAATAACCAGTGGCTAGAAGAGGCCGATGCCGAGAGTTCTTTCCGTAATCCTAATTATAATCCCGATCTGGGTTATGGATATCATACGCCTAGGTTCGATAAGTACAAGAACGAGGCTTTTTTCAAGAAATACGGTATTACCAACGAGGGGGAGGAAGCTACGATCAATAAGGATAAGTGGGAGATGAGGAAGGAACTGCTTAACATAAGCCGTAAGGCTATGGAGGATTATGATGAGCGATTCCGGAACATCTACCAAATACCACAGATATCCAAGGGCGGCGTGGAGAGGATGGTGCAGGCCGGGGTTGACCCGAAGGCGGCCATCGGCAACGCCGTACGTGATATCGTTGGCGAGAGGGTGGATGACCCTATACATGGTCAGGGGCAAGACCTAGGAGGGATTGATGAGAACGATAACAAATATCGTATGATCCCCAAATACTATCTTAGTAAGCTGGAGAACGCCAACGACGTGTCCCATGACTTCGCCTACTCTTATTCCATGTTGTCCTTACAAGCGACCTCTTACAAGTATAAGAGAGCTGCTTTGGATGATGTTATGGGATATAGGAATATGATGCTTGAGACACAATATGATGGGGGAAAGAATCCAGAAGCCACTCATGCCTACAGGATGTTTCAGGACTGGGTTAACGCCAGTATCTATGACGTTAGGATAAACAATAAGCGGACTGAATGGAATATAGGCAATTATAAGGTCGATCTTAATAAGCTGGCCCTTATGTTCACCAAATTTGTGTCCAAATCCAACTTAGGCTTCTCCCCGTTCGTGGCGGCTACCGGTGCCCTTACCGGGCAGGCCAACTTCCTTTTGGAAGGTATGGTAGGACAGTACATAAGCAAGGACTCCATGAAATACGCTTATGGAGAAGCTCAGAAACAGTTAAGTACGTACGTGTCTGAGATCGGGGACATAAATCGTACCAATAAGTTATATGTTGTCGGTGAGGCTCTAGGCGTATTCAACGTTCGGAACCGTGTAAGATCGGCGGCGTATAACAAGATCTGGAGAACCTTATTCCGGGATCTGCCGTTTAAGATGATGGAGGTTTTGAACTCGCCTTTGGATCCGCAGGTTATTATCTCGGTAATGGATGACACCCGCCTGTATGAGGGTCAGTTCTGGTCATATTCTAATTTCAAGGAGATGATGATGAAGGACAGGAATATGTCCGCTAATGAGGCTAAACGTGATTGGGAGCGTTTAAGGGATTATTCCATATGGAACTTAGTAAATGTCAAGGACGGGAGGATCGTGGCTAAAAACGAAGCTAATAAGGATATTATAGACCGATACATACCTACATTGTCCAGCAGGGTCAGGAGTATGGTGCAGATATGCGACGGCGCCCTTAACGAACAGAACCGGGTGGGGGCTAGCCGGAACGCTATCCTTAACATGGTGCTGCCTCATCGTGGATGGTTTATACTGGCCGTGCAACGGGCATACAAAAAAGCTGGGTTTAACTTCCAGACCAACCAGTTCGAGGAAGGATATATGAGGACATTATGGCGATTGGCGGGGAATGTCTGTAATACGATGTCCGAGGGTCGTATGGGAGAGGCGTATGACGTGCTTAAGGAGGAATATGATAAGCTTACACCTTATGAGCAGGTTAATATCAAGAGATCTATTATCAATATGGCGGTATTCGCCACGATGATGGCTATAGGAAGGGCCTTGATGGGATATAGGGAGGATAATGAGGATAGCTGGTTCGGGCAGTTCATTACCTATATCGGGTTCAGGACGATCAATGAGATCGCTTCCCAGACATCCCCGTTCATGGAGCTTAATGCCATAGACATGCTGCAAGATCCGCTGGTTACGGCCCGGAAATTAGGCGATCTCACCGATCCTCGGAACTGGGATCCGTTCGCTACCGTCCAGACCGGCGTGTATAAGGGCGAGAGCAAGCTATGGAGGCAGCTCATGAAGTTCTCGTTTGGTAAGCAATGGTATAATATCAAGACGGCTAGGGATATTAAGCAGACATCCGACTACTGGTTGATGACCAACGGCATGACGATGGGATTCTTCTTAGGAGGTAGGGATAAGGATGAGTCCGGGGAGGACGCTAATTGGTACTTTGATAGGGGAAGATAGCCGATATAGTATGACAAGAAAAAATGGCCGATCAATTGTTTAAAACAATCAGATTGGCCATTTTTGGATTCCCATCTATCCATCCCGGACGGATGGGAATAGGTAATTATTTTATGAATACAAATGTAAGCATTTATTAGGATTCTTCAAATAGCCAAAATTAAATTATACCAAATAAATATAAATTATTGTTATTTAGGTTTGTAGCATAAATATTATGGTTATATTCGCATCATGAAACAATGGATGACGGGATCTCACTTCAAGGTCATTCAATGTGTAAGATATTTTTGGCTCATTAGGATTTGTCGAGGTGAGATCCGGCATTTCCTTTTGAGCCTATTTTTTTATATTATGGATAATCTTGTTTTTATTAATGAATCTAATGATGTTTTGACAGACAGCTTGAGAGTAGCTGCTAAATTTGAGAAGGATCATAGCAAAGTTATAAGATCTATAGATGATTTGTTAGAAAAGAGTTATGTTATTGATACTGAATGTAATCCAAAAATGGATTTACATAAAATGTTTTGTTTATGCTATGATGACATACCTCAACCTAATGGTGGATTTAGAAAATCCAAAAGATATGTAATGAATAGGGATGGATTTACTATACTTGTTATGGGGTTTACTGGTAGCAAAGCTATAAAATTTAAATTGGAGTACATGAATGCTTTTAACGAAATGGAGGCATCCATAAAAAAGAATCTTCCGCATAATTACATAGAGGCATTAGAGGCGTTGTTGGCATCCGAGAAAGAAAAGCAGGCGTTAGCTGAAGCCAAGAAAGCGGTAGAGGAGGCTAAGAGAATATCTGACAATATTATCAAAGAACAAGCTCCTAAAGTAGGATTTGCTGAAACAGCTATTATGGCCAATGACAAAGGTGATGATATGTTGATTCGTGATGTTAGGAGAGAACTTGAGTCTCATGGATGTGATATAGCGGAAAGATCGTTAAGAGAGTTTTTACAAGAGCAAGGTTTCTTTTACAAGAATAAAAGAGAATGGATATTAACAGAGAATGTTATGAAGAAGGGTTACGCACATTACAGATACAATACGGATACCGGGATCAGGAATACGGTTTATATGACCAGAAAGGGATTTGAGAAAACGTTATATAATATCAGGAATATACCTAAATCAAGAGAGTCTTTTATCTCTTTCGGTGGCAAGATATTTGATTAAAGCAAGAGAAGGATAGGCGATTATCATCCTATCCTTCTACTGTTATCAGCCCTTATACTTATCCACAAAATCATCTACATCCATATACTCACATCCGAAGTTCTCCGCCGTCTTCTTATCGGAGTCGGAGAGCTGTCCTTCTTTCCCGGAAGCGTCCCCGATCATCAATATAGTATCCTTATAATAAATACTCCTCTATTTTCTTGGCCATGTCAATAAGCATTTCGCATTTAAGGTCGTTAAACTCCCTACAAAATCTCATTTCCTCCTCATGTTTTTCCTCTGGCGATCTGCTGTCGTTTATACTATAACATGGCGATGAATATACTGGGATAGGTTTCATGGCCTCTATAGCCAATTTAATAGCCTTTTCTTTGATATCGCTCATACTATTTTCTTTTTGTGCCCAGATCATGCCGCTATGAAGGCAATTAGGATCATTATTATGCTCTATTGAACAAACTCCTTCGTCATAAAAACAACATCCCTCACAACTCTCTTCTTTTATCTCAGGGATAGCTATGTATTTTTTCCCTTTATATATTTTAACTTCTCCTCTTCTTATCTTATTCATCTTATCAGATTTTTGTATCCTACTTTCTTCATCTGCTCTTCGGTAGCTTTCTCCTTCGGAAACTTCCCGTGCCATTTACCGGGTACCACGACATCACGCCCGTCTGGGCTGGTAGCCAGCCTCCCGCATTCACTGCACAGCCCCATCCCCTTGTACGGCTGTAGTTCCTTGGCATACTCGAATTTGTCCACCATATACTCGTTTGTCAACATCCAGTAGCTAGACGTGGCGGTATTATCAACACAACCGCATTTAGCGCATACAAATAAGCTCATATTTTAGTATCGTTAAATGTCGTTATCCTTATCGTCGTCAACCCTCTCTACCTTGATCGTTCCCATATCACCTGAAGGCAACGTGATATCACTATACACGTTATTCCAGTTCTCGTCAATGGCCAACTGATGTAATATCGACCTATATATTTGGTAGGTGTTGCCGATAAGTCTCTTCCTGTTTATCTTATCCTTACTGCCTCCATCGTACCCTATATGCTCAAAATCCGCAAGATCTGGGAACAACCTTCTTCTTATCGCTCGTGAGTTATTGACTATAAAGCTTCTTATCCCCAGCGATTCCGTCCTATCCATATCATTTATCAACGTACTTGTCGTATGTTGTAGATTCATGTCACCCACCGCAAATCTACTGATGTCTTCCACGCATTGTGAGATCAACATCAGTTGCTCCCTTGTTAGGGTTATTTTGTAAAGTTGCTTGTCATTTATAACCATCTATTTGTTCTTTATATTAATTACCTCCATTTTATACTTCTCTGGGTACTCTAGGCATGTGCATACTACTAAAATAGAATCATTCAACATGGTTGCCTTATTACCCCTATTATCCACATAAACAGTTTTAGGATAACAATCAACATCTTCTTCTTTTTTATCTTTACATCCTATCATGATAAGAGATAGGATAATAATACTTGCTTTAATTTTTGTCATAGCAGTTCCATACCATTCTTGTATATCACGTCTCCTCATATCTTTTTACTATTCCGCACAGTTCAGTCGTATTATATTTACGTATAGCCGTGAATATATATTCCTTTTTACAATCCCAGCATTTTATCAGTCTTTCTGATCCACATTTATTATCCTTGTAGAAGAAGCATCCCCTACATGGTTCATTATGATCGTAGCTTAATACCACAAGCAGCTCCACGCCATTCTTGTATATCACGTCCCCTTGTTTCATCTTGTCTATTTTATTAATCTCATTATCAATATAGTAAAGTTGGATATTATCCATACTATAGATATCCAGAACGTTGTACTTAACATAAGACCTATATTCTTAGGTATAGGATCTACTCTCCTGAATGTCAGGATCATGTATATAAATGTTTTTATATTCATGATTTACGATATTTTTCTATATAGTTAACTATCAAGTCTTTAACTCCTTTTGGGACATCTACAAGTTTGAGATTACCTTGGAATATGTCCTTGCCGTACTCATCCATAATCTCCCCGAATGAAGGATTCATGACTCTTGTTGACATAGATATCGGTTGATCAGTGTCAAATTTGATAACGATCTTCTTTCCGCCGTTTATCGCCTTTTTAAAAGCCACGTAAAGCTTTCGACCTTTTATTATATCACAATTCCCTTTCAGGATATTAGACATATGTATGACATATTCTTTCTTCGCATCTCCGGGGTTGTCCATAAGCTTAAGATCTCCTCCAACATCTTTCCATTTCCTGAAGCACGGGAAACATAGACTATGATTTGCCTTGGCGTGTCTAGGTATCATCCTGCTGCTGCCGGCTGGGATCGTATCGCCACAGCAGATACACGTCCTATCCTTGTTGGTGCGCATCGGCACATAGCTCTTTATTGGGTATTCTTTTCTTTTATACATCTTCTTCTGTTTTCAAAATTATCATCACCATACTCATAATTAGGACAAGCTTTGTTGCTTGGCCGTCTTACGTAAGTAGTCTGCTTCCTGTTACATTTCCTGTTAGGGTTGATATAATGGTCGCAAACTTGCCAAATAGAGCAACATACTTTCCCGTATCTTTTCGCCCACTCCTGATCATGTAGATGTATACAAGTGGCGCAAGTCGGATTCTTAAGCTTATCCTTGTTATCATCTATGATCTTATTGACCTTATCAAGAATAATATGCATTTTTTCAATATTTATGACGTTAAATGCGTCTGGCTCCGGAAGATATGTCATCGAGCTTATATCTATGTCCATTTCCTTGGATTTGTTGTAAGCCGATTTGTATTTCCTTACCATCAAATCTTTTAACTGATTTACCTTCTTCTCATATGTTCCCATGTCTCATTCGGTTTTCCATCCCTGTTTCCTTAATAAATCCACCATCATCCCTTTTATCTTAGGGCTAATGGCTTCGGTAAGTATATCAGCGGCCAAGTTAATAGAAAAGCTTGTCATTCTAGATTCTCCTATATACTTCTCGCTGGTAACTTCTTTCACATAATCGTGAATATCCTTAATCATCTCATTTTGAGATCTTAGAAGATCCAGTATCTTATCGAGTTTATCATTCATCTTTTTTCTCAAATACACCTGACAATAACCAGACAATCACTATCAGAAAGAAACACAACCCAAGCGCCTCATCCGGGTAATCATGCATAGCCTCTAAAATTCCCCTCATAACTTAACATCCATTTTGTTGATTATCTTATAAAATATATCCCTAGTCAGCTCAATATCATAAGTAGCGTCATGGAGTTTATTCTCATCAATCTCAATACCCATGGTCTTAGCCACGGTCATCAACTTAAAGTTCTCCATATCGTTTCTTACACCCATCAGGAATGGTGTCACCATAACATATACATCCATACAGTTAGGATAGAACCATGATCCGAAATACTTATCCCCACATTGGGTAAATAAAGCCCGTAGGAAGTTGTTGTCGAATCCGGCGTTGTTATACCCCACCAAATACATTTTATCCCTCTTGTCGAACTTATTCACGTATTTGGATAATATACCAACTAACTGCCTGTACCCTTCTTCCATAGGCTGATACGACTGCACCTGCTCCAAGGTAACGCCGGCCACGTCCAGTGCCTCTTGCTCTATCGTAGCGGCAGGGTTCGGGGATAGGCGGATGTCAAACCTCTCGACCTCCTGCCCGTCGATATCCACGACCCCTCCTATTTGGTGTATCCCGTTTCTCCAGAACTTAACCCCGGTTGTCTCTAAATCGAAAAATAGTAATTTGCTCACGTTGTTAAAATTATTCGTTTTTTAATGCTTATATCCCTAATATTTCTGCTACATAAACAAATCCGTAGCATATACAATCATTATGTTTCTCATGCCATACGACGGCGCACGGGAAATATAACGGCATGTCCTCAGCCATAGGATCCTCTTTGAGGTCATCGATGTTTATCTTCTCCCTCCACCTCCACAGGTCTTGGATATCGTTCAAGATCAATTTGTTCATAACAATCTGGTTTTTAATGTTGATACAAAAATACAATTTAAACAAAAATAAAAGCATGAATAATATTAAAATAATATTAATCATGCTTAAATATAAATATATCCCTTCTAGTTCTCACGGATATACGTATTCGTACTCATCTGGAGGGGATGTCTTATATTCAACATCGCACTCCATATTGGTGTAATAGTTATTCCCTTTTCTGTATACTAACGCTACCCGACAGTCGTATTTTTTGCTGTATCCTATAAGAGGGACATCAGCCATAGGCGGATTATCCCCCGTTTTGTATCTTATTCTTGTTACTTGTTTCATGTTCTCATGGATATAGATATTCGTATTCTTCCGGTGGATATGTTTCAAATTCAGCATCATACTTCATGCAGGTGTAGTACTTATCCCCTCTCCTATACATTACTTCCCACGGACAGCTATATCTTTTGTTGTATCCTAAAAGAGGAATACCTTCCATAGGAGGATATTCCTCTGTTTTATATCTTATCTTTGGTTTCTGTTTCATATAATCCACACTTAATCAAATCTATCATCAATGAGAATAACGCGTCTATAAGAAGTTTTTCGTTGCTCCAATATACGGAGATATCGTCCTCATCCATATACGACACGAACCACTTGTCTTCAAATTTATAGCACTCTAACGTATAACCCTTTATCTCGGCTGGGAGTAAGTTCAATAACGTCCCTACATCCCAAACAGGATTGGATATATCCGGGGTAACAGCCTCGATCAGTCCTATACGACCAGCGTCATCCTCCATAGAATGTAATTGATCCAGATACTTGTCTCTGAAACCGATGGCGGTGGAGATAGGGAGGCCGGCCTCAACCAGCACCCTCCCCTGTTCTTTTGTGGTGAATATCCTTTCTTTCATCTAACCTTTGATCTTTTTTTCTACAGTAACAATCGTATCATTATGCCATCCCCCATGAGCCACGAGAAGAATCTCCTGCTGCTCGAAGCCAAGCCCTGCCCCTATACCGCCGGAGTTCCACGCGCAGGTAATGACCACCCCGCCTTTCTTGGTGATCCTAGCTATCTCCTTCTTCTGTTTAGCCCAATAACTGGATTGTGTTGTTTGCATATTAACAGATTCTCCAAGCCTTTTATATGACTCGGACACCTGTCTAGCGGAATATGGTGGATCATATAGTACCATATCAGCTATATTATCATCAAGATGACACAAGAAGTCCGTGGCGTCTTTATGATACATAGCCTTAGTCTCAGGATCAAGATCGTTGGTTATCGTCCCTATATCGCTGTTTCTGGCGAATGGATCCACTATAACCATCCCCTCTTCTCGATATTTATCTATAAGTTCCCTTATCGGTTTTATACTGAATGTCTCGCTGTTCGGCATTGACCATGTCTTGTTTATGATCATATCGTTGCAATTGTGTTCTCAAATTATTTGTTAAAAGTGTAATATAAATATAAATACATAAATTGAATAGGGCTATTCACCATGCCCTTATCAGTAGGATCATCGTATTTGTCAAGCCAAAGACGAAGCGCCTCCCAATCGATATCCTTACGGTCACATACCATGCAGGCTAGGTTAGCCCCGAACAGCTCCCCGTCGCCGCCCAGCGACTTGTTAAACCTCTTGGCTAGTCTTTCCTTGAATCCCTTGCTATACCATATCCCGGAGGTAGCGGCATAGCAATAATAAGCGTTGTACTTCATTTTCACGCCCATCTTCTCAAACAATGGTGTATGCCATATCCGATCTAAAAAGAACACTATTCCACGATATATGAAGGTTCGGAGATTTTTCCTATATTCTTTCCCCAAGAAATTATCCACACAAGATATAGTCCCACCTGAATAATACCAGTTATTGGCACCTCTCTTGACCTTATCCGTCATCTTGAACTTATTTTTCCTATCCTCTACTCTATCCCAAGGCTTTAATTTATCCTCGTTAAATGTCGGGCAATAATGATAGTAATGATTGATCCACGAGAGGTAGGGGTTGTATATCGTATATCCATTGTCGCTGACATATGAGTTCATATCATACCCAAGTTTTTTGGCTAGAATAGATCCTTCATCAGCTAATACCTTCAATATCGGATTCAAGTTCCATATCTGGTCTTGACTGACGAACATCGAGTAGCATGGATCCTCATCCTCCCCATACCATCCTCCCATACCGCTCACTATTTTATCCAAATCAAGTGAATAATCTTTTCCGGATGAAAAATCATCTCTAAGAAAAAAACCTCTATATGGGATCATGTCATATACACCCGGTTGATCCTCAAACATATGTTTAGCGTTCTCGGTCAATCTGATCAATGTTTGTAAGACAGAAGATATATCTATGGGTGCATATTCACACCTATAGACCTTATTATTTATCCAAAGATATTGAAGAAGCTCGGCTATATTAATAGTCCCGTCCTCCACATATCCTGTCTTGTTATCGAAGTTTATTTTGGCTAGAGGTATATTACTTCCTTGTGGTTGGTCACTTTTTTCATTACAACAATGCACGAACCTGTTAAAGAATATATCTTTCCAGCCAAAATATTTATCCCTTATCGTCATAAGCCTATTTCTTGTCGTATAACGACATGATGTTAATAAGATCAGCTTTTCTGGCCATCCCCTCAAGTTTGTTAAAGCCATCCATATTATCTCCACTGATGATGATAGTAGGGTATACCTCTATACCGTACTTGGATATCTCCTCCTCCGTGGCCTTGTTCTCCGGGATCTGGTTCAACGTAACCTCACCCTCATACTCCTGTAACGTGTTGGCGATAATATATCGCATGTAATCGCTGTACTCAGCGTCTTTCTTCGTGAAAAAATCGATTCTTACCATCTTTAAATAGTTTTTAATTTGTTAATAATTAAATCCGCTGTAAATATAGCATTATCTATCTCATCTACACCCATCTTCCTCCCATCGAAACTGTTAGATAATAAATCCTTCACGATTTGATATCTTCTCAACTCCCAATCTATGTCTATATCAAACTTAAGATGCCTTACACGATCATAATTCAGCTCTTTATGATTCTTATCGAGGTATTTAACTGTCGAGAATGGGGTATCATCATCAATAGTGCGCTTGATCACATTAATGTATCTACCAGTCCTTTTGTCAATAGCTTTTAATTTCTCGTCTACTATTATTTCTCCTGATCCTTCCATTCTATTAACCCTTTGTTATGTTTATCGTAATATAATAACGCTATGGCGTTCCAGCAAATTTGTGCCAAATGCATCAGCCCTGTCTCCTTATCATATCTCTCGCCTTTCATGTACGCCGTCATATGGCGAAGTAAAGCCGCTCTATATCTCTCAAATCCATCAGGTATATTCTGCCATGAATTGTCGGCGTATTTCTTAGCCCCCTCCGTATATACCCTCACGATATCCTCTATCTCAGCCAAAGGAAGGAGATCCCACCGAAGCTTGCCGTCGGCCCGGTCGTCCTTGCCGCTGCCGTCTTTCCCTACAAGCGGTCCGCTTTCCACCACCGCGTCTCCTATTTTTGGCTTCCCGAAATTCATCGCCTCATCTGCCGTCTCATCATCAATAAGCCTTAACTTGATAGCCCTGTTTAACGAGACAACCATCTCCTCATCAACCCAAATGGATTTATATGTCTCATCAAATAACGGTTCTATTTTCATCATCCCCGTATTGTCTGCGGTCTCAAGTACCTCAAATACCTCACCATCATAAACGACCTTGTCGTATTTGTTAAATTCTTCTTTCATCTTAAATTCCTTCTTGTTTTATTATTATTACTGGATCATCATTAAAAGGAGACAGTATTCCAATATGCAGCAATATGCTTCGCTCATCCCCATCATTCTTTTCTGCTTTAAAGTTATTGATAACACATTTGTCACTAGATATAATAAAACCGCTTGTATCAGGATTATTTTCAATTGTAACCCATCCCTTTTTAATCGGTTCATATCTCTTTAGTTTACCAGCATCATCTTTCGTTAACCAATATTCCTCAAAAACAGTATCCGGATATTTGGCCTTTATTTCCTCGTAAGTATCATACCATGTCATATTTTCGTGTTTTAGATTAATAAAACTCACTAAGATCCCTGCATTCTGGCGTCTCTCCTGTCATAGAGTAAAGTTCACCAGATGATAGATACACGCAATTTGCGGTCTTCCCGTCTATATACTCACTTCGCTTCGTAATTCCACAAATAGCGCAGCGTTGAATCCCCGGACCCGCCTTTACCTACGAGTGTCGTACGTTTTTCTTTCTCGTCCTGTTGGTGTTGTCAAGTTTCCTCATATTAATCCTCCAAAGTCATTATAATCTTATCTTTCCCGATAATAGCCTCATTCCCGCTCCTTATATCAAAGCATCTCCCTTCATCTGCCTCCTTGAAATAAAGAACGCCATTGTACTCGAATAAACCGAAGCCGTAATCGTCTAGCTTCATTTTGCTAAGTTTTTTGAACTTATATACGTTTTTCATATTCTCCATATTTTTAATATTTCCTTCATTCATATAAAATATTGATGCAGATATTGATATTATTCCTATAGCTATCATAATTAATCCTCCGTGGAACATACCTCCATGTAAATCATCCCAGCCTTTCACCATTACAGCTATGGATAACATAATCACTGCCATACTAAGCAAGACCCATATCATATCACATTTTCTTTGTCTTTAGGAACTCCATCATATCCTCTTCGCTAAGCTGGAAGCCTGCCGCCGCCTTATGACCTCCTCCCCCGGGATAGGCCTTACGTGCCAGCGCCGAGACATCCAACTCCTCTTTGGTGGTATAGAACGTGCATCTGAAGAATCTCCCATTCCAGCAGAACGGCATCATCAGATCATGTTTCTTTGGATTGTATTTAGCCTCGAATGTAGCGCTGTTGAACTCCGTCGTATTCATACATATGGCCTTATACCCAAACACGTCAGCCTCGAATGAGAACATATTCATCTCGCCCCTGTTTTTCTCAACGATATACTCCAGTATCGCCTCTCCGTTCCTTATCATGTCATATATGAAGTCATGATCGCCGTTCATGACCTTTGCCGCCATATCCACGTCAAGACCACAATATCCTCTCATCCCGTATTGGAATGAGAGCACGTCACTCCATTCGAAGCGGTTATGATCCCATACATCATAAGCGCTCAATAATTTTACCACATTGGGGGTTTCGATATCATCGAAAAGATATTCCCATGTAAGTTCGCAAGCCGCCGTACCAATACGTCTTTTACCTTTGATATTATAGTCTTTCATAGCATCTATCGCTGTCTTATGATGGTCTATCCATGTGACATCTATCCCTTTGTCTTTCCATTCATCAAACAGCAAGCTTGTTCTGTCTCCAAATGACACGTCAACTACAAACACCTTATCATATTTATTCACGTCAGGTATTTCCTTGCCGTAATTGTAAGGAAGAAGATCAATGTCTTCCCCTTTGAAATACTTTTTTACTATAGCCGCTGACATTACTCCGTCAAGATCAGCCTCATGATATATACATCCTGTCATAATCTATTGTTTTTGATTAAAAAATCTATGTATTCTTTTATATCCTTGTTCCTGTCATTATCCCAGTCAAATGTCTCGTTTATGAATTTGAAATACGATACTGGAATCGAATGAAACATCCATCCACAATACTTGCCGAATGTCATCACCGTAGATCCAAGGGGATGATCCGGTCTCCCGGGTATAGGGGAGGCGGTAATGCCCTGCGCCAGCCCCCTCCTACGATCTTTCTTGGCGGCTTTGATATCCAGATCTGTTTTCGTTACCTTATCCCCCATCGGGATATTAGTTATTAGCTTATCGCCGATAAACATTCCCCATCCATACCCCTTGTAGTTCTCTATACTAAGTTTCCTTATATCACCGAACCTTGACGAGTTGTTACAACAATCAACGACCAAAGCACTATCCTTTCCGTCTTTTATACGGACTGCCCTTCCAAGCCACTGATAAAACGACGAGAACGAGAATGTCGGCCTTCCTACTATCACGCAATCCAGACCCGGATGATCGAATCCCGTACCGAGGGCGGAATAGTTGAACACTACCTTCGTCTTACCTGACTTGAACCCCTCGACTATAGCCTCCCGCTGTTTCTTTGGCGTGCCTCCGTGAACCACTTCCGCCATGCCAGCGCATATCTTTGCGTTCATCCATTCGGCGGCGGTATTGCAGCTCTCAACAGAATCCATAAACACCAGTATAGATCTGCATACGTCTTTTAATACCATCAACCGACGTAAAATAAGGTTGTTTAAGCCGTTTTTTCTCACCGCCTCACTAATAGACTCGGCCGTATATTCGGAGCCGTTAGAATTAAGTTTAAGGGCATCTCCGTTGAAATCCCATGTCTCGTACTCAATAGGAGTCCAGAACCCTTGCCTTATCATCTCCTCTACCTGTATCACGTGAATCAGGTTCTTGAAATATACCGGTCTCATACGAGTGATGAAATTAAGCTGGGAATATGACACCCGCCCTATCGACATCGTTTTAAGCCTGCATGGTGTAGCGGTAAACCCTATCACCTTTTTCGATTTCAGTTCATTCATGAATGTCATGAACTCACTGCCGTCCTCCGGGCTATACCCGGCATGAGCCTCATCTATCAACACGTTCCTGATCCCCATCTCCTTAAGCTGACCAACAACCTTCTTGATAGACCCTAACGTGGCGTATATCATGTTAGACAGCTCTTTCTTTCCACAGGAAGCGGAGTAGATGGTAGCCGGTATGCCATACGACGTTATCTTGTTGTGGTTCTGTTGCAGCAATTCTTTTGATGGTTGTAAAATCAGCGTCTTATCTCCCATCAATCTAGCCGCCTCTGCTATCAGCAGTGACTTACCGCAACCTACAGGACCTACGATCAATACCGGATCATGTCTATCAGAATTTATGTAATCGGAGATACTTTTAACACACTCCTCTTGATATGGTCTTAATTTGTAAATCATTTGGATTTGTAGTTATCAAAAACGTCTTTTATGTACTCTAGTCTTATAGGGCATTCCCGACCATCATCCATCTTCACCATCAAAGTCTCTTTGGTCTTGCTTATGGCTATCACCTCTCCTACTCCTATCTGGGTATGGACTATATCGCCTAGCTTTATATTACATTTGATCATGGTCAAGCTTTTTATTAAATTCCTCTATCTTGCTCCTGTCTGTCTCCTTGGTCATCTTAGCCTCTTCCTTAAACATATCATACCCTTCCCGGATATTGTCGCCAACCATATTCTCTATCATCTCCCTTAGCTCATCGCTTCTTACGGCAAAAGATATCTGGAACGATTTACTTGTGCCTTTCATCAGGTAATCAATCTCCTTCTTACATTCTGCCATTAACCGATCCAGATTATCAAACTTAACGAACTTGGAGTTGCCATTGGCTTTTCTTACCCCATCCTTGAAATCCTCCAATATCCCGTTAAATACATCCGCCATACACATCATGGAATGTAGCCATACCAGCATATTGAATTTATATTCATTATCAGCATTATTCATCAAGCCTATCAAAGACTCACTTTTTGTCAACATAATCTTCGATTCCCGGTCTACTATATCCTTTATCTCCTTCCGGTATTTCATGGCGCCAACGAAATCCATCTTAGAATAACATTCATTTGATTTCTCTACCAATTTCCTGATATCCTTTCTAGACATCAGAAGATCCAATACCTGTTTTTCTCTTTCGTTTTTATCCATAATCATTTATTTATTGACACAAATATAATTAAAGCCTAGATATTTACCTAGGCTTTTTAATAAAGTTAATCTTTTTTATTCTTTCTTTTTGACTCATCCCAATCCGATGAATACCTACATGTGTTTTGTTTGTGGATTGAGAAATCGCACCAAAAACACAAGGGCTTGGGGCGGGGTTCAAGGCAGGCCGGCTGGCGTCCCATGAGGTAGCGCTTCTCGTACTTATACCCCTGTTTGGCGTCGTCCCAAACGTGAGCTTGATAGCTATCTATTTTATTTGTCTCGAAATCATACATGTCAAGGAGAATATCGTTAAGCTCCTTGACCGATCTCTCTACTTTCTCCTTATCTACCTTCACGTTCTGATTGTCCAGCATGCGGGTAAAGAAATAGCTGCACATATCCGGCAATACCTTGTACTTTCTCAGTATGTAGAAGGCGTATATCGGATGCTGGAGATTGTGAAGCAGCTTATCCTCATCGAATAACTTTCTCCCGGACTTCCAGTCTATCGTATACATGGCTATCCTGTCTTTTGTCTTATACTCTCCACGCCAGTCCACCGATCCTATGATATGTACCTTATCGTACGTCACGCCATCCAAAGTAAGGGGCTTGGGTAGCTTATAGGGCAGGACGAAGTCCTCCTCCACGCCGGCCGGTCTCGACCCCCGGATCACCTTCTCCATTGGCGTAAGATCCGACCACATTTTCTTATAGTTGCCAGCAGCATCCTTCTCAAACAACCCCACAATCCATCTTATTAATCTAGCCGCATGTTGCATGGACTCGATTTGGGATTTTACGCTATCAAAAGGAATCTTCTCTATATCCGCATAGTAATTAAAAGCCTTACTCATATCCTCATAAGAAGGTCTACATCCGTTCTTGAAGAAATACTCCATTGTCTGATGGATAACCGTACCATATGACGTAGCCTCATGCTTCTCCGTGGACCTATGACCCTCCACGTAAGTTTTATACCACTTGTATGGACATTGGACGAACGTATCTATCTGCGAGTAGGAGGCGGCAAGAACCTTCTCTCCGTTTATGACCTTGCATAACAAATTATTCTCCGGTATCACCATAAAGCTTATCTATTTTTATGTCATGTCCGTATAAGTCCATTAACAGGTTTTGTAGATGGTGAAGATTCTTAATCTGAATAGGATCTCCTAGATCGTCTTCCAGATCCCTAAGGCTAAGATAATACCCATCATCAAAAATCTCTATAGATATTCCGTAGCCTCGATATACATCCCGCCCCTTATCACGCTTGAAATAGATAGTATCAAGTATATTATCATCTATCTCAATAGGCATGACATCATCTTCCCCGGAATACCATTTCATTATCCCATCACCAACCTCACGTTCAAGGACCAATGACTTACTTTCATTACGCATACCAGTAACGCACCCTACTCTCCATATATTGCCAGCCTTGTCTTTTACAAGATCCCCTATCCTTAGTTCTTTAGCCGAAATCATACTCATCCTCCTCGTTATAATCGTCATCGCAATCATCGACAAGAGGGGTTTCTAGCCCCTCTTCCCAATCATCATATCCAAAGTCCATTACTTACTCTTAAACCAATCATACAACATATCCGCAAAAATCCCTACAGTTAGTTCATCAACAGGTTTATCACCGAAGACATCATCCGATATCCTTATACCAATCTTCTCTTCAATCTCCATCAACACCTCTAATAAATCAAATGGATCCATAGCCAGATCAGATGATAAATTACTATCTTCTTTTACATCATCAATTACCTCTATATTATTAATATAATTGAACTTATGCATTTTTTCAAATATCTCTTTTCTGGCTAGTTTCAATATTTTATCTCTCTCCATGATTATTTAGATAATTATATAATATATCCATAAATTCCCCTACCGTAAGTTTAGTATAAGGTTTGATGTTTAGTGTCTCATCAGGTATAGATATACCCATCCTTTTCTCTATTTCCATCACCACCTCTGCGTAGTCAAAGGAATCCATAGCCATGTCAGTCGCCAGCCCATCCTCGTTATTGATCTCGGCAGCATGATTAAAACCCGTAAACTCACCCATCTTCTCAAATATCGTTTCCTTGACTATTTTTTCAACTTCTTTTCTTTCCATACTAAATTGATATTTTTAATCTTCTACCTAATTCTTTTTTTATATCTGATATCCTTTCGATATCCATCTTAACATCGCCTGTGATAGCGTATTCCTTATCCATTTTCTTGGGAGGATCCGGGAGCCGGCTTATGGCGAACAACCATGCCAGCTCCTTGTTCTTGTTCTCCCTAAGATACAAGTCAGACGTCATGCCATACATTTTTATGATCGTATCGAATAACGTTGATTCCGATAAACTCATATGCACGCTATACACATTTGATGGTTTCCAGATCAAGTTATCCAATCTCATCGTATACTCACGTTTAAGATCTATGTGGGATATTACGGCTCTTACTATAGGTTCTTCCTTGAAGTTGGTATTAGCCACGAACCATACGAGCCTTTTCTCTACCTCCTTGATAGCTCCTGTATCCTTCCCCATATCATTATATACCCCAATGATACGGTCCCGGATCCCCTCGACCTCCGGTGTCAGGCCGGGCGTCTCTATCAACATCAGCAACGATCCTCCCCTTGGTGTTATCTTCCACTTCCCGTTCTTTTGAGGCTCGATATAACCAGACGCCTTATAGCTGTCTATTTTCTCTTTTGGAATGACGTCAGCCATCTCCTCCTTTTGCCTGATCATCAAAAGATACCCGACATCAGACATCGTTAATCCTGATGTCATCATCTGTTCAAAATTAATATACATAGATTATTATATACTACTTTACACCAGATATGTTGTAAAACATACGTATGTTATTTAATTTCACATTCTTCTTTTCTAATTTTGTCTCACTCAATCGAATCATATAGTCCCCTGTTTCGAACAAGACGATTGAGCAAAAGAGGTCTTTGATATAAGGTTTTACCCTAAAACATTCGTTGGGTAAGTAAAATCAAAAACGTTTAGTTCAGTAAAAGAATCCGGCGATCTCACTCTTGAGCAACCGGTAGAGGGTATTGGTGATACCCAGTATAATGTTTCGTACAAATGTATATCATTTCTCATCTTTTTTTGTGTAAAATGGTATATAATCACCTATATCTATTAGCGTATCTATTATATGTAACCTTATGTTTTTCTTTGATGAATGAAACCAAAAATCTCCATTTTTTCTGTTTACAGGTTTGAACATCTTCAGTTCTGGTATAAGATAACACGCCACACATGATCTTTCAGCAAGTGATAATTCAACCGCTGCCTTTTCTATTGCTCTGCACATAAATGTATAATTATCATTCTTTATTAGATCGTAAGCTCTTCTCAACACCCTAAGGGCGTCTGCTTTCGATAATCTCTTTCCCTTTTTCATACTGTTTTACCGTATAAGATTCATTAGCCATACCAACTCTACCAACTGATATAGATTGATTTATAGATTGGTTAAGATGCCCTACAACCGACATCTTAGCCCTAACCGTATTAGCGCATCTTAGAAGGATGCGATAATCCTCTAACGCCCTCTCGTATCTTACGTCCACCCTAGCCCTTTTATCAGCATCAGTCATGCTCTTACATGTTCCGTCCTCCCTCAGGCTTATAGCGATCTTGTCCCGTATGATCCTGATATCATCCTCGGCTATCACCAGCTCGGCATCAAGAACCCCCTTGTAAGAGCTAAGAAGATCCTCTACCGCCACTACCTCCCGCTTCAAGTTCTCCAATTCCAATACCATTGAGTTATCGTTCATTCTTTTATACTCCTGTACTTTATTGGATACCTCATCACAGATGCTCATGATCTCCTTCTCCCTGTCCCGGTTTATGATATACCTGATACTGTATTCGGCCATTTCCTTTAATGAGGATATAATCTCTCGTATGCCCATCTTGTTTTCGGTGGAGAAATTGGCTTTTAATAACATCTCCATCCCTTTTATGATGACAAGCAAAAAATTTTTTCTCAATCTCATGCTTAATAAGGTGTTTCGTCATGTACTACATTGAAATCATCACTTGGCGGTATATATTGTTGCTCCAACGGGATACTGGGGGGCGGGGGCGGTAGCGTCACCACGGTCGTGTCCGGCTTGCCGCTGCCTACAGGGGCGTCCGAGCCTCCCGGTCTTTCTTGGCGCACCACCCCTCCATCAGGATAATATCGCTCATATCCTTTCATGATATCTACATGTATAGCGTCAATCTCCTCTAATGACCGTTGACGGACCTTTACGATATGATGGAATAATAATCCATCCACACGGAAAGATCGCCTTGATTCACTTTTAAAACGTTCCAGATTAGGATACCATCCTTGCGGGAATTGCATGTATGAGGAGTACCCGTATCTCTTCGGGATATTTAACGCTACCATAGCCGTACATAACTGCCCCAATGTATCTGATTGATAAAAATCAGATTGCTTTGGCATATGATCTTTTGGATCCCGTCGTCCTTCGATATCACGATTGAGTTGGGATATTATAAGAAAGAAAATATTAGGAAAAGTCCTTTTAGCTATATTACACATGGTTATCAACGAGTCGATATTTCTTTTGGCATCTCCTGAGCCTTGTATCAGGGCCGTATGATCTATAGACACGAATACCATTTTTTTATCTTTGTTTATTGGCATATACTCATTCCATAGAAAATTTTGAAGCTCATCTACGGTTGATGGTTTAGGGATGTATGTTATTCTGCTAGAGTTCTCTTCTCTAAGGCATCTCTGCATTTCTTTTACCTCATCTTCTGACATCTCGTTAAGGAGTATATCTTGTATGTCTTTCCCCATTTTTTTTGATAGTGAACGTAACATCAAATCTTCTGGGTTCATCTCAAACTCACATCTTAACCATACATAATCATCTGCCTGTGGATTGATATTGACATTCATCACATTGCTCATGATTTTTTGCGCCAGATAAGATTTGCCAACTCCGGGCCTAGCGCCTATAGCCACCGCATGTTGTGGGTAGAACCCGCCCAGTAACGCCTTGTCAAGATAAGCGTATCCAGTACGAGCCGGGAGAAGCTCTCCCGACTGATACTTTCTTATCCTCTCATAGGCATCCATGATAATCTCCTTGGATGACCTCCATATCCTATCCTCACTCATCCTCTTGCGTTTCTATCGCCAGCCGTATCGGATTTAGATCCTCTGTTAGCTGATCTTGATTTATATCTTAACCCCTTAGCCGTATGGCATAGATCCTTCCCCTTCCGATAAGCCTTACCCTTTAGCTTATCGGTCTTGTAGTTCTTGCGACCCAACTCCCGTCTCTTGGCTTTCTGCTCAGGTCTGGCGTTGATCTTCTTATCCGTCTCAGCCTTCTTCTTTCTGGCTTCCGGATGTGTTTTGTAATATTCAGTCGATCTCCCCATCCTCGTCCTCCTCATCATCAAAATCTATATTCTCTTGTATATCCAAATCCTCTTCCTTTAAAAAAGATGGATATTCCAATCCCAGACGCTTAATCATATACGAATATGGATCAGACACAAATTCATCTGGTATCTCCCATGTGCAAGGGAATGTACCTATTACCTTTTTAAGTTTATCGGCTAATTCGCTACTCATCCCCATATTAACCATTTTATTATAAACTGTAGCTTCTACGCTACTTACATTGCCCCCAACATAAAAACTTGTTGGTCTGTGAACAAAATAAACTTTCTTCATTTTACATGTATTATTCATTTTATTAAAGGTATCCAATTTGATTCGATACTCAAATGTTCCATTATCATTAGCTCTAATGCTCATATTTATCCTTCTTGCGATCTCCATAACTCATATCCATATCACACACCACCGTATCGGTCGTGTCGTTTACCACATGGAACAGGAACTCCGGACATCCGTGGCAGGCGTTGCTCCCGATCGCCACCGCTCCGTGCCTAGGGCAAGCCTTCTTTACCATGGTTCTATCATATATCCGTATATGATTATCGCCATACTTTTCAATATATCTCATGGTATTAAGTAGTGATGGCAAAGACATCTTATATGGGGATACATGTTCTATTGGTATATCCAATTCACCAGATAGGCTTTTGTAAATATCCTGCACATCCCGTTTTGTTCTATACGCAAATATATTAATCTCAGTCATTACCATATCCATACTCCTAAGAAGATCCGGCTTAGCCAGCCTCCCCATCGGCTTCCCGAAAGGATCGGATCTCATCCAAGCCCCACACTTCTCGCACCCAACTTGCTTCCCCTCCACCGTATTTATCATAGTGGATGGGTTCTTGCAATACGGGCATACGGATCCGTTTAACATAGCTTTCTGGGCCAAAGACAGCTCTTTCATACCTTTTCTTCTATCTCAACATTAAATAGATTGCAGAATCTATCAAAATTTCTGTTCTCTATTCTCATATCCTCCTCATACCTGTCAACTGATTTGATGAAATCATTATAACAGTCCTTGCACATCCATTGATTGATCACCGCCACATAATAACCCACGGACGTAGGTCTGTTACACATATCGCAAATACCTAAGCACCCATATCTGGTGAGCTTATCCATCATCTCCTGTCTTGTTATTTCAAGCACCTTGAATTTCTTGTAATTGTTAACTACCTTTGCCATTGTAAATTTGTTTAATGATAAAATAATCCGCTATATCCATTCCCTCATTTATATTGGGTTTTGATTCTAGAAAATTACTTATCTCTATATTCATCCCCCTCATATCCTTGTCTACCTTCTTTCTCCATTCGTTGAAAGCGTCGCCTTTATCAGGGTACAGGACTATCCGCCTCCTACCCAATGTCTCTATCATCTCCCTCTTCAACATATGGATACCGCCACAGGCCATAAACAACCTACTAGGGTACACAATATTGCAGATAACAGCCGTCTTCTCTGACTCTACTATATACACCGGAGCGTCATTGGGATAGAAGTTTATAAGGAACTCCCCGAACAGGCATTGCCTAAGCAGGTAATCCTGACCGTCCAGTATATGCACCCAACATACGTGATCCATGGGAACTTTTACCCTCTTCCCGTCAGGCCCGTAGTCCATTATCTTCCCGGTCCGCACCACCCAATTCTTATCCAGTTGCCAGAACACACAGCACTTACCCCAGTCCCCGAATCTCATCATCCCCACCTTATACAAGCTAAATGCCCTATTGGTATGATACGATCCGAAGATATTGGATAGATAATCCTGAAGATCGGATGTCTCGAAAGGATTAAGGGTCTCAAACATCTTGTTTACTGGGATACAGTTGGCTATATCTGGATTCACGGGAGGCCTATACCTCCTTAATACTTTGTTTGAATCGGTAAAAAGATCATTGCTCCCAAGCTCATTGCCTGTTGGATATTTAAAGTAACCACATTTATTTTTGTGATCACATACTCCAAACTGCTCCCCTACTATCTGTCCGGTGGTTACGTCCACGTACGGCGTAAAACACTTATCCTTGCCGCATTGCGGGCACGTCATCTTCCTCCTTGGCTTGCTATGATCCAACTCATACCGATGTACGCTCTTGTCAAACTCCCTGAATTCCATTATCCTCTCCTCTCACTCATCACTCTATATATATAATCTCTCAGCGACTCTTTTCTTATCAAACCATTCAACTCAAAATCACCCTCTATATCTAAAGACCCGATCCTTGACGTAACCGTATAATTGGTTTTCTCAAACTTATACTTACCTTGAAGATATACAACCGTAGCCATATTAAGTATAGGATTATCGGTTTGTCTCTTCAACTTATATTGACTTGTCTTAGCGGTAGGATCACCCGGAGCGAAGTTATATATCTCCTCTATCTCCAATATCTTTCCGTAGTTCTCCAGTATCATTCTTCTATATAGCTCAAGCTGGAAAGCGTACTCGTCATAGAAATTGCCTTTCCTGTTTGATTTGAAGTCCAATATAGCGAATATCCTCCTGCATCTTTTTATCTTCTTTTTCTCCGTCTTAGGCTGACCTTTCTTGGCTCCCGTCTTATAGAACTCTCCTGTCTCGACCTCTATCTCCACTGTCTCCGGCTCGCTGTCCATCTCCACCACGGCGTCCACCGAAGAAGCTACCTTTAACCTGCTTGACCTCAACATCTTCTCGATCAATACAGGTTTTACATGTCTTTCCTTGCAAAATATGGCAAATGATATTAGATCCTCTATTAGCTCATCAATGTTATCCACTAATATCCGCTCCATCCTATACTTGTCTATTCTTAGCTTGGCTTCCTTGACCACCTTCCTGATCCATGTCGGGATCAGCTTTATGTTAACCCCGGTCAGATACAACCCAAATAGATAATGCATGATAGTACCTAAGTCAGCCCTATAGTTAGCGTACTCATCAGGGTCCTTGCCCTTGAGTCTCATCTCATTCTTCCATTTCTCCAAGGCTCCGGACGTATCACAATACCCATTGGCGATATTGTTAGTGACTCCATCGTATATGATAGGATACCCATCAACATCCATCTCATAATACACGCGCTTGCCGGCAACAGTCATTCTATATAACACAGGTGTCGGGATATCCTTTATCCATTCAGCGGCATAATACTGCTGTTCGGTCTCCAGATCATACTCAACTTCCATTTCCTCTTTAGGCTCTTTTTTAGGCTCTTCAACAGACTTTTCCTCCTCATCCATATCTTTCTTTGGGATCGTTGACAAAACGTCTAATATGCCAAAGAAAGCGGTAAATTTAGGATCTGTATGATATGATCTTAATATTGGTAATGATGATCGCCAATAATATGATGGCGCATTCTCGTCCATTGACTTATTATGAACAAACTCTATTACAACACCATCATCCGTAATAACCACATGATGTTTTTTGGATAAACGAACTCTCATATCATCAAACGATTCTTGATCGCTTATGACTTCCATATCCATTCCTTTCTTATATATCGTATCACTTATAGCCTCGTATCCAATAGCTATAAGTATATTTCGTTTTCTTCTGTCCATGATAATAATCTGGTTTTTAATTTACCGTCTTCCTCGACTCTAGGTGCGAGATCCCTCATCCTTCTGGCTGCCAACAGCCATACGTTGCCAAACTCGTCCAAGAGCCGGCTGAAATCCATCGTATCTAATAGATAATCGAATCTTGTATGCTCATCAGCCGTCAAGTAGATAATGTTATCATTATCCTCAGCAACTGATTTATATTTCCGTTTAGGGTATAAGTGGCATATGTTGCTTACCCCCGGACATGGTATGTATGCGCCGGTAGCAGATCTCCTTGTCATACTCAATCTAGCCACATGGGCGCCAAAGAAAACGGCTAGGCTCTTCCCCTTTGGCTTGGCCTTCACCCGTATCGCCGCCCTTTCCTTTGGTGGTAGCTCCTTGGCTCTGCATGCGGGACACAACCCCTTACTCCTTATGGTTACCATCCTTCCGCATCTCTCACACGGTAACATCCTACCCTTCATAAAACAGGTTCAAGGAAACCCGCAAGTCTTTATCTCGTGGGAGGGATTGAACCACTATCCCTTCTTTGATTAATAAATTTATTTCAAATATTTGACAATTAGATATTTTTAGTGTATTTGCTGTATGAAATTGACATTGCAAATAAAGCTGCTTCCAACATGCAAGCAAGTCGAAATGTTGAAAGATACATTTAGTGTTTTCAATAAGGCTTGCAACGCTATTTCTCAAATAGCGTGGGAGCGACGTGTATTTAAGCAATTTGGTCTGCATAAGGAGGTTTGCTATCCAATAAAGGAAACGTATCGCCTTCCCTCTCAGCTTGTCGTACGCGCTATCAGCAAGGTCGCAGATGCGTATAAGCTTGATAGAAAGAAACAAAGATGTTTCCGTGAATTTGGGGCTATTACATACGATAGTCGTGTTCTCTCCTACAATATTCCAAAATCCATATGCTCCATCTCGCTTATTGGAGGGCGTGAGAAAATAGCATATACCTGCTATCGTCCTCATCTTATGCAATTCGCAAAAGGAGAAGCCGACCTCGTCCTTATCAAGGGTAAATTCTATCTCTATCAAACGATAGAGATCCCAGATGAGGAAGAAGAGGATGCAGAGGATTTTATTGGTGTTGATATGGGAATCACAGATATTGTTTCTATCTCTGATGGAACCAGTATTTCTTCCAATGAGGTCAAAAATATACGAGACAAATATAATAAGGTAAGAGCTTCTATTCAGTCCAAAGGCACCCGCAACTGCCATAAGTTGCTGAAACGGTTGAGAGGACGTGAGAAAAGATTCGCTACCATCGTGAATCACAGTATTAGCAAATGGCTTGTTGCGAAGGCCAAGAAAGAAAACAAGGGTATCGCTATCGAGGATCTTAAAAATATCCGATTCGGCATGAACTCCAAAAGACGAAACAAAACATTTCGAAGAAGAAGTAACTCGTGGAGTTTTTATCAGCTTCGTTCCTTTCTTGAATATAAATGCAAGATGAATGGAGTTAAGATCATTGCCGTCCCCCCGGCTTATACCTCGCAAACATGCCATGAATGCAAACATATAGGTATTCGCAATGGGAAGCGATTCCATTGTAAATATTGTGGCAATATTGCAGATGCGGACATTAACGCTGCTAGAAATATTGCTACATGGGGGTATGTAAACACCCATGAAAGATGGGAATTGTTGTCGTGTTCTATACATGATGATATTTCTACGTCTAAAGCCCATAAATCTTTAGTTTACGGGTAGTTTACGCCTTTTTCTTTTTATAACTTTTATTGAACTCCATAAGGCTCATAGCCCTATACCTCTTAAGCCTATTAATCTTACCCTCAGTCCAATCTTGATCTTTGAAGTTGATGATCGTATCGAATATCTGAGCCAGCTCTCGGATATTAAAATTCCTGTTCTGTATTTTTTTATAGAATCCGGACCTACTATACCCTAACTTGGAAGCCAGATAAGTCTTATTAGATAATGTGAGGATACGATAAATCGTACCCTCCATCTTACTTATCTCCATCAACTTCTCGGCGACGGATGACATGGTTTCGTAGCTAGCCTTGTTGCTTACTATCCTCATGCTTCTCCGGGTTCCTGATCTTACCGTCAAACTCATAGAAATCCATCAACTTCTTCTCCTCCTTAATACAGGTTACCACGAAGTCTGATATAGTCCCTTTCATGCCCTCCTCGAAGTTCTTCTTGGCATGATCAAGGTCATTGGCCCGAACGATGTAGTTAAACGCCTTGCGTTTCTCATTGCCCGATTTCTCGTCTATCGTAATATAATCAGCCGTGACCTTATAGAACCGGTCTCCATCCATGGCAAACAATTCCGCTATCCTGAATCGTTTGATATCAACGCTAAACTCACCGGAGATGAATGGTCTCATTTCCTCTATGATTCTAGCCTCACATTCGGTATAAGAAAGGGCATCTACTAAATACTCTTCCTTTACCTTCTTCTTCATGCCGTTCTCGGCATCGGTCTCGTAAGAAACCGTACATTTAAACCAATTGTGCATTTTAATCTATATTATTATTAAACAAAGGATAATCTTTTATTCCTTTACGAATATATCTCTCCGTATCATCATCCACATCATAAGCCTTCTTGAAAAATATCATAGCCTTGTCCGTGTCGTGATCCACCAACGGAAGATATTCCTTTACGAAAAGAACTTTAAGATGATTCATGTGATCAATCTTGCGCCTTACATCAATTACTTTTGGCCATATCTCGGCACGGATTTCACCCATCTTTTTTACATTCTCTTTGTATTCGTTTACCTGATCTTTATACTCCTCCTCGATCTCGTTGTTCTTATCCTTGACAGACTTATAAGCTTCCTTATCTTTCGTGTCAAACATCGGAACATGCCTGATATTGATTATATCCAATCTACTGCATAGCTCCTCATTGGATATGGTGAAATCATATCTAGTACTGTATAGATCAAATTCACTTAATAACTTAGCTATCTTAATAGCATCATTCTGATCAAGAACGGCTATATTCAAGCCCTCCAAATAGTAGAAGAAATGAGATGGAGAAATAGATTTATATCCATACGTCTTCATGACTGGAGGCTCATCTATAAACCTGACACCTTCCTCCGCGCATCTTGTTACGATCAATTTCTCTACCTGCTCATCAGTAAGATCATATATCTCCTGATCGGTCATCTCATTAATTGTCTTCATCGTCATCCTTCTCCATCATTGTAGCCTTTGCCGCCTTTTGTTTATAAACCTCACTCATAAGGCAGGTAAAATCCATATCATCCATACCAGCCATAACATTGGCTTCTACTTCCAAATTCATCTCAATGTTCATTACCGAGACTTCATAGTTACTATCATCTTCTTTATAGAAAATGACTTTGCCACCATACTCGAAACCATCATCTTCGGTCTTAACCATATCGATGATCTTCTCCAATTTCTTTACAAACTCACTCCTTTCCATATATATAATTTTTATGTGTCTACAAAAGTAGACATTTTGTTTTTGAATTAAATTAAATAAACATTATTAATAGTTAATACTATCCTTTCTCCTATCATTCATATTTATTCTTTGGTAATTATACCCTAACATCTGCTCCATCTTCTTTAACCCAATTAACCGTATCGCAATGCCAGCAATACCCTGTCTTGGAATCCTTTTTATGAGAATGGGATCCACATGTAGCGCACCAATAATTATCATCCATATTGTATGTATAACTTTCATCCTCATGCATTTTGGCTATTCTAGCTACCCTATCCTCCAGCAGATCCTTTAGATAATGGCATTCGTAAGGTCTATCCTCTTCCTTTAATATATAAATATCGATATCCATCATGCTCCCCATCCTGTCCGTGCACATCAGCTCGGCGGCATGACGTACATTCCCTTCCGGCATCCCCGGAACTATCTCCCGGATCACCGCCTCCATCTTCTCTTGGTATTCGGTGTCTACCTTAACCACCAAATCCTCTAATTTATCTATTAAACTCATGATCTTTTTACCTTTTTATATATAACGTCTATATCATCTTTCCTATCTACATCAATACAATGGGTATCCTTACAGTAATAATTCTTACTATTATTAAATGCGCATCCTTCACAACTAGCGTCACTGGATTCAACCACCTCCAGTTCTACTTCTTTCGAATCGATATTGTATTTAAATATAGATCCTATCTTATGATATCCTATATCATCCAAGATTATCTTATCGTCTTTATTAAATACCATCTGAATAATAAATGATTCCATTTTATCATCCGAACCATTCTTGTCCAATAGCATCTCACACTCATTTCTATCAAATCCGAATAACTTTATAAAATATTTTGCCATATCGTATTGCTCCATATGTACCAATCTTTGTATGCATAACCATATTCCTTGTCTTATGCCTTCTTCCTTAGCCTCTTGCACTCTATCTCTCATATTATTTTGTATTAATTAAGTAACAATATTTCTCTTCGTTCTATTTTGATCATCTCCGGATTATCGTCATGATCATACCAATATAGATACCATGTACCTCCTCTATTAGCCTCCCACATCTTCCCTTCATATTTCCCTGATGGGATTGTCAATGAATATTCCCTAAGACCCTCAAAGGTTTGTTTGGTCATTAAGGCATACTCTTCATCGATTTCTATGTACCTCCTATGAGGTTGATTCCATGACATCCCACGCTTATCCGTTATCTTGGGTATTATATTTTCTCCATTCATGATGCTTTGTAAATTATGTATTAACTATTGTATATCTAACACTCTCCCCATCTTCCCTTTCGCATCCCAAGCAACCTGATTTTACGCAATCATATATATAATTTTCAAAAGCGCATCCCGAACATCTATCACACTTATCTACTCTTAATGTCATTTCAGACATACCAACTTTATAGTTAAAGACTTCCCCTATTTTATGATACTTAATATTTATACATATAGTATCGTTTTCACTTATAGTACTGCCTTCACTTATCATATTCTCACGTCCAAACATATTGTCAATAAACTTAATCATCTCATCATTGAATGATTCGCTTTCTTCTTGCAGCTTCCTACATTCATCCTCGGTCAATCCACAAGAAGACACCAGTTCCTCTGCGGCCTGCGTCCATCGCCCGGCGTGGGCTAGCTCCTGAACCGCCAGCCATATCCCTTGGTTCATGCCCTTCATTCTTACCTTATCTAAAATATCCTTATTCTCCATATCCTCAATCATTTAAATTCTTGTTTATTACAACAATCTCTATATCGTTTAACATCTTATCTTTTAATACTTTCTCTACCATTCTTGGAATGACATTAAAATCTTTATTTTTAAGCTCATTATCTACCATAAGCTTAATCATCTGCTCTATATTATTATCATTCCCGTAAGTATTACATATACACTCCTCAACATATTTTCTTATATCAGATCTAATTGCATTGATTATATCTTCCTTCGTAAGCCCAAGCTCATTATGGATATAATTCTTTATCGCTTTATATTCTTTACTTGTTTTTGTACTCATATTTATCCCTCCTATTCAGTCATTTTTTTTAACAAAATTTTCCCATAACATATCAACATCATCGTAATGTCTACAACAAACATTCTGTATTCTCTCTATCAACGGAATGAACCATAACTGAGTTAATCCGTAACGAGTCTGAATTATTCTACATAGATTTATTTTTATTATCTCCATGTCATGGATATCAGGAGATGTATTGTCGTTCTCACATCTATCCAATATCGTTTGAATTATAGCCAAATAATGATCCATATCTTAAATTATTAATCATATTACCATTTCCCATTCCCTGGCGTAAACAGTATCTCCCCTGTCCTCACCCAATGATTCCAGTTATTTTTAAGTTCATCAATATCATACACCTCAGCCGACTTACCGTTATCAGATCTTTTTATGACCGACATAATACTTTCCGCTCGCACGCTCCAATGACTATAACAGTCTGTTCCGCACCCGCACGCCGTGAATCTCCCGTTATCGAACTCCCAGACCAGAGGCCGGAGGCCGCATCGTGGACACGGCAACCATTCCATTGGATTCTCCGGCTTCTTGTAAACATCAATACACTTATACTCTACTGTCATAATTAGTTCTATTAAATTGATCTGATCTTTTGATCTCTCATCTCATTCTTATCCTTGAACATCATTATCCTATTTACAATCCCCTCCGATTCCATGTACGTCGAGAATCCATGTATTCTTAGATATTGGATGGCTGATAATGATTTTTCTAGCACATCTTTATATCCTACATCTATCTTAACTTCTTTACCCATAGTCCTCCTCCATTTCTCATATCCAACTTCTACTCATAACACTATTATAATCTATTCCATTATTCATAACCACTTTATTAAAGGCCTCCTCGGTATACGCCAAAGACTCGCCCCTATTAGCTCTCTCGATATTTTCGCTCATCATCCCCATAGCCTCGATCAAGGCCGCTGATGAGTTGGCTATTAACTTAGCCGCTTCCATTATCTTATTATCATCCATAATCATATTACTTTAACTTCCTCGCTCCACAAATGTCTTTCATATACCATGGTTGTTCCTATTAGGATTCCGGTATCTTCTCCCCAATATTCAAGTATTTGATTCCTGAATTTGTGACGCAATTTTTGTATTCCTCCCTTGTTTTTATCATAAGAAGAGTAATCTGATAATCTTACTGTCTCCATCGTTTACCTCCTTCATTTGTTCGTATGCCAATCTTTCAAGTTCCGGCATGGTGTTTGTTTCTTCTTATTTTCCCCCATACTTATCTCTCATTTCATTAATATAGCTCATATACCAATCTCTTATATCCTCTTCACTATCCATGCTATACTCTTTATTGAATGGATCGTATCTGATAAACTCCTCTGTTCGGCAGAATGGGCATGGGATCTCTTCCAATGGCTTGGTTAGAACACCATCATCACCTACATTATCCAGATCATACAATATGCCATCTATGCAAGTCGCGTCTGGATAATTCGCACCGAAAAGCGGGAATTTTGGACATGTGTTTCTCATACTTGTACTATTCAAATTCGTTCTCATATTCCTTTCTCCTATCCACTTCCTTTAAATTCAAACCATCAGGTGTCAATATCTTCTTTTCCAACAAATCAAAGAGAAGCATCGCCCTTGACTCCGCCTCTGTTTCCCCAAATCCGCTATACACTTCTGTTGGCGAATCGTAGGCATTGTAACGAACATAGGCGGCTTCGTAATATCTACTATCCCTATTCGGGAAATACTGTGTCAACTGCAACCAGTCATCCCATATTTTTGATTTACTGATATTTATCATACTTGGTAGTATCTCTCCAAGTTCATGACTCATATAAGCCGGTATGAGGTCTCCTTCTTTTCTATATGAATACCTCATTGTATTTTGCGTAACTGAATCTATCTGGGTTCCCCCTCCTTTCATCTCTTTCACAAAATAAAATTCCGACTCCGAATTTACGCCCAACTCATGCAACTTTAGCGCAAGCTCATAAGGGCACATAAAATTTTGATATTTCATGTTATTCTATATTTTCATTTCTGTAATCCCCGGCATAGTCCAACCATACCCTGTAATCATTTCTGTACTTGGTTGCCTTTATTTTCATATTCCTTCAGATATTACTCATCCTTTATCTTTACGAATGGATTTTCTACATAAAACTCCACTACATTCTTAGATTTTATAGATGTCACTATACCGGTGGTATCCACAAATCCATCTGTTTCATCCATTGTCAAATCTTCTATTTTATCTCCCGGCAGAAAACAAAGATTATAGTCTTGATCAATATACATAATCATCTTTAACCTAACCATGTCATCAATGATGCCTTTCATTCTCTCCACAACATCTAATTGATCATTAGTAAGCATTAATTTACTTTTTGAAGATTTTACTAATCTCATGTCTCCATTCTTGTCAACTACAGTTAAGTCGTTGAATTTATACACATCTTCACATGTTCTGTAATATGTTTCCTTACAATAAATTTTCCCTTTATTATCTATTTCAACATCAAAACATTCCAACTTATCCTTGACAGCTCTTCCGTTTTTGTGTTTCCACACATCACCTATTGGGACGAACCCATATAATGACTTAAAAACATCATATATTGATAGTTTTGTCTTAGGGATGCTCTTACCCTTTTTAAAACATTCTTCGGACGAATAAAATAATTTCCCATCTAATGTCTTCTCAGTCCTACATCCTCCCCATGTTCCTACATATCTAACTACTCCATATGTAAAACTGATCAAGATCTTATCAATCTCAAACCACTTTAATTTTCCTGACATATCGTCAAAAAGATATCCACTCTCTAGATAAACTGATAAATGCTCTTTTATTTTCATAACAATTTATTTTTTTTAAATTAAACAACATCATTTGCCTTGATCACTATCAATCTCAATACTCCTCTAAGTATCATGGTTTTCATGATACAACTCATAATATTACATTGAACTTCTCATTTAAACAATCTAAAGCTCTTTGATACTCCTCTTCCTTGTCGAACTTAATTTGAGTACTGTTCTCCAAGCCAAAAAACAGGTAAAAGGATATGACCCAGCCCGACCCGTCCACGGCCTGCCCCTTGGGTGCCCACGACATCACCTGCTTCTTGGATATATACCAATTCCCTATCTGCACGAAGTCAGGATAGTTGTTAATCAAATACCTTATCTGAATATTCAGATAATCCATATTATCAAAATAAATTATGTGATATTTGTTTCTTATCCTTATCTTCAAAAAGGGATTATCCCCGTAATACGCAGCGAAGGCTGACACCACGGAGATAGGATATCTAACCCCTTTTATTATCACCCATTTCATATATAATACCTCCTCTTAATTATTGACACTTTCCACAAAAACTCCCCCTTTCAAACTGTAATATGTATCCGCTTTGATCTTCTTCCCATCAACAAATTCCGTTTTTACGCAAACGGGGATATATCTTTGCTTTTTATCAGAATAAGACCATTCGGATAATGTTATCCATGATCCTTTTGAGGCTTTTGCTACAGAGTTAATACCTGCGCACATGATGACACAGCCTTCGCCTGTGCTGTCTATCTTGGCATAGTTGCCGGATGATCCTATCTGGGCATAGTTGCCGGACGAACCAATCTTGGCACCGTAGCCGGACGAGCCAATCTGGGCATCGTTGCCGGACGAGCCAATCTGGGCACCGTTGCCGGACGAGCCAATCTGGGCATCGTTGCCGGACGAGCCAATCTGGGCATCGTTGCCGGACGAGCCAATCTGGGCACCGTAGCCGGACGAGCCAATCTTGGCACCGTAGCCGGACGAGCCAATCTTGGCACCGTTGCCGGACGAGCCAATCTTGGCACCGTTGCCGGACGAGCCAATCTGGGCATCGTTGCCGGACGAGCCAATCTTGGCATCGTAGCCGGATGATCCTATCTGGGCACCGTTGCCGGACGAATTATCCTTTATGCTCGTTTTTATTTTTTCAGGCGATGTGATCTCTTTTAGCCACTCAACTCCAAGATTGATCATGTCAGCCAATTTTAACTCTGCTTTTATTTTAATCTTCGATGAGCAAATTTTTGTCCCTCTATCCTCCTTGGATATATTCCCGTCTTGTTCTACTTCGCAAAACCTAGAGTCTATCATAGTATAGTGATCAAAAACATCAAACGGGCTTTCGCAAGCGTGAAACCCTCTGCTACACACCTTGATCTCTCCATCCATCTCATATTCCTTGCCTATTTCATATTGAAAATCCCGACATTTTAATTTTTTGTCGAATCCTTTATAAGATTTCATAGCCATTTTATTATATTAATTCATCCGCTTCTGTCCTTTTATCCATAGGCTTGTTTTGAGCTTCATTGATAAAATTAAGCACCTCATTCCATGTCCTTTCTAACAACTGCCCATTATTCACTCCACAACATTCACATCCACTGGAAAATACTGGTATTATGTTCCCAGCACACATTTTGACAAATTTATACCCCACATATCTATCACATAAAGAACATCTTCTTACTGGTATAAATCTTACTTTACCGCTATAAACGATATTTACTAATGTCTCACGATCCATATGATTTTCTCCTCTAATTAATTATCCTTATTTCTAGCCAATCGGATAAAATTTATCCGCATTATCTTTTCCATCTTCACGGAAGATAGCCATTTCTCGTGCCAGAAGGTTCGCCAGATTATCTACCGTCTCCACCTCCCTGCGGCTAAACCACTCTACCTTACTGTAGGTGTTGCCTATCCATATCACACTTACACGTTTCAGAGGACTAACCTCCTTCACCAGCCCTATATGATTCTTAGTATCCTTAATCACATTTGATTTGTCAATACTCGTAAGCCTAACAAAATCCATTGGTCGTATCACTTTATCCTCGTCCATGTTAATCCTCCTATATTTTTATTCTCTCAATTTGTTCTTAACCTCCTTAACATATTTAGGGGAATGTAGTCCCCTATGCAATCTTATAGCCCAATCTATATCCTTTTTAGGATTATGATGAGATTGATATATCTCGAACATTTCCCTAGCCTTGACAGGGTTCGTTCGATCTTCGTATCTATATCTCCTTTTCTCCCGTTTAAGGCGTAATATCCTATTAACCTCATCAACGTATATCCTTTTCATTTGCCACCTCCCTAAAGCCCCGGATGAGGCGTTATACGCTCGATCATCATCCCTTGACTCCACGAAAGACAGGGCGGCCGCCAGCTTATCCCATACCCGTGCCTCTACCACGGCAGGCCTTGGGGCGTGGGGCATGCCTCCGTTCCCTTTTGGTGGTGTCAATATTATCATCGCCATCACAAGTAAGTATCTTATCACGTTCCCTTGTTTTTATAAAACTCCTCTTCAAATCTCACATTATCCACATAATCCTCCATACACTCATGAACAACTATATGAATATCCCCCTCCGCATATGTTACCTCGGACATCAGCCTCTCATTAGTCATCCACCAAGAATAACTATCAATATGCCGTATCTCAAATCCACGACCATGTAACAGGCACATAACATTGTGTCTTAAATCCCTACCCATCATTATACACTCATACACGATATATCCGTTTATATTTTCATGAGACTTTCCGAACGTATAAATATACCTGCTCATCAACTTATACAACTCCCTTGCCACAGGATTCGGGATCGCCTCATCCATATCAAAATCATCACCCGTATCAATAATCTTATCCACGTCCCGTTCATCAATACAAGCCCTAGGCATTCCTATCGTCCGTACATAAAGGCGTGATCGGTGATCCCTACTTAACACTGTCCCGATATACTTTTCTCCTTTAGTGTATCCTATATTATGGTTGCCGGTTATATTAAACACAATTTCATCTCCTATATTAATCTCATCCATATTCAAGATGTTTGTATCATTTGTTATCTTTTTATACAAAAAGAGGATATAATGGCATAATATTATGATATCAAGACACGAATGCGTTATCTATCATATTATCATACATATCCTCTATACAACGTCATTTATGGCATTATATCGTATATGATGCCGCAGGTCATAAATACATCTAATTAACCCTTTTTTAAGGGCTTATCGCCATTTAGGTAACTAGCTATGCCTAATATTTTCGAAATAAGGGCTTTTTTAGCCTTATACTCATCGTTTATCCCTATTATCGCATATCTGTATACCATCCCATCCTTCGACACCTCCACGCCCACGTATTTAGGCGCAACGGCATCCCTATGTAATACGATAAACGGGCTTTTGCCGTCTAGCTCATTTATCAACTGATTAAACTGTCGCCTTGTCATCTGATAGTGATATTATTTCCATGTTATAAATACGATCTCTTTTTACCCTTATCTTCTCGCACAGCTCATCGAAGCACCCATCTTCTTCTAACCTACCAACATAATATGATACATTCGATTTAGAGCTTCCTTGAAGATATATATTTCCTCCTATATTCCTTGAGAAAAAATTAGGTAAGACCATCTTTTGCCTCTTATCCTTATTATCTATGTAAGATATAACAACAACCCACAACTCTGGCTCCCGTTCTTTTACCGATAACATAAGATCGAGACCCGATTGACCATTGATATTCCTCCTGCCAGTTTCGTTATAACGAAGAATAATATAATCATCCGCTTTATCATCCTCAATCATCACGACCATAGGACTATTACCCTTCCCATTATCACATAATACTCTTGCCTCTTTTCCGTTACGTAGATATACCTTATCGTAATCTCCGTTTTTGTATATCTCGAAATCAAACTCTATTACCATTTTATTTCCTCCTATTGATATATTGTTGCGTACGACCTTCCTCTATCTTCTCAAAATAAAACTTATTCCCGTATAACCTTGTAAAACAGATGTTATACCCGAAATGCTCCGCACGTCTGATTTGCGCATAACCTCTACTGATGTCCTTATCATCAATCAGCGTAACAAAACAATGTGATCCTACTTCTGTATTCAAAACCAGATTTTCCCAATCTTTTACCTCCATATCAAATCTCCTTAAATATTTTTTTGTTATAATTATCGCTATTGTACCATCTATCAATATTCTTATATTGTTCTGGATAAACCCCATAAGACTTGCACCACCTAGGTAATGGCTCGTTTAGCACATCCAGTGCCGTCGCAAGGTCGAACGTAGCTTCCTCCTTGATACCACATCCCGATCCACTCCCACGGCTCGGTATATAGGCTCTGCTATATGCTACGCTCATTCCATATTCCCCATGACTCAGATACCCGATGTTAGGCGAATCAGGGAAGGCGTAATACAACATTATATAATCACCCTTACTCCAACCTCTATTATAAGTATCATCCTGCCACGCAAAAACCCTGCAACCGGCTTCTTTCAATTCCGCTGCCGCTCTTTTTAAAACATTGTCCATATTATCTATATTTAATTAAGTTGTGCCAAGGCGCCGGGAACCGACCCCGGATCATATCCGTACACGTACGATCATGATATATCCTTCCGCCCCGCCAAGGTTTGGTTCAACATTAACAAACTTTCATATCCTCACACATCTTAAAAAAGACCTCTCTTATGATCTTCTTGTATAAGATGTATATCTCATCATCATCCTCATCAAACTCCACTCCCCATGAACGTAATAAATATCTAATATCACAATCCGCTATATGAATCCTGAATATAGACGGAACGCTCATTATGTAATCCTCAAAAGCCTTCTTAATTCCATCCCTTTTGATATGTTCTTTATACTCATTCTTGAATACACTAAGCATAAAAGACATATATTCCCTATCGTATTTAAACTGCTTACCATAATTATCTGTATCTATATGATCCAGTATATATATCTCTATAGCGTCTCTATCGTATTTTGACATACTCCTTCCTCCTCCTTTTGATATTTTATAACCTTTTTCTCCCCATACGCTTTCGCTAACTGGATAAGTTGACCGGTAAATACCTTGGTACGGTGTTTTACGATCTTATCCACCAACTCCGGGCATCTGGTTCTCCATCTATAATTAACCTCGCCCTTAGCTTTCTTCTTGTAATACCTGTAGAATGTTACGGCTACTACCACTTCTCCATTCTGCTCGAAAGCAACCAAATCGTAATTGTTGTAAACTATTTCATTCATGTTGTTGTTACCCATTTTATGTATCTAATCACTTCTTTAGGCAAAGACATTATATCCTTCACCCTTCTCCCTAAGTTGTACATACCTCCCTTATGAGGATAATAGTCCCCTACATACATCCCTATTCCTTGCGGATGCGACGGGTTTTCGTTACAAGTGAACATCGGATAAAATAAGATTCCTCTTGAATCTTTATTCCTGTCACTTACGCATACAATAGTATATCTATCAGCGACCTTCTCGCCGAAATCATATACCCTTACCTTTCTTTTTACCCCATCATTGTTCTCTATGATATTATTCATGATGTTATTTATATTAATTAATTTTCTTTCCATCAGCGGTATATGTGCCATACCATTCCCTATCCATATTTACCACCTCAATATGATGTATATGATAACAACCATTAGCTATTCTACCGCAATCGGCTATCACCATAGCTATACTCCTATACCCAGAATCAATGAAAACACGAGCCAATCTATCCCCACTAAATATAGATACCTTGATATCGTCTTTCTCTTTTATAATTCTTCTCATATCATATCCTACTATCAAACTAATCTATCCTTTTACCATAATTAGTATATGACCCACACCATCCACGAGCCTCATTCGACACCCTAATATGATCAATGGGCTTATCCCCGACCATATTATTGGCGTACGATATTACATCCGACATACTTCTGAATCCGGAATCCTTAATGGATTTTATAAGCGTCCTATCATACCCGAATACCAATATCTTCACAATATCTCTTTCTTTCACAGTCCTTCTCGCTCTCATAATATTCTAGCCATAAAATAAACAAACATAAAATCCACCTTATCATAATCCACCCTATGACCGGTTATCTCGAATATAACCCTACGCTTTTCTATAGTCTGTATATTATCTAACTGAATAGCTATGTAAGGATATTTCATAACTTTCTCTCTATTGATATTATTCAAAATAGCGTTGACATCTTGTCTGCGAAAATACATATTTACCCCTATGTATGTGGCAACCAAAAGACATTCGTCTATTATCCCATCAGTATCGAATAACAATAACATATCATCCTTCTCGACAGTATATTCCATATCAAGAATCTTGATACGTTTGCTTCCGTCCTTCTTATCAGCTATAAGAATCTCTATTATATCCTTATCGGTCGTAAGGATATAATACGCCTCATCCTTTGTAATATTATCACGAAGGTAAGATAGCGCTTCATCTTGTAATCTTAGTAGTTCTATTTCGTCCATATTTATTCCTATTGTTGCCAATGGAAAAGGGACGGCGCTGGCGACAAGGCCTGTCCAGCCTCCCCACAGCCGCCCGCATTCCCCTTGGTATCATTAACCACCTCAAATAATCTCATAATCGAATTTCATATTAACACTCTCATCAATGCTCAATTCTTTCTCCATCCCAAATACAATCTCCCTTACCGTATCAAAACCCAATAATTGATCTTCGGGATTATTCACAAACTCTCTCCGGTTATTCTTTCTAGGTTTTCGAGATGTAAGAATATATTCCGAACAACAGCCTCCCTCAAATGTCCTTACCCTAGAATACCATATATCACCAGTTCCGTACTCAACACATATATTCATGTTTATGATAGTATTATTCCACGCTTTTTCCGGGAAACGTTTGAATATCCTATCAATCCATTCAGTGTCAATACTTATATACGGGGAATCCAGATCCGACGTACCTATGGCATCCGCATATAGGATAATCTCTTTCTTACCCTTAAATATTAAGGCTTTTACATTAATTCCCCTTTCCATTGATAGCCTCTAATTCTATATTATACATGTCAATCAGTTATTAAATGATTACATACTAACTCAGCCTCTATTCTATTGGTATATAACTTATATCCTTCTAAAGTGTCACGATCTCCTTTCAACCAGACACCAACCACATGATAATTTCCGTAGTAGTTATTCCCAGCTATATACCAGTATCTAGTATAGCCACAACACGACATATATCTATCGTATATGTCGTCAAAACGATTCACCTCCCGTTTCAATTTGTCATAATCAGGATTCAATATATCCATCGACATAAGAGCCTGATGCAATGACATCTTTTTATTAAAAAGTTCTTTTTGCAATTTTCTCATATCTTCATTTTTTTAAGCTCGTCCCACGAGACAGGACGGCGCATGACCAGCGAAGGTATCGCCACGCAGATCGGCCGTTCCCGTTTTTCCCCTTGGGCTTACCAACATTCTACCGCATCTATCTCCATACGATCCTCCCAATCACATAAATCTGGATCCTCTCCTTCATAAAAGTAATAGTAAGCCCATACTTCAATATCGCCCACTTTTATACACCCATCACTGCACCATTCCACAATATCATCATCTCTGCATACGTTTGTCGGTTCAGCACCAAGCGACAATAGCTTGTTTATTATATTGTCACCGAACTTTTCTTTCGCCTCTTCTTTCGTCATATCACTATCAGATTTTTAATATTACACTACCGCCAAAGAGGAACAGGGAACGGACGACCAGCGGGGCCGACCCCACGCCATCGCCGCCGCCCGTTTCCCTTGGTTCCCTCCGCATCACTCCCACACCAACAGACAATATCTACCACCAATAACACCCTACCCACCATCGCTCGCAACCGCTTCGCGTTTCCACTTAACGGTAAAGTATTACCCCTGTTTAGAAAGGAATCCTATTGATTAAAGATACTCCCATTGATTGGAAGGTATTTCTTTTGTTGATTGAAGGGGTTTCCCTTGGTTTTCCTTGGTTTCCCTTGCTTTCCACTGCTTTCCACTGCTTTCCCTGCTTTCCCTTGTTTTCCCTTGCTTTCCCCTGCTTTCCCTGCTTTCCCTGCTTTCCCCTGCTTTCCTTGTTTTCCCCTGCTTTCCCTTGTTTTCCCTTGTTTTCCCTTGTTTTCCCTTGCTTTCCCTTGCTTTCCCTTGCTTTCCCTTGCTTTCCCTTGCTTTCCCTTATTTGGAGGTGCACCCTCCCGCAAAACAAACCAACCCCACCAACTACCAGCATAAAACCCGAGACCTTCCTCCCGATTGTTCCACGTGGAACTCCCGATTAGTTTAGGATGTCGAGGTCTTTGCTCTTGATTGCCTTATATATCTGCTTTATGCAATGTATTGATAATAAAACCAATAAAAGAACTATGATCAAAGGCAAGGCGTCGCCCGTAGCTATAACATACCGCCCCAACTAAAACGCCATATACCCACAAAACAAGGTAAGCACCAAATATATAAATACACCCATAAAAATATACAATAAGTAACCACGATTTTAAAATTGAACACAAATAATACAATTAATTGAGTATCAATAAAATAATATATATCAATCCCTAGAGATACCTCTAAGGAAAGATAAGCCTAGATATAGATAAAAAATATACAATAAGTACCGCCTATTATATACCTTTTAGGATCGATTCACGCACGAAACCATACATAAGGGCACAATTCACCCGTCCGTATGGATATAGATATAGACAAAATGATACATAATAAAGTATTTTACTTACACATTTATAATTGAGGCTTAAAATTTGCCGCCTCAACACTTTTATGTGTAAGCAAAAGCATAGTTATAATATCATATTGTAAAATATAGATACAAAAAAGCCCTTCAGTCATATATCACTACATTACTGAAGGGAAAACTTTAAAATCAAATAAAAACAAACGACTTATTGTCGCAATTTGTTTGCCATGTAGCTAACACGTTTCCGCCTACATTTATCAGAATCTCTACTACAATCTAATTTATTAGACTTGTATAGCTCTTTGGTAAGCTCAACATAAAATTCCATTTGGTTTTTTTTGATAGGCTTTAAAGCCTTTTCTTTTTGAATGGATAGTTTCCTATTCAAATTAGCAAACTTCTTCTCATACATAACCTAATCTTTTTTTAATGGCACCAATAAGAAACTAGAAGCTAGTAACGACACGGCCGCCGTTATCAATACAGCCAGCCGGACACGCCACACTCTCCATATTTCCTTTAGATTTGTCCCTTTGCCCGAACGAACGAGACCTAATACGCACATACGTTGCCCGTGATACGTACCGACAAGGCGCACTTTGTCCGTCAATTTAACCGCACAAAATACCCTTGCAAGGGTTGTTATTTGCTATCCGTACACATGTTAGGTATTTAAGCTACCCTAACATACGTCGTATTGATATATTGGCACGGAAATAACGCCGTAATACACTCAATGCGTGCTGCTCTCACAACGCACTAACATACGCCCTATACATGCGTATATACACCAATATACCCCGTGCTTTCACACGGCCTACTAGGTTAACCTAGCGTACTTACCGGATTGATATAAACCTAAAGATAATAGTACTACCCTGGACTAGGATAGTACCTAAACCACATTACTAAGCGGCGGCCTATCTACTGCAAGTTCTCGACACCCTAACAACCAGCAATATGTCTATACCAAAATATCAAATATCGCACCTATTTAGCCTGAATCAGTAGCGCGACGGGAACGCATAGGTGTGCTACCATAACGCCCCCTATGTAATTAAATAGGGGGCAAATCGTTTGCTATCTATCATTTTTAGGGTGCGTCAAATAGTAGGTAACACACTTTGCAATGAGATTAAACGTATACCGTTTGATAGGGACGGCACACTTTACGATACGTTTGTCTGATCCGTTAAACACCTCATAGTAAGGCACGCTACCCGTGTCGTTGTATGCTATAGGCTCACAATATCCAAAGCGTTTATGTGTATCACCCAACACGGCTATATCGTTTACCTTATCTGATGGCAACTTGCTGTTGTTTGCCTGATCTTGCTTGTCGTAGTATTCTCTTTCAACCTCTTTGTAGGCGCAAAAGGTGTCATTTACACGTGGTAGTATCTCTTTACACAATTGTATTACTACCTCTTTATCCTTTGCCAAAGCAACCAAAGCAGGTATAACAGCTTTGTCTACTTTAATATCGTTATCCTTTAGTATCTCATTTATATCTTTTCCTGATTTAAATAGTTGACACCACGCTTTGACCGCACCTGTTAACGTCTTATCGCTTGCTCTTTTTACTTCGTTTTGTACTTTGTTTAAATCTTTGCTAGTCATTAGATTTTACCCATACCCTTGGGATTTATATCGGCTTCTGGTACGCCTATTTGTTAATATTGTTATCTTACAAGGGCAAATATACAGAGTATTTTATTATCAAACAAATATTATGCAATAAAAATTCAACGATTATATATAATAAAACTAATCAAATGTAAATGCATATTAAAATATTAGTTTATATTATTGACAATCAACAAGTTAAATACAAAATAAGCATTCTTTTTTCGGCTTGCAGATCGTTTGCCGTTCTTGTTTCCCGTCCTTCGTGGATTGGGGGGGGCTGGTCCAAAAACGGCAGCCCGGCCGGGCCGATTTCGGGGAGGTGGTCCGTCCCGCACCCCATATCCAATAAAAGGCAACCATCTCCCAATAGGGTATCTTCTCAAACCCATTTAATAGATATAATTATAATTGTATTATATTTAGGGCGTAAATAAAAACATGAATAAGATTATGAGTTTAATGATAGAGTACATAGAAAAAGAGGGGGGGGGAGTAAAATATGTTTAGAAGAAGATGGTTTTCATCCCCAAAAACAGAGAGGAGATATTTCTTCTCCACCAACCAAGGATCATGCGACATTTATGCGGATGGCGTATATGTAGGGAGATATCTTGGCACGGGTATCACGGAGTTCACGTACTCAACGAGCAGGAATTATATAAATATAAGTTTGGTAGGTATCAGCCTACCGGATCAAGTCTATAATTATACGAATGGTATAATCACCGATTCGTTGGCTATTTATCAGGATTCTACTACCGATGCCAAATATACCGCCATATTCGACGCTGAGATATATGAGACTATTCCTGTCACTAACGCTAGGGTACAATCAACGATGACCGATATAGTCATGAATTACAAGCTTGGGGATTTTGTGTCCACGTCAAAGAAGGAGTTAATCAATAGCGGGATTCAGGTATATCCAGGATACGATGGATTTTATCGAATTATCCAAGGAGCGTATATAATTCCGATAATAAATACTACATATAAAATATATGTGAACTTCTTCACCCCCACATGGGGAGGTCATTCGGAAAGTCGAACACTTATGGGGTATGGTTATATCTATGGGTCTACTCCGGCTTCTCCTCCATCTCAATCATCTACTTACGTGACGGTTACTAACAACAGGCAGAATGCGGTAAGGGTTCTTATTCTTACGTCTCTTAACGTGACCGACATACAATCCCTTATAAATCGATATGGAACGACAGTAGTGAGATCTAGCAAGATATATGAGTATTATGATACAGCTAACAATATAATGACAGGGTTCGTGGAGGACAAATTGCCCGGTCAAGCCTATTACGCCTATATGCTGGATAATGAGTTGCGTACTGGTGTAGGGGACTTTACGATAGTATAACGATATTATCACCACATGGATGACGGTACCGGCCAAACGGGAAGGGGGATGCCCGATCCTCGTAGGGTTGGTTCCGTCACCCTCACTCCGCCCCTTTCGTTGGTTCCCTCCCATTATCTTCTTACGTCTCATTCTATCGACACAACCCATCTCCTATCCCCACTTCCAGCGTCTCATTTACTTTATTATATTTGCGATATAATTAAAACATAACATATTATGAATAAAAAAAATAAATACATGGGGGGGGGTATTTTAACCCTCAGATAAGGAGGGGGTATGTTTAGGCGCAGGACTTCTTCTCCAGGTAAGATCCACTACCGTGTTAATATAAACAAGAATATGTGTCTTGGCGTTGTAGATATATATATTGATGGGAAGCCATATCAACCTGGTTTTAACGGATCTTATCTTGATATATATCGCGATAAGAAGATAAAAACTATAAGCATAAGTGGCCAGATATCATATCTAAATCCGAAAAATGAATACAATGTTATTTTGGGCATAAGTGGAGGTATTATAGAGGGAGCCCTTACGTATCAATATAATTCGGGTATGCATTGCGAGTTGGCTAATAAGGTGATATACGGGAATAGGATAACTAATTTTGTTCCTGTAACGGTGATAAAAGATCCTGGGAAGATCATTAATTTCACTTACAGATCTGAATTACAGACTCAGGTTTTAGATGAAAGTTATGTAAGTTGGGATGGTGATTATGTATTAAACGATAATTGTATAGTAACTGATCTTTGTTCGGGATGTGAATCTTATGCCTATGGGAAAAGTTCTCGTGGTAACTATCGAGTAACGGTAAGGATAGTGTAATCCCAAGGGAAGGAGGGAGACCTCGTCCTTCCGGGCCTCCCCCGTCCTACCACCGCCTCCCGTTCTTTTTGGCTTCTCCATGTATTGTCTTTGACCGGATATCAAAAATTCATATCTTTGGAACAAAACTACAATCATGTTTAGAGACACACTACATAAAATCAAGATCTTCTTCTGCGATGACGATATCGAGAAGATATATGTAAGGGATAGTACGGTTATCCGCAACAACGAGATACATAAGATGTATGATGAGATACTTAATGAGCTAGGTGATTTGGCCACTGTCGTGTCTAGAAACTACGTATATGGTAGGATAAAGGACAGGACGGGGTTAAGTATCCGTCATATCAGTAGGATAATAAACCATACTAAAGTCGAGGAGATATGATTAAAGACGTAATGGAGAGGGATATGATAAATGAGATATCCACGTTGTTTGTAATGATATTCACGTCAGGGTTGATGTTTGTCATGCCGATATTAGATATAGGGTATAATGATATCCTTGTCATAATAGGATTCGGGATAATACTATCTTTTATGTTAACCATAATCCTGATCTTGCTTTCTTATGATATAAGGGATGAGATCATTGAGTTGATTGGTGATATGGATAGCCAGATCGTGGTAGATACTTCGGTATATAAAACGAACCTGCCCTAAGTAATTCCTAGGGCAGATGTATAAAACTAGATATTCCTTTTAATATATTTATCCATAAGGTCTATGGATAATTTAGTTCCCAGCTCCTCCTCCAACAGGTTAAGGTAGTTCTGGTGCAGGCATCCACCCCGCTCCACCTCCATGAAGCCGGCCCCTTCCCGGATCCTGACCAGTCCTTTCCTTGGATCCATGTCGATCAGGTCTCGAAGCTCGTTCATATTCTTAAACCTGTCTTCTATCACCTTAAATACATCGATCTTAGGTTTCTTATCCTTATTTTTAGGCTTTATCTTAATTCTCCCGCTCATGTCAATTTACATGTAATATGATTAAAGTTATTATTGTTTCCGCAATAAGCGCACATAGATGTAAAAGGTGAATATACCCTTCCGCATACAGGGCATCTCCATCCATACATAACATGATTTAATTGTTTATCGATTTCTTTCAACCCCCTCGTTAGTAGTGGTTGACGTATTTTTATTTTCCATATCATACATTATTTATCTTATCTGTACTTCCAAATCCATTATCACCTCTATCAGATTTTCCAAGATCTTCTAATGACTCCACTTCTTCCCATACGATACGTTCCCTTCTACGAATAAGAAGCTGTGCTACCTTACCACCGACATTACAATAATAAGGACTATGCCTATTCATTTTTCTGTGAACTATCATAATCTCCCCGCTATATCCTTCATCAATGGTAGCAGGGGCGTTTTGCATAATTAGCTCGCTATTAGTAAAACCACTACGTGGACGGATTTCCATCTCATAATCTTCAGGTAGTGCTACATGTACACCAGTATGATATATGATTCTTCCATTATCAAGTTCTATATCCTTAACGAACAAATCCATACAAGCATCCTGTTTATGAGCGTATTCAGGTAGCTTAGCACCCTCTTCTAGCCATATCTTGACCTTACACGTATCTATACCATCAAGTAACTCAACTGCCTCTTTATAGCTCATAGGTTGCTCTGAGGCTAATGAAATGGCTCTTGCCAATAAATCTTTAATCTTGCTCATCGTATCTTGTTTTTAAATTCTTTCCCTTTCGGGCATTGTAATTTACATTCCTCACCACAAGCGGAACAGTTGGGTCTCATTCCGGGCACCCCTCTTCCCCCGTACGGCCAGTAGGCGTAATCGCAGACGCTCCAGAACGCCTCCATCGCCTTGATCTTGGCATCGACGGTTATCTTCTCCTTCACCTTTTTCATGCTTTTCCTGAACTCGTCTTTCATATCCTTCCCTTCTATCTGTCTGGCCTTACGTCTCTCGTTCCACCAATTGTAGTAGAATTTGTCTGCCATCTTATAAGCTTCTGGGTCAAATTTATCACGATGCAGGATAGGTGCGTCCTTGATCTTTCTCAAATTCCTGCCACAAACATAAGCAAGCCCGGCGTACGGAGGTATGTCCTTAGGATCAACCAACCCATCAGGAACGCAGTAGTAGAAGTAGTTGGGGCGGCCGTACCTGACCCAGTCCCCGGTCTCGTATAGGGCTTGCTTCCGGGCCTCGAACCAGCCTTGCATTACTTGGTGCTTACCCTCCTTCTCGAAATCCTTGTTATAGTCAGCCAACGAGATCTTCACCTCAACCTCATAAGCGTACATGGATCTAGTTATAGCCAAATAATCAGACTCCCAGTTATATACATATAGGTTATTTATCACCCATTTAGGTGATACCAAGAACTGTCTGTTAAGGATATCCAATATCCCTCTTTCAGTGTATTCAGCACCTTTATTTGATCGCCGTGTTCCCATCTCCAGTAAGAGGATTATTCCTATATCCTACCGCCATTATAGCATTACCTATCAACATCCTCAACTTATCCATATCTTTATCATGGAACGAGAAAGTGGTTAAGATATGACCATTGGTCTTATCATAAGATTTTATCATCAACACAGCCACATACTCACCCATCATCTTTCGGTTCATAATATCAAGATCGATTATGCCGTGATCTATTAGATCAACCACATCCCATCCTGCTGGTAGATACTTTTTTATCTGATTTATATCCATATGATTAAATTATTAAATTTTGTATAAATATATTTTATACATTTATTATCGCTCATTCATATATGAGCGATTTATTAAATACAATATTCATTGTGATAAAAATAAATTCGTTTTAACAGATACCAAGCCATGGCTGACATATTTTAATTTCTTGCAAGATACATCTTTCTTATTCTCTCCATTAATATCCCGAATATTAAATTGCCCAGAAAGCCTTCTTGCGTAAATAAAATGCTCTTCTCCTTGAAACATCACTTTATCAAATAACCTAAATCCAAAAACTTTAAAAGGAGCCTGGTTTCGCTTTCTAATTCCTCCTTTCAATATTTTCATCTTATGAATCTGACGGTTATGGCGACGAACTAATTTACGTTTGTAATAATATCCAAGCCTACATGAATTAAAATTCCTTGAAATCACAAAAGCGTCTGATACATGGGATTTTTCAATTCCATGGTTTATACGATTATATTTTGTTATGTATCCGAACGTCATCGAAACGTTATCGTATTTGGATTTTAACTCCTCGTACAACTTCCATTTCATGATACCCATGACGGCTGCGTCACGAAGTGACTTGCCTCTGCTTACTTTCAATTTGATATTTCCTTTATGAAATTCCTTATGACAAGTCTCACAAAGAGTAATTAAATTGGATGGTGAATCTCCTCCTATCTTCCTTGACTCAATATGATGGATATTAAGGATAGGATCTTTTGACTTACCCTTACAATGCTGGCATTTATGCCCGTCTCTTGCTAAGACATACTCCCTAACATTCCAAAATCCTAATTGCTCACCTTCCTGATACTCTTTACCTGATATCTCTGGATTCTTGATCTTTTGAGTATCAAATTGGGCTACCTCAACAATCAATTTTGAGACAGGTAGTATAGAATATACAAAACTGAGCTTTCTATACCTAAGCCTGCTTCTTCTAGTCCTCCTTAATCCCCTTCTTGTTGATAGAAGATCAACAACATCACTTCTTAGAATAACCTCACTTGCGTAAAGCTCCTTGCTTTTCGTCGTAGCTGACAAACCAACATGCTTGGTTCCCGAGTCGACGCCTAACACAATCTCTTGTTTGTAATCGGATGTCTTGTACGTTAATTTGATGGTAAAAGGACATGTGTTCACAACGACCGCTTTGTTGTCTTTTAGCAATCGCCTAACCTTTCCATGCCTTGTCGTAGGCATCATCGGTTTACCATCTATGTCCTGTATATACACCATTTTACAAACTAATTCAATGTTTATTCAACATAAGTCAGGGCAAAACCCTGTTAGTACCCATCGCCAATGTTATTGAAGGTTTTATATAGGCAACACTGGAACCCAAATACGATCCCTATTTAATCACCTACCTTAGAGCTACGGACTTGGATAAACATCCGTAGGTAACTATATATTCTCCAATAACGTAGCCTTTATTTCAAGACTTAAGCTAATAACCTGATCCTATATAGATATATATAAAATATTAAATGAATTTCAACACCTTATATATTATTTGAGGTTATTAATTACCGACCTACAGGAATATGTTTAAGAAAATACCATGTACCCCAACCACGACTCGAACGTGGATCCCATCTTTAGGGGAGATGTGCTACTTTCCTCTTGAGCTATTGGGGCGTATACCCTGATCCTCACGGACAAGGGTATCAAACAAAATCTAAACTCTAAATCTAATGACAAATTATATTAATCCAACTGTGGACCCGGCCGGACTTGAACCGACAACCTGCTGGTTATGAGCCAGATGATCTCACCAATTGATCTACGGGTCCTAAATGCACCACATCGTCTTTCACAAGAGGATGTGGCTCGGAATTTCTCGAAGTTTATATAGTATTTTATGAAACTATTGTCCAACATTCTAGCATATAGCACCAATCCTCGAACGGGAATGTCTCTATACCTGACCTACCCCATCCCGTCCCCCAACTGTTCTGTAGGACGAAGCCGGCCTTGTCCCAGCCGGTGAGGATAACGGCATGACCTCCCAAGTTCTGCCCTTGGCCTTGCCAGAATCGATTACCATAATTATAGCAATACAGACCTATAACCAGAGGCCCATTCAGCATCAACGCTACCTTAGCCGATACCGGATCTATGATCCTAGCGTAACTGTTTATTTTCTCCCCATCTACGCCTATGTTCTTGATAGACTTGATAGCGTCACGAAGAACCATCCCGTCTTGATCCTTATCCTCTCTCAGATCATATATATCGTAGGGAGAGATCTTAGCCGGTCTTTTAATAGCCCTTATACTCTTTCTCCAGTTAAGTATCTCAGCTAAGCTTACCGCAGCGCAAATAGGAGAAGATCCTTGATCCACTACGCTATCAACGTTGTTGACCTTATACTCATCAGGGACAGCCTCATGCTGCATATTCATGATAGCGTCTCTGTCATCCACAGGGGATGGTATATATCCTAACCCGTAACTCATTTTTTATCCTTTTTATGGTAATCAATTATCTTGATATTAAACGTATCGGATCTTTGCCTTACCTGTATAGACCCTCTAGCCTTTCCCTTGGCGTCGTACAGGGCGGTGAAGCCAAAGTTATCGACCCGGCCGTCGTCCAGCGTAAACCGCCACTCCTTCCATTGGCCCATCACGGTCCCGGAAGACACTATGGAATCCACCACATAAGATATATCAGTAGTATCATATTCCGTATAGTAGGTTCTTGACGTACTGCATCCGACAACCGCTAAGGTAAATAACGTTAACAAGAAAAACAAGATCTTATTCACTTTTCTTAGATTTTTTACGTTTCTTAGATTTCTTCTTATCCTCCGCCTTATTCTCGACATTTACGTCAATACCAGCATCAGCGACCTCAGGGGCGTTATTTTCAGGTATATCAATATGACCTGAGTTAGGATCCATCTTATCCTCATCAACAACAACCTCATCAGGTACATCGCTATCTAAAAGCTCTGCCTCAAGATATTTGATACGATCTGACATGATTTTATTCTGGTCCTCAAGTTCCTTATATCTTCTTCTAGCCTCATCGAGTAATTTAGATGATAGTTTATGTTTCTTCTCGATATCCATATAAGCCCGTTTAAGAGTTTCTTTCTCTTTTACCGACTCATTATATAGCTCTCTTGATTTACTAAGCTCATTCCCCATCTTAACTATATAAGAATCCTTGGAATCTATATCCATATCAAGAGAATCGACAAGCGTATCAAGATACCTTACTTTCTCTTCCAATTCCGTTATCTTCTTGCGGGCATCATCGTAATCCTTTTTTAATCTTCTTGAGTAGCTAATAGCCTCATCAAGATCCTGTTTTAGTGTATTTATATAACTACTCTTTACTATCTTCAATCCGAACATTTTTATCACTGTTATAAGTTTCACGAATATCGGCTTTTATCTTGCCGACTATAATTAACTCAGCTATATGTTTGTCTTTCTCGACTATAGCCATATCCTTACGGACATTAGTGACCCTGATCATGATATTCCAGTTATTAGACGAGACGAACGGTGATCCTACCAAAGTAAGTCCCGTATCTCCGGTAAACGACGGCAGCATCATCAACACCCCTATGGTATTATCCGGGAACGACGCCCATACCCCTGTGTCTATATCAAGGACATCACCCTGTCCTAATGGGAAAGCATTACCCTGCTTGATAGGAATATCCTTACCCAACGAGTTCCATGCTTTCGAGAATCTTACGGAGTTAAGGAAGATCTTCCCCTCTTTCTCCATCACCCCTACCATAGGTTCGCAATTCAATCTAACCTCGTTTTGTTTATCACCCGTCTTCTCCTCAAGCTCATCAAGGTCTCTGGCTGATGTAAACGACTTGCTTTCCAGAAGCTTTTTAATATCCTCAATACTGGCCATTATAATTTGATTATTAAATAAACGATCTTCAGTCCTAACTTAAAATCAGATGTCTTCTCGAACATCTCCCTAAGAGGTAAGATAGTAGCGTCAAGATCTGACGCTACCCATTCTCCATCCTTATAATACATATCCTTTTCCTCGGAATACGCTATACAAGATCGATGCCCTAGGTTCTTCATAACCGTATCTACCTTATTTTGGGTAGGCATCGAGACACGATTCACTTTAGTAGATATATTGAAATTACTCTCCATTAACTTTCTGATTTTTAATTAGTTAATTAAAATGGAAGATCACTGTCGTCTCCAAAAGGAGGATATTGAGGAGGTTGTTGTTGACCTCCAAACAAAGGGGCTTGCGCTTGCTGCGGAGCCTGCTGGTATGATGGAGGAGGCGTTTGCGATGGAGCCTGCGTAGCGTATGACGGTGGGGGCGTTTGCGTTATAGCCTCACCAGCGTTGTTTTGGCTTGGAGACTGAACCGGTCTCACGCCATCCGCTTTAATACTTTGGATATATTTATTAAGTACCTGATAAGCGAAAGCGTCTTGGGTCGTATAATCAAACTTCTTATTCCCCATTATATCAGTACTCTCAACCCTGTCAGGCCATCCATTCTGCCCATTCTTATAATATTGCTGGATAAGCTCGTCCTTCCCATCTGGAGTTTCCCTAGCGTATGAAATGAAAAAATTACCGGGAGCATATTGATCCCCTTTCTTAGCATGAGCAGGATTGATCACCACCTTACGTTTCAGGTCGATATTAGGCAAGTACCTTACCAGTGACTTAACGTAATTATTGATACCTCCTTTTTGAGTCATCAAAGGAACGTTTATAAAGTAATTACCATCCTCATCACTTATCTTTATGGATAAGTATTTGGCATTTATTCCATTGAACTCCACTTCTCGCACATTGATATCAGACAAATAACCTTCGATACCGTTCCAGAATACCCTCCAATAAGAAACGGCTCCGGTCTTCTCGTTTATATGCTCCTCGAAACCTTCCTTTGGTTCTCTTGATGACTGATATAATAATCCGCTACCACTTACTTTAAAGTAATGGTTATTACCACCTGATGAATTTTCTCTAACTCCCATTTTATATATTTTTAAATATTAAACAATAACTGATGATGACAAGAAATACTCGTTCTTATTATCCTCCCCATAAATCTTATTGAAATGAGATTTATGATCATGCTCGATAACCACCCTATTACATGAGACGCTTTTTATAATACCAAGATATCTTCCACATAATACGTTACATATAATATCTTCACCATGATAAGACAAAGAAGCAAGTCTCTCCTTACATGATTTACCGGAAGACGGGTTCTCTGACATAATACCGCATCCTTTATCGGTAAATATCAACTTGCAATGATCGAACTCATTTACCTTAAGATTGTTTTGGAGGGCTTGGACGAGTAGATCCTTATCAAAGACATAGGTACTTGTTTTGACAAAATGCTCGTCCACGAACCTCCAATTTGGATAATTACCCTCAAAATGGGTCTCATACATATCCATATCAGGCGTAGAAAAATAAGTCTTAGTATCGTCCACTTTTATAGACAACATATCCGATGACTTATTGATATGCTTATCAAGCAATATCGCGGATTCGTTCGATACCGGGATAAACATCTTATCTACCTTATCCTTATTAGGGACAAAATACCTGTAAATAGTATTTCTATCCGTACTTACTATATTAATATTAATATCATCAATATCAATGACCACATTCTCGATGCATGGATAAAAGTCATCTACCTCCGTATAATCGCTGGCTTTGTTAAGAACCGAAACATAATCGCTCATCTTAACCTTAATTCCTCCATCAAGTATCTTATGTACCTGCGGGAATGTATTGATATCAAAAGCCGGACAACTATACTCACCAGAAGCATAGCGGATCGTTATCTGATCTTTTCTATCCGAAAGCAGTATCGTAATCTCACAATTCTTCTGTTTTTTCATGAACTTAATAAAAGAGCTTGCCTCTACCAAGAAAGAGAAGTTAGAGTCAGCCTCTACCTCCAATCGCTCTATAACACATACCTTTACATTTACGGAAGTGATATAAGCCAGATTATTGACAACATCTATCTTAAGATCCTTATAAAGGGAGTTGGGACCGGCATTCTTAACAACCGTCTCCAATTTGCCCAACTTCTCATTTAATGACTTCGACAAACATCTTATAAGCATAACGAACAACTTTTTATTACATCGCAAATATAATCATAATTATATTAATACAAATACAATAAATACTTAATAGTATTAAAATAGTTTAAACTTACGTCTAATATACTCGGCTATAAGCGTAGCGTCACACATTCCGTCTTGTATCTTAGTAGGTTGTACTCCTTTTCCTGACCATGGTTTCATGAAAGAGACCAAAGGGAAAAGGCGCATGGCACATCGGATGGAGGTAGCCTTCGTGTCTAACTTCGCCGCCGTATACACCCGATCGGCTGTCGTATGAAGCTCCTTCTGCCAGGTCTTTGGTTGCACCTCCTCGAACATGAACCTAACATCCGGGTGAGATCCGTATCGCTCCATCATCTCCACCATCATAGCGAATAGGGCGTTCGGTTCCCGGCGTCTCCCGCCAAAGGTGAAGTTGCTGGCTGCCGAGCTGTTGTGGATGCTATGGACGTCCTCGACGGCGATCGCCAGCGTCCCGCCTCCCTTTTCTTGGATCTTGTCAGCGGCATCGAGGAAGAAGCTTGATATAGCCCTAAGATCTATATCCCCCTTAGCCGATATCCTTGGAGTCATAATTACCTTAACCTCGCCATTTTCTGGGATCATGGACAATCCTCCGGTATCTATACCCGGATCTATTCCTATCGCTATATTCATATTTTTAAGGTATATAATGAATGAAAATCCTCCGGTCTAAACACCTGTATCGATTTATCTGGGTACATACCTATATAATGACCGTAAAAAGCCCGTAGAATGCCATTTTCTAGCCTTATATCCAATGCCTTTACCTTATTCCCTTCAACCATAACATCAACCTCATCAGTCTTGTTAGATATCTTATCGAACCATTCAGGTATAGGATCAATACCGTACCTGAATGCGTTTACCGTTGATTTTATCGAGATATATGTTCCCATATTAGATAAGATTACAATCGTCTCGTTTAACAACCTTAAAATCGCCATTTCTAAGTAATATCGCTACATCAGATCTCGTATATGTGAGAGGCGTATACGATACCAAATGATAAGAAGCCTGTCCTGTCGCTGGTCGAACCGGTCTCAATACGGCTATGGCTATATCTCCGCCAAGTTCCGTACCACCGGTGACACCCTGTAGGCACATGTATATGAATCCCTCATACTCATATCTCTTCCCGATAAATTCACTCATGGGAATACCTACGAACAGATAGTTCTTTACATCCCCCTTCTTAACCTCGACAGCGTTCTCTACGCTGGATGGTATTACGTCTACAAATTTTACTCCTATTGCCATGATTACAAATTCAATTTAGTTCTTAACTCTTGACACAATTCTTGATTATCTCTCATGATACTTAACGTATTATCCACCCCATTTCCTACCCGGACATCCCCGTACCAGTACCATGATCCTTTACGGGTAAAGATACCGGTTTCCTCGCATAACTTCAAAAGTTCAAGTTCCTTGTCAAACCCAACTCCATAATATAAGGCTGTCTCGGCTATCTGGAACGGTACGGCGGTCTTATTCTTCAGCACCTTTATCCTGACCTCATGACCTACTGAAGATCCGTCCTCACCTAATATAACCTTCTTTCTCGCCATCTCCATACGGATAGAGGCATAGAACTTAAGGGCGTTACCTCCGGTCGTTACCTTAGGATCGCCGTATATAACACCGATCTTCTCCCGATACTGGTTGATGAATACCAGAACACAGTCGCTTTTGTTTACGATCCCTGTAAGAACTCTCATGGCTTTTGACATCAACCGGGCTTGTAATCCCATGTTGCTATCTTCCATATCACCCTCGATCTCCTTCTTCGGGACCAAGTTCGCCACGGAATCCACGACAATAAAGCCTACTTTGCCGGACTCCACCAGCTTGGCCGTAATATCGATAGCCAACTCCCCGTAGCTTGGCTGGGAAATAAGGAACCGGTTCACGTCCAATCCCATCTTCTTAGCGTATTCGATATCAAAAGCGTTCTCCACGTCTATTATAGCTACCAGCTTATCGGGGTGCTTTTTCTGGAACTCGATCATACTTAACGTACACATCATGGTCTTGCCACAAGATTCCATCCCGACCAGCTCATGGATCCGGCCTACCGCCCATCCGCCGCCGAGAGCCTTGTCCACCACCAGCGAACCGGTGCTTTCCCTTGGTATGGATATTATAGGCTTATCATCGCCGAAGTTCATTATCGAGCCTTCTCCAAGCTCTTTATTTAAAGATGATACTAATTCATCTACGTCTGAAAAAAGTTCTTTCTTAGCCATTATAATCCAAATTCATCGAAATTAAACACGTCTTTCTTCATATCGAACATCTCAATTCCCAGATCCCTTACGCTCTCCGGTCTGAACGTACCTCCGTTTTCTTCACACCTCTCCATAAAGGATGCTATCTTGTCGCTCAATGCTATCATGTCATCATTCGGCACGGATTTAAGATAAATACCTCCTATTGACTTGCATCTCGACAATGCGGTGTACACCTGACCGATCTCGAAAGCACTCGTCATATTCACATACACTCTATCCAGAGTCATACCCTGACTATTACTGCATATTATTCCACCTGAAACGAAATGATGGTCTATATCGACCTCTATATCGTATGTATCCTTCACTCCTGTAGATTCCACGCTTTTAACTACATCGAAGAAGTAATCATTCTTTTCTATCTTATCGAAATAATCATTCAAGCTATCAGCCATCCTTAATGTATTATAGTCAAGATATGTCATCATGTACATCTTTCTCCTAACGTGGGAACCATATATACATTCTTTCTTGAATAGATCGATATTTGGGACCCTGTCGAATTTTACGTTCCTGCCTTTTGCAAATTCATCGCAAGAGTTCCTTAGGTATCCTATATTGAAATTTATGTATTTTGCAAATCTTTTTATGCTGCTCTTTTTTATGAATAGGCAATAATTACCCCTAGCGCCAGGATAATATTTCTTAACGTCTTGGAAATGGATACTTGATATAATCCCAAACTCAAGCAAAAGAAGTTGTACGGATTTTATGATATGGATATTGCTTTGGCTCAATCTTATCGTTCTATTACCAATAGAGCAACATCCATCAGAATCGAACAAGCCTCTTATTAGATCCGATTTTTCCTGAAAACCAGATTTATATATATACTCTGGAATCCTCTTATCTTCTTTAGTCTCGTACCCAAGACCCATGGATAGAAGTTTTTCTCTGAACTCCTTATTCTCTATTACGAAATTATATTCAAACCCAGATGTCGAACTTATAGACTTCTTATTATATATATTGTAAGGTATTCTCAAATAATCCAAACATTTCGACAATGTTTCATATGCATCCATATTCTTATCAGTAGACCCAACTGATATATCTATCCTTGATTTTGATTTTTGCCTAATACCGTATGATCCATCACCTATTATATAACCAATAAGCCAATCAATGGACAAGTTGTGATTATCAATATCCGGCACGCTTACTTTTCTCGCTACGGGTATAAACTCACCTATATTGAACTCACCGGCCCTTTTAAATGCAAGGTCGCTATCCAAGATTTTATGGTCAGGCGTGCAACATATCTCATACCCGAAATTAGTCGTTATCCTGATGGTATCCTTCTTCCCTGAATACACCTTGTCCAATACCTTCCTGTATTCCCCGTTTCCTATATTGACCATATCGCCAACAGAGATATCCCTCATCGGCTTTATCCCATTGTCGGTGAATATAGGTGAATTTTCGTCTATACACTTATGGCTAGTGATAGAGTACCCTAGCCTTATAGGATATTGTATTATATACCCACACGACATCTTCTCCAAGGAACCGTCCACTGTCCTGTACTTGAACTTATCCCATCTTTCCTTTCGTACGTCTACCTCACTTCCGTCATCCAACTTAACCGATATGACCTCTTCCTTCTCATCTATACTCGTTATGATTCCGGTAGAACCGTTCACGTAACCACACCCGTTCCGTGTTATCAAGACCTTTGCTCCCACCTTGATAACCAGCTTATCCTCACACGGTGCGTTCGGTCTGTCTCCAACCACCTCGGCCTCGAACTCGTAGCTCTCGCCAGACAGCTTCGACAGGTTCTCGTTATTAATCACGGAAGCCTCCTTGTTCGTCGAGCACACGATAACAACATCATCCATGTTCTCCGGGACCATGACCCTTGATTCCATTATCCTCTTCGACTCTTCTGTTATCACTCCGTTACGTATATCCTCTAGAACGGTCAATATCTCGTTATCGTTCTGCCTAAACACCCTATTGAATTTGATCACGGAGAACCCAGACGCTCTGAGCGCCTTCGACGAGAAGAAGAAATGGCTGTCGTAATACCTATCAATGATGTCATCCTCCGTGACAACTGGGGGTAGCTGGGATAGGTCTCCGAACATTATGATCCTAACTCCTCCGAACGGGTTCTTGCTTCGCTTCGACTGCCGCAGTATGTCCGCCATCTCGTCGAGGAGGTCAGGGCGTACCATGCTCACTTCATCTATTATTATCGTGTCCAGTCTCTTTACTTTCGACTTCACGAACCCTCCGACCTCGATCTTGTTCGACAGCATCCCATGCTCGAACCCGGGTACGTACGGATCGTTCTTTATAGAGAAGAACGAATGGATGGTCTGTCCTCCAGCATTCAACGCCGCTACTCCAGTCGGGGCTACGATAACGCACTTACCCAAGAACTTTACGATACGTCTCATGAACGTACTTTTACCACTACCGGCTCTACCGGTAATAAACAGATTCTCCCTAGTGGTGAAAATCTTCTTCAAGGCACGACCCTGCTCCACGTTTTTATCCACCGTCATAATATGACGAAGGAGGTCGTTTTCATTTCTAAAATCCTCTTTTACCATATCTTTTAAGATTATGGTACAAAGATACGAATAGTTATAATTAACTAATAAAAATAAATGTGAATAATATGTAAATATTAAATTTTATATCTGATACTCAAATCATCCAGCCTTACTCATCTCAGTTCCTTTTACCCCTAAGAAAACGTCTCTTATATAATCTTCTGCGATGATTATATGCATTATCGTTCCTCGGTATGATAGTCTTAGGTGTCCTATATTTACGTTTTTCCTATCTTTGGTATTGACTATTCCATTGTTTTTCTTTACCTCATCATATAAATCGGATATAGTCTTACAGCACATACTAAGAACTTCTTTTATCATCCGATATACCGTTCTTTGGGATATTAGCATCATACCTTCTTTTGATAGCTTTATATTCAATCTATCCATAAGATATGACACATTGAATTTGACAGTTCTTTTTTTAGTTACCTTATATATCTTATTTATATTTTTGTTTCTAGCTGAGAATATTATTTTTGATAACATCTTGACTCTATTTAATTTACGACTTTTGTTAGCCATCCTTCTTCTGGTATTCGAATCAAGATTTTTATCAAGGCAGGTATATACAGATTCTCCTTTCTTTACAAACATATCCTTTATCCTTTGGGTCTTACTAGCCTTATGCTTGTATTTTATGATATCTGATAAAGCTATCATAATCTCTCCTTCAGCCCAAGCCTTTAAGCTTATAAGCTGGTAGTTCATATCCTCATGAGAATCCCTTAACACATGGCGGTAGCAGAAATAAGCGCATCCATCTGATAGGATATCAATAAAATCTTTGGTATTGATCTCTATCTGATCTCTATTCCCGCCATGCATTCTATTTCTTAGAAACACATGTTTGAATACGTTTATGATAATAAGATATATCATTGCCATCTTACATTCATCACTGATCTGAATACCTGATCCATGATACTCCTCATGTTTCAATGAATATTTTATAGCTGTCACTTTTTTGCCTTCTTTATTGGTAACAGGTTTGAAATCGACTGGGCATATAAGTGACCCGGCTGGAAGTTTTACGCATCCTAGCTCATCTTTTTTGGCCTGAATATTACGTGGAGTATATTTTTCGGTAAGAATCTTATCGAAATTTAATTTCATTTTATGTAAAAGTACTATCTTTGTTCCCATGTGATATTTTATTTGCTGCGAATATACGAGTTTTATCAATACGAAACAAGTTATTCGGATGGATGGGTAGCCTGTGAAGGTCGCCCATTTGTTGTTTATACGAAATTGTCGTAATAAAATTGTGGGGGGTAAACTCCTGTGTTTGTGGAAGATCATTTTTGACACCACACTTGTTACGCGCGCGTTAATAGGTATATTTATTAAATATAATTAACTCTATAAACATATACTACCTTCTAATATCTCTATCCGTACACAGAACCTCTCCTGACGTCGAGTTCCTGTGTACTCCACTTAAAGTCTCTATTTAATAAAACATTGCTTTTTACCGCCAAGGTATGGTGCCGTCAAGCAGGATACCGCAGGCTAAACCTGGTAGAAGCCGTATCCTATACCGGAAGCCGGTACCCCGGTAGGGGGATCGGGTGGAGCATAAGCCAAAGAAGAAAAAGCGAGGTCTTGTACGATCGCTCGCGCTCTGGCTGCCCGTATCTTCTACGGCAGGCTCCATCGCCCAAGGCTTCCCATTTCCCCTTGGCTTTATATCCCATAACATAGCAAGAAGGAATCCAAAGGGAAAAGGGGTGGTCATGTCCCGTGAGGCAGGATAGGGCTGTCCACCGCCGCTCGGAGGCATGTATGGTCTGTGCTCCACTGGCCTCATTGCCGTGGCTTACGGTGGACTTATCTGGCTTTCCTCCGCCACTTCCACCGCCTTTTCCCATTTGGATGTTCTTAAATACATGTTAATCAGCATATATTATGTTGATTATGGCATAATTTCTTGACAACGATATTTTTTTTAAGTAGTTTTGCTGAAAACTAATTTTATATGTCGGAACAGAGGAAAGCTTTCGTATTCGCATTGCCTTACGATACTAGGTTGGATATGATCCAGCAGTTCTTAAGGATATACAACGGCTATCTGGATTCTAGGGGTAGGAGCTTGATTACTGAAAGGACGATAAACTTACTTTCTTTCTACATCAACTACGGATACTCTGATGATACCAGGGCTAAGTACATGGATTGTCATGGACAGAAGGAATCTTACGTCGCTGTCTTGAACAACGAGCTTAAACGTGGGGGTTTTCTGGTGGACAAGAAGAACGGGAACTTCCGTACCCGTGAGCTGTCTATTGAGATGAGAAGCTTACGTAACTATTTTGTTCTTGACGGGGAGGGTGATGATACCCGTGTAATGGGGTTTGTGTTCAAGAGAAACAAATTGGATATTGATGGGTAGGAATCTTATTTCATTCGATAGGGATATCGTGGATGAGGTGGTAAGAAGATCTGATGGGAAGTTTACCAAACAACAGGTAGAGTGGTGCATGAAAGCATCCGTATCTTACATCCATCACCTAGCTAGGTATACTGACAATATATCTATCAGAATCCCGTTTATCGGATACGTTATATGCAATCTCCGAGAGATGCGGGTAAGGCGTGATAAGATACGCCGGATATTTGTCAAGGAAGGTAATCGTTATCCGGATGAAAGGATGCCTATTGAGCTTGATTGTCTTGATAAGAAGATTAATGCGATAGAGGATATGGAGGGGTTGAAGAACGGAGATCCTCTTATACGTGATAACCATGAGGCCATGTATCAATGTCGGTATGGAATGACATGGGAACAATTACAGGATTTTCAACAAAAACAATTTAAGAAATAATATGCAAACAATCGGTAAGGCCCAAGTAATAGCCCAAGCTTGGGAAGACAGTTTATTGGGTAGGATTCCTAAGGATGAGAAGGATTATCCGGAGTGGTACAAGAATCGTCTTGATTTATGCAAGAAATGTCCTAAGAACTCTTCTAATATAGCTTTCTTTAAGTTACCAGCTAAGGTATTGCTGCAAAGATTGATGGGAAGACAGGCATGCTCGTTGTGCGGTTGCTTTATCAAGGAAAAGGCTTGGATGAAGACCGAGGTATGTCCGTTGAAGTTCGTGGAAGGAGAGAAAGCCAAATGGAATGCTATGGAGGTGATAACGGCCGATCATAACGATTTTAATATCGAGTGCCCTAACGATTCCTTTGATATAGGACTTACGGATGACGAGAGCGAGTTTTATCTAAATATTTTTGATCAGAAAATAGGTGATAAGATAGAAATCGTGTTATTTATCACCCATAAAGATGGTTTCCATGTCAAGGAGCATCATCTTGGATGTGGATGTATGGGAGACGTGTCATATAACAAACATCCTGACAATGAGAATAGAACTATATTTAGGATGACGTTAGATACCTCAAAATATACGGAAGGTCATTTTGAGAAACATCTATCTCTTATGGGTTATACGAAGGATGATCCTGAACGTAATTTCAAACATTTCCCGCTACGTATTATAGGGGAAGCTTATAAGTAAATACTATGCGAAGTCCTGTAAGAAGTAAGATAGATGATCGTATCCATGCTCTTATTGTCATGGAAGTCGGTTGCCGTGAGTTACCCGAATATTCGCTGGGTGATATACTTTACTCCGCTTTAAGGAGAGTTGCTAAGGCTAATGGTGGTAACGTACGCTTCTTGCGGGATATTAGCACCAGAGATTTATTAAGAATAATAGATCAGAGTATCAGTGATGAGATTGAGTTAAACAACAATGATTATAATGCGTAATATGGAAGATAAAGATATAAAAACAGAGATTAGAGATTATCTTAAAGAAGAGGCGGATACCCATATAAGGCATTGGATAGCCATAAAACGTGAGAGCAAGCGTCTGTATAGCGATATTGAGGATAGGACTAAGAAGATAGCCCTTAAATCATCTTCGTTGATAAAAGAGGAGGATTTTGTCGTTCTTCATGAGATGACCCATAAGATACAGATGTTGAATATAGAGGCTGTAAAAGTCAATTCTAGGTTGATGTTCATAATCCAGTTGGCTACCAGCTTCGGTATGGATCTGGATTTAGATACGACATATGCGTCCACCGCCAAGAGCATTATAGAAGACAGAACGTCTGGATTCGTGTTTTATGATGACAAGGAACGTCTTAGATATGCTGACAAGGAGCTTGAGGATATGTTCCATGATATGAGTGTGACGGAAGTAAGTAAGATAGGTGTTGTTCAATCTTATGAGCTTCTTATGAAGCAGTATAACGAATTTAAGGAAATAAAGGCCAATGCCACAGGGAAGACGAAAGCCGACGAGTAAGGATGTTGATCGGGTTAATGACAATCTTGAGGTCATATCCAAGGCCGTGGATGACGCCAAGACGTATATCGCCAAGCATCCATGGGATAAGGAGAAGCCTGAGGATATGGCTAGGGCGTTCGATTTCATATCCAAGCTGATCGATAAGATCAACGTATGGAATGACTCGTATATGGAGAAGAGTGGAATCATGGATGTATACAGGAGTGTCAGCAATGTCCAGAAGAAGGAACGTAAGGGACAGGTTTCCGGTGGTATAGAATCCGTATTAAAAAATATGCGATCATGAGTTTAAGCACGAGTCCAGAATTTTATGTAAACATGAAGAATCCCCCTATATGGAACGATCTGTTCGGATGGGAGGATCAGGATGATGATGTTAAGCAGTTCTTCACGGAGGAGGCTTATAAGGTCAAGAACGGGGTGACTATCAACGGTACGTTCATCCCGCCATGGCTTTATTGGCATGTTAATTTCTTTCCCGTATTTCAAGACCTTCCAAATGGAGAGCGTGTTCCGGCTATCAGCCGGTTACGTGATAATGAATGGTTTTTCGCCGAGATGTACCAACGTGCCCGTCAGGAGAAGAAAGGGCTGGGGATGTTCGGTACCCGTCGTTTTGGGAAGGCCCTTCTGGACTCGGAGCTGATATATACTCCTTATGGACCTAAGAAGATAGGGTTCGCTGATATCGGTGATATCATATATGGCGATGATGGTAAGCTTACGACTGTAGTAGGCGTATATCCTCAGGGATTCGTTGATACGTACAAAGTGACCTTTGAGGACGGTCGCAGCGTGGTGTGTTGCGGGCAGCACCAGTGGAAGGTCAAGTATCATGGTGATTATAAAGTCATGAACACTATGGGTATCATCCACTCTGACTTCCAGAAGATGACTATAGACATAGGGGAGGCCGTGGATTTCCCCGAGCGGCGGTGGCTGATGTCGCCCCAGCTCCTTGGGTCTCTGACCGCCTCTTTCCTTTGTGGATCTACCGACAGGATCTTCGAGTTAAGCAATAAGGAGATGGATGATATTATTTATTCATCCAAAAAACAGAAGGAGTTGTTTATAAGCTCATTCATGAAGATATCTTGCGGTATAAGTACCGGTGATGATTGTTTTAAGGTCGTTTACAAAAGTGAGTATATTATATCCTTCGTAAGAAGAATATTCTGGTCTATGGGATATTATTGCGTCATGGATGGTGATGATATGTATATATCCAAGACTCATAACAGGCTTAGGATATCCGATATAGATTATTACGGGAAGTATAAGGCTACTTGTATTGAGGTCGATAATAAGTCCCATCAGTTCCTTGCCACTAATTTTGTCGTATCCCATAATACGACTATCATGTCATCACTTCTCCAGATGAACGCTACCATGACGATCGGGCTTAGTCATTCCGTGGTAGGTTTCAGCGATAGCGATTTATCTAATATAGGTGAGTATTGTGAGTATGGTCTTGATCATGTGCATCCTTTTTTCAGGATTAACAGGACCAAGACCGATTGGAGTTCTGGTGTCACCTTAGGCAAGCGTATGTCCAACGGGGTTCGTGATGTTCATGCCATAATATCCATAGCCAACATCAACATGGGTAGGAAGACATCCACACAGAAGACTGCCGGTCTGACCCCCGCCACGGCTATTTTCGACGAGGTAGGTAAGGGACCTATCAAGAAGCCGTACACTGCCGCCATGCCGTCATACGACACTCCTTACGGCTGGCGTCTCAGTCCGATCTTGGCTGGTACCGGTGGTGAGGTGGAACTATCCAAGGACGCTCAGGAGATGTTCTCTGATCCTGATACATACAATCTTCTGGTCATGGACTGGGATATTTTAAATCGGAGAGCCATGAAAGGGAAAACATGGAAAGAACGGAAATGGGCGATGTTTGTTCCTGGTCAGATGGCTAACTCCGGTGTCAAGAGAACTATAGGTCTGGGTGATTATTTGGGGAAACCTGATGATAAGAAGCTTAATAAGATCAAGATTGACGCCACGGATTTCGAGGCTAGTACCAATAAGCTTAACGAGGAACGGAAGAAGCTATCTACGAAAGATAGGGTAGCTTATACCTCTCATACCATGTTCTATCCATTTACGATTGACGACTGTTTTTTAAGCTCATCCCAGAACCTATTTCCGGTCGAGTACGCTATCAAGCATAAGAATGATCTTCTTGAGTCGGGGCAATATAGCGGCATGCTGTGTGATGTTTTCCTTGAATCGGGGAATAAACTTGGTACTACTAAATCGAATAAGCAATTGGCTGGTTTTCCGTTTAGCGGTGGTGTTATTGACGCTCCTGTCCAGATATTTGAGATGCCTCAATCCAATAGGTTTGATGACTTTATATATGTGAGTGGTAGCGACCCCTACAAACAGGCTAAGTCGGATACGCCCTCATTAGGTGCTTTTTATGTATTCAAGAGACGTGTTGGTATTCGAGATCCTTATGCCTATAGAATAGTTGCCTCTTACGTATCTCGTCCATCATCCATAGATCAGTTTTGCCGTACGTGTGAGGTGCTTCAGAAGGGATATGGGGCTATATGTCTTATGGAGAACGCTGACCAGATGTATGAGCAGTACCTCAACCGGAAGAGTGGTATGCCCGCTTCTTTCTTCCTGTTCGCTGGTGAGGCTATAGCCAATAAGTACGTGAAGGCCGGCTCCCGGCAGAACAGCAAGCTGGGGCTATACCCTACCCCCGGCAACCAGAACCTGCTCTTCTCCTGCGTGGTGGATTACTGCTGGCAGGATTTCGTTATCGGTTATGATGATCAGACTGGTCTTGATATAACTGTCAAGGGTATTGAGCTGATCGATGATATAGCCCTACTGGATGAGATAATACAGTATAAGCCCGGATTGAACGTCGATAGGATAATAGCGTTCGGGCATGCGTTGGTTCTCGCCAGATATTTTGACGATAACAATTACATGCCTAAATCGAAGATCGAGGAGATGAATAATGCCCGCAAGGAAGACGCTTATAAACACCATGAGGTATATGCATCTGCATTTGGATCGGTATCTATAGGAGCTTTTAGGTAAATGAATGTCAATTAAACGCCTATCTTTGTTGTAAATAAAATTGAATAATCATGGAAGTGTTTAATAGAGATCATTCGTTTCCAGCAAAAGGAGCGTTATTAGGATTACCTCCTCAGGCTATTTCCACGAAGAAAAAGAACAGGAAATGGAAGGAGGATTGTATGGATGCTCTTGAGACGATAGGGTTGAAACAGTATGATCGTAACCAGATGTACCGTGACTATTATCTGATGGCGGATGGTAAGTTATCTTTTATGGAGATGGCGGATGTTATCCCTCAGTTAAGGGACGTGCAGAAGTTAAGGAGCGATATAAGGATACCTTCTTTCTTGAAGCATTATGATATAATAGGTGGTATCGTAAATGCCTTTGAGGGATGGCTGACAAACCTACAGGATAAGTATACGGTTAACGAGGTAGGGGATATGGCTATAAGTGAGTATGAGGATACGATGTCAAACTTACTTCATCGTCATATACAAGAACAGTGGGATATTATCGTTAATCAGCGTCTTGTGGAGGCCGGTCTTGATCCTACATACAATGAGTTTAATTCCGAGGAGGAACGTCAGGCTTATGTTCAGCAAATCCAACAGGCCAAGGCGTCTATGACCCCTGATGATATCCAGAGGTTCATGAGTACAAGATGGAAGACGCAGGCGGCGGTATGGGGGGATCATACGATCGAGGCTGACCGTAGCCGGTTTTATATGGATGAGCTTGACAGGGAGAATTTCCGGGATCGTCTTCTTAGCGGAAAGATGTTCCGGAATCATTTCGTTGGCTTCGACTACTATCGTCCGGAGGTATGGAGTCCGAGGGAGGTTTTCCATCCTGATGTGAAATACCCGCAATATGGGTCTTATGTGGGTCGTCTTCATTATTACGAGGGTGTTGAGTTGATATCAAAATACGGTCATAAGATGACGGCAAAGGACAAGCGTCGTATTATGGGCGGTGACGATGATTATGAGGGATGGGTATCTAATGACGGTACTAGGTATGACTGGAAGAAAAAGAAGCCGTCTATTACCGGTATGTATGAGAATGAGGTTATTCCATGGAAAGGATACCATGACTATGAGTCTATAGTTGCCGCTGAGGACTATTATGGTGTTCCGATGGGCGAGTACCACACCTTCGGGCCGGACGGGGAGGAACACACCCAGCCCCGCTTCTTGCCCCGCTTCCATCCATTTGGCTATTTTAACTCTGACATGTCCAATGGCAAGAGATATGAGATAGACTCTCGCCTTTTTAGGGTAATGGAAGGATATTGGGTATCCATGAAACCGGTATTCTTAATAACTTACATGACGGAGACCGGGATGGTGGATCAGGAGCTTGTTACCGATGAGCTTCTCCCGGAGTTCTTGGAGAAGAACGGGATAAAGAAGGTGAAGAGGGTGATGGCAGAAGCCGTTGGTGATCCTGAGGTGAACACCTACATCTTGGAGTATGTTCCTGAGGTTAGGTTTGGAGTTAAGATCACCGGAGGTAATTTAATGGATAAGCCTATATATATTGGTGGGGATCCAATACCTCATCAGATACATGGTGACAGCAGTCTGTATGATTATGTCATTCCGGTTTCGGGATTTATAGGGGCCAGTCTCGCTGATCGCATACAACCGTTCCAGATGATGTATAACCTTGCTATGAATCAGCTATACAATAACGCCGAGAAGGAGATCGGTAAGTTTTTCTTAGGTGACTTGGGATTCCTGCCTACTGAATATAAGGATATGATGGACAAGAAGGGCGCTTTGGCTACCTTCATGCAGATCGTGAAGTCCGTCTCGTTTATGGGCGTAGGTGGTAACGATACGAACAATCCTTACCAGAACCCACAGATGAGTAGCATATATAACCAGTTCGGTGTATATGATCTTACTAATACGGATCAGATAAGATCCCGTATGGAAATGGCTTCTTACGCCTATATGATGGCTTATAGGATGATAGGTATATCTGAGCAGGCTATGGGTCAGTCAACTAGATACGAGAGTTCTACGGGCGTAAAACAGGGAGTTAACGCTACTATGCTACAGACTCAGACTTACTTTAATGATTTCGATGACTTCAAGAAACGGACATTGGATATTCATCTAGCCGTGGCTCAAGTATGTCAGAAGGAAGGATACGATTGGACCGTGATGTACAGAAACAGCGATCTTTCCTTGGCTTACATCAGTCTTACGGATAATAGCTTGTCGTTACGTCATCTTAATGTTATGGCTGTCTCTAATTCCAAGAAACGTCTGGAATTGGAGAATTTGAAACAATATATATTACAGACAAATACGTTAGGTAATGACTTACTTGATATCACTAGGATGATGAGCGCCAACTCAACGGCTGAGATGAATCAGATCGGAAGGGATGCTAGATCTTACGCCGATCGTGTAAGGCAAGAAGAATACCAGAATCAACAGCGACTTGTCCAGCAGCAAGCCGAGGCCGAGCAACAGGCACGTAATGATGAGCATGAGAAGGATAAGGAGCTGGCTTATATCAAGGGCAACTTCGACTTAAGGGGTAAGAGCATAATGGCCGCCGGTCAAGCGGATAGGACCGAGAACAACTCTGAAGGCATGGATTATGTCGAGGCTATGGCTGATAGGGCTTTAAGGGAAAGAGATCTTGATATCAAGGAAGAGGATATGAGAACCAGACAGGCTAACGCCGAGGCTGAGCGAAGATCTCGTGAGGAGATAGGGAAAAGGAAGTTGGAATTAAAAGAAAAGGAGATAGACGCTAGAAACAAACGTTCTGATACAGATAGGTTTACGTCAATAATAAACAAGAATTGATTACAAGTTTTGTAAATATTTTTACAAAATCTGTAATCATTTTGGCGTAAAATTCTGTCATATACTATAATGGGTTTGATTTAATTGGTAATTGGATTAATAATACTTTTGTAAAAAGCAAAAAAGGAAATTGTATGAATGACATGGGTGATTTCGCTAAGGGTTTTAAGACCATGAGTGTCGAGGAACTTTTTTACCGTGGTGACGGTGATGGCGATAAGAATAATATCGAGGGTAAATATGATAAGGATGGTAATCCTATAGGTGATTCCAAGGAAGAGCCTGCCGACGGCGGAGCGGCTGACGGTGGCGGGGATAAGGGCGGCGATGCTACCAACCCAGACCCGGATTCCTTTGGCGAAGGCGGTACTGATAATAATAACGTGGTATCAGGTTTTAACGGGAAATCTTTCTTGGAGAAGATGGCCGCCAGAGGTATCATCGACAGTATCGATAACCTTGATATTATGGTAGATGATAAGCCAGTCGATCTTTCTACTATCACAAAAGAAGATGATCTACTTGATATAGTGGAGGGATTGATCAAGGATAAGGCCGATGAGTTGTTGAAAGACAAGGTTGATACCGGGTCGATGTCTGATTTCATGAAGAAGATGATAGAGGTGGATAAGGCCGGTGGTAACGTTGGTCAACTATTAAGCCAATATCAGAGTATTCAGGCTCCGTTGGATAACCTTGATATGAGTAATAAAAATGATCAGCTTGCGGTTATCCAGCATTATTATAAGATGTTGGGTATGCCGGAAGATGAGATAAAGGATAATATGGAAATGATGATTGGTAAAGGCGATGAGTTTATTGAGTCCAAGGCCAATAAGTTCCATGATATCCTGAAAAAGGAGATGGATAACCTTATCGAGGAGGAGAAGAAAAAATCCGAGAAAAGGAGACAGGAGTTGATTGAGCAGATGAAGATCTATAAGAAAGGTCTTAAGACGTCTATAAGCTCAGGATTCCAGTTGACTGACACGATGATAGGTAAGGCTGTCGATTTCGTTACCAAGCCGATAGACAATCAAGGTCATACGGCTATAGATAAAGCTTATTCGGAGGCTATCAAGAATCCGGACATGGCCGCTGATCTGGCCTTGTTCTTGATGAATAAGGACGAGTTCCTTAAACAGAAAACTAACAAGGTTAAGATGGAGGTCAATAAGAAGACCATCACTCTTCTTTCTGGCAATAAGGGAGGAAAGCAGAATAAAAATAATATCGATAATGATACTATAGAGGCTAACTTCCTTGATCTGAGTGGATCAAAGAGTGTATAACATTAAAAATAAATAGAAATGAATCCATTTTTGACAAAAAGTTTTCCGGCTACCGTGAATGGTGATAACGTTATTGCCTTCACCGATGCCAAGAACTATAAGACTTCGCTCGTAGAGCATAACTTAGGCTCATTGGCGAGCTGGTATTATGAGGATCCTGATAAGAATCATTTGGGTCTGTTGAATCTGTTCTCTAATATCGCTAATTACCCCGTTCCGATGTATATGGGTATGATTAATAACGGCGCTACGATCTCCGTTAACGGTATTGGAGCTTCTTTCCGTTATGATTTACCTGTTACAAAGACATTCGCTGTCGTTACGGCTGAGGATACTTCAGGTCATCATCTAAAACCGGGTATTGACGGTAGTTTGTTTGATATCGTTTTGAATACCTCTGAGTTTACGGCTTATGATGTCATCACCTATGACGCCGCTAACGGCTGTAATATCCTTATCTCAGGTGAGATCCCGTCTAAGACAGAAGGTGACTTGACACGTTATTGGTGTCGTGTTATCGGTGGTAAGGCTAAATACTTCCCTAAAGAGAAATTACGTCCTGGTATCCGTTATTGGAAGATCGGTCATGCTCTTGGTGAGTACAGCACTCAGTTCTCTAAGGTATCTGGAGCTGACAAGGCCGGTTCCATGACCTGTGAGTTCCGTTTAGGAAACCACCGTGGTGTTGAAGGAGAGACAACTATGTATGCTGGTATGAAGTCCATGCAGGCCGCCCAGAACAGCACTTCAGAGTTTGTGGAGACCGCTCTTCGTCGTATGAATGCCATGAGAAGTGAGTATGAGGGTAATATTCCTGATCTGGCTATTATCGGTAAGACTGTTAATGGTAGACTTGATTTGCGTACAGCTAAAGTAGCCTCTACGTTGGAGGTGTTCTGTATGGCTGAGTTGGTTAAGCTGGAAGCTAGACAGTTGATGTGGCAAGAAGGTGGTATTATCATGGATCAAAATGGTCCTATCCATTTGAATGAAGGTATCTATCGTCAGCTTCGCCGTGGTTACACTATCTACTATAGCCGCCCGATGGGTATTACTAAGGATACGCTTATGGCTGCCGCAGCTTATATTTTCCGTGGACGTCAGGATCTTCCTATTACGGAACGTAAGATTAAGTTCAAGGTAGGAGCTATGGCTATGATTAACTTAGAGAAGTTGATCAGGGAATCGTTCTTCACTACCTTGCAGAACTTAAGCTGGGGTATGGGAAGCGATAGGATGTTGCCTTCTAATCCTATTTCCGGTACTAACGACGCCATGATATTAGGTCCGGTTCAGGTTAAGGGAGCTTTCATCCCGGGCATCGGTAATGTTGAGTTCGAGCACGATCCTTCTTTGGATTACGCTGACATGACAGATCGTAGTGAGTTAGTGAATGGCATGTATCCTAGATCATCTTATTCTTGTATTATCGAGAATATCACTGACGCTGGATCGACTAACGCGTATTCCGCTATTCCTAATACGGCTAACGCTAAGTTAGGTAATATGAATAACAACGTATTCTATATCAAACCAGAAGGCGTAAGCATGTGGTGGGGTTATGAATACGGTCGTTGGGCGCACAAAGCCAACGGTAATGAGATCGTATCATCCTTGCCGGGCATGAAAGAGCAATTCTGGTGCCACTCAGCTTCAGCGGCTTGGGTTATGGATAACAGTAAGTTTTTGATTATCGAGCTTCAACCGAACTACTTCGGCTAAGTTTTTTCATATATGTAATTTGGTTTTTAGAGGGGAGGGTGTCCTCTCCTCTTTTTTTAACGTAACGCAAAAAGGAAAATGAAAGAAATTTTAAAATCAAGGAAGGTATTGGCCGAGGTAAACGGTTTCAATATCATGTCAGATACCTTATATGAGGTTGTAGGCAAACACGATGGAAGCGCTCCTCAGGCCTTTCAAGACGCTAATATAGCTAAAGCTCCGTTCCCGGAGAACGCCACTCACGTATGTTGCCCTTGGGATGATTTCTCCAAGGCCTATAACACCGGTTTTTATCCAAGATCAAGATGCTATAATGGTCTTGACAAGAATGAGATCGATAAGCTCGTCAAACAGCGGGTAGATAATATCATGAAGCCTTTCGAGGAAATGTCACAGATGGATCTATCTCAAACCAATTTAGAATTTTGGGATGACGCTAAGGATAAGATCTTCATGGGTAAGGTTTATAATACGGCTAATACCGTAGATCTATTTTATTTATATCTGGCTGTATTTTCCGGCATGTTGACTCCTCAGGAAATGGATGGCGATCCTGTCTTCATGAACTCCATGTTCTGTTTCGTGGAGAAAGACAATATGAAGGATTTCGTTCAGCAGCGTGAGATCAATAAGATGAACATCAGCTATAAGTTTATCAGCGCCCTTAAGAAAGGCGGAGACGATCGTCAGGCTGTCATAGATCTTCTTCTTTACATCGGTATCGTAACTCGCCCGGATTTCACGGAGGATGAGTATTATACAGGATCTCTATCAAACTGGATGAATGAGAAGAAGACCAATGTTGATTATCTGCTTGATATCTGGGATCGGTCATTGGAAGGTGATTTCAAGGAAGTTCTTGAGTTTTACCGTATCGTAAACGTCCTTCAACGAAATGGTCGTATCAATATGACTCCATCCGGATTACAATATAATGGCCAGATCATAGGACCTGACGTTCGGACATCCGCTGAGTTCTTGGCTACCAAGAAAGACTTCATTAACATAAAGGCTAATGTATTGGATGAGTATGAGGAGATTATATCTATGTCTAATATCGATGATAAGTCCAAGACCAAGAAGGTTAAGGATATTAAGAAGAAGGATGACGTAGAGGAGGGTGATAAGGTTAAGGAGGAATAACGATGACAATCCAAGAAGCGTATCTAAGGTCTTTGCAGAAGAACGAGCAGAATCTAGCCAATGGCGGGATTAAGCTGGATCCGGGAAGGTTCGTGCTGTTGTTCAACGAGTCTCAAGACCGGTTGGTTAAGTACTATCTCAATAGGAAGGATGACGAGACTATACGCTCCATCCAAAACCTTCTTGTTTATTGGATGTCGTTGGATAATGCGGGTAGGATGGATGACCCTGAGTCTACGTCCTTTAACTTACCTGACGACTATCTATGGTTCTCTAACATAAAAGGCGTTTTCTCATACAAAGGGTGTGAGGTCACTGATTTCGTTATGTGGGAGGCTAAGAACGAGAATATCCATGAGCTTCTTGGAGACGAGAATAACCGTCCTTCTTACGACTACCGTGAGACATTCTACTCCATAGGGGACGGGAAGGTCGTGGTCTACGAGTCAGGCTTCCGTACCGAGGAGGTTAAGATGACGTATTACCGCCGTCCTGTCAGGGTGGACCTGTCGGGGTATATCAACGCCGCCGGTATCCAATCCACGGACATCGACCCGGAGCTGCCCGATTATCTTGTGGAGGAGATTCTAGATATGGTCGCCAAGCAATTCAACCTTAACGAGAATGAATTAACTAGATATAGGATGGATAAGGACAATGTGGCTTCTTTTAAATAAACAACGTTAGTTTTGATTGATAAGCCTGCTCAGAAATGGGTAGGCTTATTTTTTTATCATCCTATGCATATTTTCTGGAATCGGAGATTTCTCCGACTCCAGAAATCGTAAGTATAGTTTTTGTGTTTTACAAAATATTTAATATAATGATTTTATATTGGAATATTTTTTATCTATATATTTTTACGGTAAAACTTTTATTTATATATTTGCATCGTATTAAATAATTAAATATATATAATATGAAAACTAATGTTGTTATGATCTCCAAGGATAGGGATCTTTTTGGTGTTACTATCAAGCAAGACACTAAAACGTCTTTCATGTCGCTGACTGATTTACAGGAAGCCTATACCAGGAAAAGGATTCAGGAAGGATGGAATGATAAGAGGATAGAGAATATCCTTTCTAACAAGGAAAGTGCTGAGCGAATATACTATATTCTTGAAAAACAAGGATATATGATAGAAACAGGATTTCCTGTTTTTATGGAAATGGTTGAAAAAGAGTCTCTTATAAAAGTAATGAAAAGGTTTGGTGCTTATAAGACTGTTGGTAGGGGCGAGAACAGGATAACTATGTGTAATCCTTATATATGGGTTCTTGTAGCTATGGAATTGAATCCTATGTTGTATGCCGAGGTTGTTACGTGGTTAACTGATAAGCTTATTCTTAATAGAATAGAGGCTGGTGATAGGTATAATGCTTTGTCTAGGGCAGCTTCTAGATTTAAGGATGTAGATTATGTTAAGATCGCCAAGGGTCTTAATTATATTGTTTTTAATATCCATGAAAGTATGATCAGGAATAAAGCCACGGAAGCTGAGCTGAAGGAATTGGAGCAAATACAGGGCAATCTTATATGGGCTATAGATATGGGTTATATAAAAAGTTTCGATGAACTTATTGATATGATGAGGAAGATGTATAAGAAAAAGTGGCTTAAATAATGTTTTTACAAAAAATGTAATTTATTTATATGCTTATACACTCGTAATCGTGTTTTATTGTCGTGAACTCGTTTATTATTATGTTTGTGTTAGGTAAATGATTTTTAAACTAAAATATTGATAATATGTTGCACAGACCGCAAGACCGGGTATTTTTCGTATCCCCACACGCTAAGATGGTGGATGTTGATTCCATCTTCTTGAAGGAAGGACAGATCGGTATTTACGATACTAAAGATACTTCCGAGAACGGTTGTAAGGCCGTGATTGATTTTACCGGTAAGCCTCGTAACGACAAGCGTTATGAGATCCGTATCGGTCGTAATGAACAAGCGGCTTCCCGCTCTATCTATGATAAGGATTTTTCCACGCCGTTATTCTCCTTGAACGAGATCACGGAGATCTACGCTTCTTGGCCGAAGAAAGATCATGCTTATGTCGATGATGTTATCTTAGGATACAATGGTGTTTCTGATGACACGGCAATCTCAGTTTCCAAAGGAGACCGTATCGTTATTCGCTTGGTCCTCGCTGGTCGTGCCTTTGAGCTTCTTGGCTATGAGGAGGGTCGTGTAGAGATCAATGACGCCATTCTTTTGGATGATTGTGATAATACGCCAAATCAATGCGAGGAGTGTGATCCTTGCGAGGAGGTTGATTTGTTGCCCGCCGTATTGAAGTGTATTGAGCGGATGAAGAATCAACCTATTGCTGGTGGTGGTAAGTTATCCGATTATATTGATATCACTCCGGTTACAAGATGCACCAACGAGGCTACCGAACCTGATACGGAAGATGTCAACTTCTATTGTATGGAGGTATGTGATACTGGTGATGATCTGGCCTTGGCTGAGGTTCGCGCCCAATATCCGGGGTTGAAGATCGTACGAGAGACTATTGAGGGTAGCATGTCACGTTATAAGGTTATGAAGAAAGGGGCTAAACCTGCTGACTATACCCAACGTCTTATCTCTATCATGAAAGGATGTACAGATTGTCCTCCTAATTATACGGAAGTTAAGGGTGGTTATCTTTATTCTATTTCTTTGGAGGATGATGGTGTTGATATGTCTACTACGGTAGAATCTTTACCTAACGTGGTAGCTGATACGGTTAATAAGATGAGTCAGATCAAGGGATCAGGTTTGTATATTGCCGCTACTTCCAAGAAATTGACGGATGAGGAGATCTCTACTTTCGTGGAGGCCAATCCTACAGCTATCATCTACTATGTGGCTAAAACATCCGATATGTGCGAGAATCCTACGGTTCGTACCGCTTCATGGTCAGCTTGCGGATCTTGCAAGGTATCTAAGGAGAAGTATTATATCACGATCCCGGACAACGAGTGTGGTGAAAGTGCTTTGGAGGAAATCAAACAGGCTTTCCCGGAACTGGAGATCACTGACTACGGTACTCCTGCGGCTTGCCAGCATAGCTTCCAGACAGAGGTATATACCAATATGTTGTGTGATGAGTGTGACAAGGTGTTCGAGGGATTCTTCACCAGCAAGGCTCCGGCGTCCTACCGCAACCGTATGTGGAAGAAATTGGAGTCGGCTCAGGAACTTGGCACTAACTGCAAGTGCGGTATCCGTTTCCGTGGCAAGGAAATGTTGTTATCTCCATCAGAGTGCTTGATGGATAAAATGACTTATATCGAGGATAGCGTGGAGATCGTAGGCGCTAGCGGCGGTTATCCCGATTCTTTGGATGAGGGATCTCCTATCTGGTGGGATCAGCTTCATTTCGAGAGATTGTCCAGCAAAGCACCACGTACTCATGTCGGCGGTAATATGATGGATGACGAGTTGAAGGGTTACGCTCATTTCAACGGTTTCCCGAAACATCAGGATTTCATGGGGCGGACGTTCATGAACGAATATAGCCGTGTTGAACAAACAGCCCAATACGTGGACTTCCAGATCACGATTAATCCTCATAGATACTCTCAAGGATTCGGTAAGGTTCTCGCCGATGATCCGGTTAATCTGATCTTACGTGTACGCTATGGCGCTCATGAGGGTGTTCAGGAGATGATCAATATGATCGGTGCTGCCGCTGGTCTTGGACCGGCCATCGTAACTGAGCCGAAATAAAGAACCTTTTTTGCGTTCATATATTTCCTAAAGGGGAGAGATTCAATTCTTTCCCCTTTTTTATTAACTTTGAGGCATAAGAACTTAAATATTGTAGTATGTCCGCGATTAATGAGTATTTAAAGAGACTGGCTTCTATATTCGGAAGCATGGGTTTCTCCGTTCCGCCAGATGACTTCTCAGGGGTTGTAATAGACGGAAAGACGTATCCGGTCATGATGAGAAATGACGGGTGTTACGTGTACTTCGATGATAAAGGAGTAAAGAGACTTGTAAGCGATGTCCCTAGAAAGGACTATCAGTTCATTAATATCAAAGACGCCCGTGTGTCGATCGTCAACCAATGTTATCGTACTCCGGGTGGTCAGGTAGAGGCGCGTATCCATACCTATATGAATAATAAGGGAGAGATACTGGCCGAGAAGATATTTATCGTCAACTCCTCGGATGTCGATACTCCTATCGGTACGGAATTAGATAAGGTTCCTGCCGAATGGGTGGCTATAGATTGTAGTATAGCCGAGATGACTGATCGGGAGTTGATATTCGTAAGTAAATGTTATGCCACGGAAGGAGGCAAGGTTCAGATCGAGGGTGTAGAGTCAGTTGACCCCCGCCTGAACCCTGAGGTGTCCCATTATGAGGTGGTGAATACGACTGACGATAGCAATCCTATCGGTACGGAGTATGACGCTATCCCCGACACATGGAATCGTATAGTATGTGATTTCCCGGACATGACTCAAAGGGAGATAATACCGGTTCTTAAATGCTTTGATACCGGTACCGGGAGAGTACAGATAGAGGGATATAAGATATTTGATTATGAGATGGGTACCAGAAAGGAATGGTATCGCGTCAAGCAAAGTACCGATCCTGAGAACCCGGTAGGTAAGTTCATTACCAGCATAAGTGATGACTGGGTTGAGGTCGTTTGTGACTTCACGGATATGGAGGACCGGGATATTGAGGTAACTGTAGAATGTTATAAGACACCGGCCGGTAAGGTGAAGCTGGAGGTTCTCACGTCATGGGACGGGAATATAGGAGTTAGGGATAAGAGTTATAAAGTCCTGGAGACTACCGATCCGTCACAACCTGAGGGCGCCAGCTTCAGTTCCTTGCCAGACACTTGGATAAGGGTAGTCTGTGATTTTGACGATATGGAGGAGAGAGATATCAAATCCTATATAGAGTGTTATGACAGCGGTAGCGGAAACGTTAAACTTCGAAGGATGGTGTCGTATGACTCCAAGATAAAGGCCAGATACACACGTTTCGAGGTGGTGGACTCCGATAACGCAGACTTTGTCCCCGGAGCCGCCCTAGCTACCCTCCCCGACGGATTCTCTTTGGTTCCTTGTGATTTCGTTGACTTTGAGGATAGAATGCTTCAGTCAAGGAAAGAATGCTATAATACAGATAAAGGTCGTGTACAGGTATTAAGAATAACGTCTTATGATGGTGATATAGATATAAGGGGCGCTGTTTATGTCGTTACACGATCTGAGAACCCCGATATTCTCGTGGATAGGATATATAATGCCATACCTGGAGGATGGGATCGCATGGTGTGCGAGATGGAGGATATGGAGGATCGTGATATCGAGTCTTTCGTGGAATGTTATAATAGCGGTGAGGGTAATGTCAAGGTAAGGAGAGTCGTGTCTTATGATGCCAAGGCAAACGAGCGCCACGTCCGCTACGAGGTACTGGATTCGGATAACGGCGGTTTCGCCCCGGGACAGCGGATATCCACCCTGCCTACCGGATGGTCTTTGGTGTCTTGTGATTTCACGGATATGGAAGACAGGATGCCTATTGATATCGAGGAATGTTATAGGACATCAAACGGGAGCGTACGTATGAGACATGTGGTGTCTTATGATGGTGATCTTGGGAAAAGAAACCAGTTCTGGGAGATTGTGGACTCGTCTGATAACGGATATGGTCTAGGGGATAGGATGAATAGCATCCCATCGGTTTTTATCCGTGAAAGGTGTGCCATAGAAAGGTTGGATGATCGTATTACCAGAAGTGCGATAGAATGTTACTCGACTCCAGGAGGATCGGTAAGAATTAAATCCACTTACGTTATCAACCCTTTAAATCATGTTAGGTCGTATAATCATCATGTATTGAGTTCTACGGATAATGATATCAAGATTGGTGCTCAATATATCTCTTTGCCATCTAATTTTACTCGTATCGAATGCGAGGAGCCGGATTACATGGATCGGCTTATAGATACTACCGAGACCTGTTATGATACCGGCAATGGTACGGTAAAGATCAGGAGGCAAGAGTCTCTTAACGGTAATCTTGATCTCAAGACATTTGATTATAAGATCGTAGAGTCTACTGATCCAGCATATAGATTAAATACTACACCTACGCAATCTGTTATAGACGGATGGACCGTTATTAGCTGTGATCTCAATATCATGGATGTAGATGGTTGTTATGAGATCGGGGGGCATAAGATCCATCTAAAGGGCTTTAGGACGGTCAATCCTGCATTGCAGGATATTAAGTCCAAGCTTTATGTGGTATATTCAGATCATCCGGATTACGGTGTTGGAGATGAGTTGTCTTCTATTCCTGATGGGGCTAAGGTCACGATATGCGATTACGCTGATAAAAGCCAAAGACATATGGTTCCGGTGCGAGAGTGCTATGAGGTAGCCGATGGCCGGTTCTATGTGGAGGGAAGTCGGTTGGTGGATAACGATATGGTCGTCGAGCGGACGTCGTTAACGGTGATGGAGTCATCCTCTCCTACCTACCCGGTAGGTACGACACTGACCTCCATTCCTGTTGGCGCTACTATCGTGGCTTGTTTATGTCAAACCTGTTAATATCAAGGCTATGGTAAAAGTATGTAATGATTATTTTATGATTGACGCTTTAGCCGGAGGTCAGGTCATAAGAAAGAGAAAATATCGTCGTGAGAATACGATGATCGGATATAAGTGGTATGATTATAATGGGGTTGAGGTTATCGACCCCATTGAGATATCACGTCTTGATAGTCTGGCTACCAAACATCAGCGTGTGGATCAGGCTTACGATGACCATGCTATATTCATGTCATCAACCAACTACGTTAATAGCGTATCTGGCATACCTATGGACAAACATATGGTTGTGGTCGAATGGAGGCCGGAAAGCGAACAGGGGTTTGTTACGATGGCTCATGAGCAAGGTCTGGAAGGTGATAGCTATTATATCGTTGTCATCAATGCAGGTGATAAGCAAGCCACGATCTATACTCCGGTAGACCCGGAGGAGCCAAAGGAAGGCGCTACCCGTGCCGAAGATGACGCCAGTGTCTCTGTTGGAGGATCATACGTATCCATATCTTCAAGGCAAGTGGAGAGAATAAGAGTCACGTTTAGGGGCGGAAAGTGGTATTATGAGCTGGTGACTAAAACATATCCTAGCAATACCGGCGGTATTAAGATCGGTGACATAGATTTCGTTACGTTCAGATATTTGTGGGACGAAAGTTCCGGAAGGGACTTGGATACCATGACAGAGGCTCTTAATTCGAATGTCCCGACTATCGATAATCTTGGTGTTGGTTATAATGGTCCCGGTAATAATGACGATCATGTAAGAAGTGTACTTAAATGGGGAGGAGACAATACCGGATCAGGCAAGGAATGTGTCTGGATGTCGGTAAAGGATCTTCGTGCTCAATATTACGATATATTACCTGAAGAGACTCAGTTTATAGCCTACTCTACATGGTTTGGATCCAAAGGTACTGGTAAGTGTTCTTTTGAGCTTGTAGGGTATAAGGGCGGTACGATGAGACAGGATGGGTATAACTTTATCAATACCGGAGGATCTGTCGTGCATCAAAACATATATGATTTTATATGCAATACTAGTAAGGGGGCGAGTACATATAAGACTTCTTATCAGAAAGTAGCCCGTATTACTTATAATAAGCTCACCAATGAGGTCTATATGTCTATAGGCGATGCTATAGATCAGGAGGATAATTATGATAAGTTAGAGCGAGAGATCAATAATATTAAGGAAAGACTTAGCGATGTCGAGAGCGAGTTGGCTGTCGTAAGACGTATAGCCGAGGGCAAGAACACGGCGTATATCTTTGATACGGTCGATGCCATGAATGAGTGGCTGGCGGTCCAGGAGAACACGGCTAAGCTCCGTGTGGGGGACAGCTTCTGGATCAGGGAGCAGGATGTGCCTGATTATTGGTGGGATGGAACTCAGGCTTTAGAGCAGGAAGGTCCGAAGGTAGATTTGTCTCCTTATTATACGAAAGATGAGATTAATAATATTGTTGATGATATCAACCAGAAGATAGAGAGTAAGAGTACGTCTATTATCTTCGATACTTATATCCAGATGAAGTCTTTCGTGGATGATCCTACTAACGCCGATAAGCTTAAGGAAGGTACCATCTTGTTGATACGAGAGAAGAACGTACCTGATTATTATTACGATGGAGCTGGGATAGTTAAGATGGAAGCCGACGTAGAGCAATGCCTTTATGTTACTTTGGCTAATAAGCCTACGGAAAGCACTATAAGTTATACCCAAGATCGGGAGGTGACTAATTTCGCTCCTGGAGCTATAGCTAGATGGGTTGACGCTGACGGTAATGACGTGTTCTATAAGCTTGTGGAGGTAGTAGGAGGCAAGGCTAAGTGGATTACTCTTATCGATACTAAATACGGTAATGTGACGCTACAGAGCACTTATGACAAGAACTATGAGATCGTGAATATCGTATCTGGATCACGTTTACAAGCTATAAATAGCGATAAGGATGAGATCAAGTTCGTTAATAGCGCTACCGGTAATGTTACTGTCGTGTTTAACGCCACGGTATCAGGAGGAGCCAAGAAACTTACGAGCCTGTTGGCCGTGAACGAGGTGGTCCTTACGCCCGGGGCGGCGGCGTCCTTCACCCGTACCGGCGAGACCTTCACCCTCTCCGATCTTTTTGGTGTTACGATCTTCCCGGATCTGGCTGATTCCAACCGTGAGGGAGAATGGGTGATGAGCGTAGGCGTAACCGGAAAACCGATCCTTATGGAGGTAAAGGAGATGAGGAAGTGGGATGAGAGTATTGTCAGGGAACTTACTATTGATGAGCTTAACGAGAAGTTCCCTAACGTGGATATCGGATTCGCTGTCGTATGCAAGACCATCAACAAGGTATATGAGATGGTTAACGGGTATAAGGAATGGGTGTCTTATGATATAACCTCAATAAATTAATGGTATGGCTTTTTTAGCAGGATACGACACGGTAGCGTCCTATGTCACGTTTATAGTGAATGAGGACAGGTTCCCTTGTTATGATGGTAAGGGCGCTGATTATATACCCGATCCGATAATATCAGCGGATGCTTTTAATCGCAGTCTTAGGTTCTCGACAAGAAAGCCAGGATTCGTGGACGTTGATTGGGGGGACGGGACGAAGGATCAATATCCTTTAGTTAAGGTATCTGATGGTTTTTATAGGATTGTATTCAGGTCTCTTGACATTGAGTATAAGAAGAATCCGGATGATACCGTATGGTGGTATAAGAAAGAGGATGGCTCACAATACATACCGGTTCCCCCACATAAGTATAGCGATATCGGGCGTAGGGAGGTTACGATGAGGTTCTCTAACGTAATTGATGGGGAATTTAATATGGATGGTATTGTCCTTCATGAGTTCCCTATAACTAATCTTCCTGATATAACTTATTTTGCTGTGACTAGATCCGTTTTAAAAAATGGCGATATCCCATATGACAGGATAAGCAAGAGCGTTAATCTTCGTAATATACAGATGGGAGCTTTTTCTCATTCTGGTGTATGGAGTAATTGGCCAGAAGGTTTTTTAAATATGAAAGACCTGAGGTATTTCGGATGCAATAGCGTTTTTAATTTCGGGGATGATCCTGATTCTAATTGGAGAAGGTTCTCTGAATGGAGGAATCTTACTGATTTTAACTTCAACTGGTGTAACATCCCTTCTTATGATCCGGCCTTTAATTCTATTCCGGCTGTGAATATAAGTATTATAAGCGATAGGAATAATATACCTGTATTTGATGAGGTGGATAAGGTAGGGGATGATAAGGCAAGCGTTGATTTTATGGGTAATGGTAGCTCATGGAAACAAGATCTGGTAGGAGGGAAGTTGAACAAGATTCAGCGGGCATATTGTTCTTCAAGTACGGTGCCGGTAGACGATCTTCCGGATTACTTGTATGAGATAAGGGAATTTAGGATATGGAATTTGCGTGATGGTGGTAGATTTATAAATACGCAGGAGAGGGCTGATACGTTCGTTAACACGTTTTATGATAAGATGATGTCCTGGGATTATATAACGATGTCACAGACGGCTTCTGACGGTAACAGGAATCAGTTTTATAAACTTACCTTATATTTATATACTGCCGTAGCCCCTACTAATAAGAGACCGTCTGGCGTTTATCAGGCTCCTGATGGGTTTGTCAAGGGGGTTAGTAATGGTAATCCTACGACGCCTATGGAGAAGGTGTATGTGCTTACCAATAACTACGGGCAGACATGGGTCTTGGCCCCTGCCCCGGCTTCTAAGGCCGCCCTTACGAGGGCAAGGCGGGCTGGGAAGGCTAGGATTACCCCGTTCGTCCTTGGCGTAAAGGACGGCCATGTATCCGTGTTCAGCGGAGATGTATTGGATGATAATATGAGTAAGTATAATTTCGCCGACAAATACGAGGCTATAGATATCTGTAACGATCTGGGATTGGACGGTTCACCGGTTGTCGAGTATTTCAGGAGAATAGAGGAGGGAGAGGTATGAGGCTGATATGTAAGGATACGAATAAAGGGTCTATAACCTTTTTTACTAAGGGTAAATACGCTTTTAGGGGCGTTAACAGGAATGATACTACTGATGATGTGCCTGATCCTATATTGGATGGTAATAATTATAATGAGATTATAGGATTTTATTCTAATGCTCCCGGCATGTGCGAGGTTGATTGGGGAGATGGGAATAAAGAGCAATTCCCTTTTGTAAAGGCTAGGAGTGGATCTATATATGGTCAATATAGGTTGATGTTCAGGAGAAGGGATATAAGTTATCATAAGAATCCCGACAGTCATCCATGGTGGTTTTACAAAGAGGATGGGAGTGAGTATGTTCCCGCTCCCAATCATGCTTATGATGATGGCATGGATAAGGAGCGTGTGATATCCATGTCTTTTACCAATGATGTTACGATGATGGAATCCTATAGGATTATGATGGTAGGTTTCCCTATACTTGATATGCCTAGCCTTATCAATATAATTATAAGTATTCCTGGGGATCGTACCATAACAGATATACCAAAGGATAGGATAATGAGATCGGTAAATATAGAGCGTATAACATTAAGTGAGTTTGGTGTGGATACGTTGACGTCCATCCCGGAGGATTGGAATAGACTAACTAAATTGAAAGATCTGAATTTGTCCAACTCTATTGACTTTAGTGATACCGAAGCTTCCAATATAAGGAAATTCCCTTCCATGTGGCCTAATTTGGAGATATTGCATTTAGCTGGTGGAAGGGTTAGGGTATATCCAAGGGAATGGCTGTCTTTTAGCAAGCTAAGAGAATTATATATATCCCCGGGAGTGGCTATGCCATCGTTTGATCCTAATACATGCCCGGCTATGGATGAGGTGGATAGGATAAATTCTAGTTTAAAGATTTTCAGTCATATAAACAGATGGTATGGATCTGTTGTAAGTTGGCATCCGTATATGAGTGGTAAGGGGTTGGAAAACATTGAGAGTCTCGACGCTTCACATAGTTATAGTAATATAGATGTAAGTAATCTCCCGGATTATATATATGAGATGAGGTCTATGAATAGCTTTTATATGCATTTCTGCTTGTCAACCCAAAGTCGATGTGATACGTTTATATCAACATTATATGATAAGGTAATGGGGTTTAATTATCTCACTATGTCCTCCTCTGCTTCTGATGGCGAAAGGAATCAGTTTTATGGATTGTATTTACTTATGTATTCGGCTTCCTGGCCTTCTGATAAAAGGCCTAGTGGCGTATTACAGGCACCTTCTGGTTTTATAAAGGGTCAGTCTAATGGCTCTCCATCGACTCCTATGGAGATGGTTTATGTGCTTATGAATAATTATGGATGGAGGTTTAGTATGGCGCCAGAGGCTTCGGTGTTAAGGTCAATACGATCTTCTGATATTGATACGAGGTCGTATAAGCCATATAAGCTTATCGTATTTGACGATGGGCGTACCTTTGTAGGCAATGGAGATGTTTTAGCTCATGATACGGATAAGGTATTATCGTTTGGGGGTCAACCAGAAGGGGAGTATTTATGTGATTCTATGGGATTGGACAGGAATGTTATTGTAGAATATTTTAACAAGATAGGTAATGGCTAAGACATTATATAAATACGAGGCATCATCCAACAAGTTCGTGTGGTTCACTACATGGGATAGGGCACTTAGGAATTTTTATAATGATGATTACAATTATGTGCCCGATCCTGTGATTAATAATCCATTTAACACGTATGTTGAGTTTAGATCAAGGAAGCCCGGTATGGCTAATGTGGATTGGGGGGATGGAATAAAGGAACAGTTTCCTATGACCAAGGTCCAAGGGCAAAATGATTATCGTATCATATTCCGTTCTTTGGCTATACAATACCGTAAAAATCCCAATACGACATGGTGGTTTAGAAAGGAGGATGGTTCTCAGTACATCCCTGTTGATAATCATCTTTACGCTGATGGAAGAAGAGATGTGCAGCGATCTGTTGCGATAGATTTTACTTGCGATATTTATTATGCTGAAATCATGACGTGCAAGATGACCGCTTTCCCGATCGTGGATACGCCGGGTCTTGAATCTTTAATAGTACATGATACGACATACGCTAATGATGGTATACCGGTAGATAAATTGTCTAGATCTAAAAAGTTGACTTATATATCTCTTGTAGATGTGGGTGCTAGGATGACTGTAATGCCTAAGGCTATAACCAGCAAGACTGAGGTATATGATTTAAATATGCATGGCATGCTTGATCTTAGGGATATAGAATCTAGCGGGATAAGGGATATAAAGAATATGAAAAATCTTCGAACCCTTAAATTGTCTTCATGTTATTTGGATAGGTATATAAAGGAGTTTAATGATCTTCCTAAATTAACTTCGTTGGATATAACTCTAGGTCCTCCTGATATGTGGAATTATTTTGATATAGACACCCTCCCTTTTTTTGAGGTAGATAAGATAAATCCTAACATTATTGGTCTTAGTTTTTTAAATGACTGGATGAATGGAGAAAGGAGGACGAAATGGAATGATGATAATATGTCGGGTAGAGGATTGGATCATCTTACAGGTTTTGAAACCTATCATAGTAATAGCATTAGAGTGGATAAGCTTCCGGATTATATTTATGAGATGAGGGCTATTACATGGTTTGGGATGAATTATTCCACTCATAGCCAAAAAAGATCAGATGATTTCGTAAACTCCTTCTACGACCTTGTTGTAGGATGGGATTATATTACCATGGCATCCGTAGCCAAAGATGGGAAAAGAAATCAGTTTTATGGACTTGCGGTTTCTATGTATGGTAGTAAATTTCCTAACGAGAACCAGCGTCCTTCCGGCACGGAGCAGGCCCCCGAGGGATTCGTGAAAGGTCAGTCCAACGGATCTCCCGCTACGCCTATGGAGAAAATATATGTATTAAAAAATAATTACGCCCAGAAATGGACGATAAAACCGGAATAATATATTTAATATGAGTATTTTAAAATATAAATGGGGGGGGGTAAAATCCTGTTTGCTTTATGATGAGAAGAAGGATGTTACCCAAGGTGAAGATAGTAGAGGTATTCGAGGAACTGTCTCCTCAGGATAATGGATATTGGGAGGTTCCTGATGGGGTCTATGAGGTTGAGTTCGCTTTGGTCGCCGGAGGTCTTAATGGAGGACATTCCGATGTATATAATGCCGGGAGTGGTGGCAACGGCGGTGGTGTACTAACTGGGACTATATCCGTAAATCCAGGTGTTACATATAGGGTGGTTGTCGGAGATATAGGTGGTGATAGTATATTCGGTATATATCAGGCTATTGCCGGCAAAGGTGGAATAGGCGGATATGGAGTTAAAGGGGATGGTCATGATCCTTCCCCGGGAAATCCAGGGCAAGATGGATCATATGTTTTTAACAACAAATATCCTGACCGATACCCTTATCCTATGGGCGCTGGTGGTGGATCGGGAGCTTATACAAGAGGATGGGATACAGGCTTTTTATCCGGAGGTAAAGGTGGCAATCACGGAGGAGGTGATGGAGCTGGAGCTAAGGATGTTGAGGGCGTTATTATTAATGGCGAAAATGGAGGTAATGCCACTTATTATGGTGGTGGTGGAGGAGGAGCCTCTAAAGCTTCTAATAGTGGGGCTACGAGCGGTCGAGGAGGATCAGGTTATCGTGGTATTATTATTTTACATTATTTTAAAAATGGATAACATGAATAGAAATGATATTATAAAAGAACTAGGTTCGTATTTTGATATAGTGGAATTGGTATGTCCTCATACATATAATAAGTGGAAGGACAGATCGTGGCAGTTTCTTGATACAGCGTTTCTCCATAATCTTCTTATATTACGGAGGGATATAATCAAACAGCCTATGTATTGTAATAATTGGGACAAGCAGGGGCAGTTTTCCCAACGTGGTCTTAGATGCAACATCTGCCAGATAGTTAAGGATAAGAAAGATGTTTATCTATCCGCTCATGTATTGGGTAAGGCTGGGGATTTCGATGTCAAGTCGATGACGGCGGAACAGGCTAGAGGCTTGATCTTGGATCATCAAGATATGTTACCATATCCTTTCCGGCTTGAAGGGAAGGTGGGTTGGTTGCATTTTGATAGCCTTGATACTAGGAACGGTATACATGCTGTGGTGTTTTAGGTACTTAATGGTATAGTAGTTAACTTTGCGAGTGGGGTATAAAATGAAAGACAAAGACATGATAGAGCGAGTGGGGGCTTTGTGGAATATTGCGCTTGCGTATGGTGCCTCTTGTTGGGCTTACTTCCAGCCAGTGCATCATTTATTGATTGTATTACTTATAGTATTAATAGCTAATTTTTTGGCTAGGTTAGCGCAAAGCGTAAGGGGCTGGAAGCTCCGTAGAAGCCGTAGGAGAAGGTTTAGTTTTAAGAGATGGTTTAGGGAGGTCAGGTTCACTGATATTCTTAAGGAGTTCGCTTTGTCTTGTTTTATAGTAATGACATTATGTGTTATATATAAGACGTTATACCCGATCGAGGAGGAGGCTAGCATGATACTTACCGTTACCAAATATGGGGTGTATATAGCCCTTGTTGGATATGTGATGCTTTTCTTGAATACGATAGGTGATGCTTTCTCCGACGCTTATTTGGTGAAGGTATTCAAGGCTGTGTTCAAGAGAATAAACGTGTTCAAGATGTTTAGCTTCTCCAAGAACATACCTGATGAGACGTTTGACGATATAAGGAGGATTGCTGATGATGAGGTTAAGGATAAGTCTTAGGGCGATTTTTTGTTTAGGTCTGTCGCTATTCCTGTCCTCTTGTGGAAGCAGGAGGCAGGTTAGCGAAACGTCTATTGATAGCCGGTTGATCAGCAGGATAGAGACGATGATAGATGAGGTTATAGACCGTAAGGTGGTGGAGATAAAGACCTCTGATCTTAATGCCGATATCGTTATAACTGAGAGGAAATTCGATACGGATAAGGATATTGATCCCGCCACGGGAGAGCGACCGGTATCGTCCGTGACTGACGCCCATATCGTCATCGGCCGGCGGGATAGCACGGTGACGACCGATTCCCTTGGCGTTGATAAGACGATCACTGGTATTGAGGATATTGATAAGAAGACAGACATCGAACATAAGGATGTAGATGATAAGAAAGAATCAAGGTGGCCGATGGCTATCATCTTTATGTCGATCTTAGGTATATTGGTTGTATTATTCGTGTTGTTGAAAAGATTCGGATTGATAAAATAATAGGTGTACAAGAAACCCCATACACCTATTGGTTATCACCCCAGAAAAGAATTGCAAATATGAGGTCAGTCCCGGATTCGAACCGAGGTATATGGTTTTGCAGACCACCGACTAAACCTACTCATCCAACCGACCGTGACGCGAATATAAAGATTTTATTTGACCAGATGACTTAATTAACCATCTTTTTAACTAACAACTTCCCTTAAAGCCAAATAGTTCTTATTTAACTTCTGGAACCGTAGAGATAATTGTATAGACAAGCATTGTTTTTAGGTGACTCTTGTTGGAAGCCAATGAACAAGGTGGCGGCGTCATGGCGTGGGGCTGGTGGTTGCCTTCCATGGCCGGCCAGGAGCGGAGCGACTCACGACCCACCCTGCCGATTCCCTTTGGCACTTCACGCTTTAGCGCAGAAAAGAAGTAAACATATAGGATCATTATGTTTAAAGATAGTAGTCATCTGCCAAATAAGATCGAATGTAAGGATATAGTAAATATCTCAACAATACAATCATAAAGAGTCTTGAGTGGGATTATTAAGATCTTTATCTGCCAACATACTACTCATTTTTAAATTAATGTTTTTTGGATGTTTACTTTAGATAATAAAAGGCGTTAGCTAACATCATTTCATTAATAGGGTTATTAATTAGAAATTGGTAAGAATTAAATAAAGGAATGCTTTATAATGGGATTTGCTTCAGAAAGAGGCGAAGCTTCTTATTACACATGTCACAAAATGGACAACTGTGTTTCAGCAAGTTATGTTATTAATGAAATAATAATGGTGATATATGGGAAAATTAATTCATCTTATTCTTTTAAAGGTCTTATATTTTGCTTATATTTGAAGTGGGCAAAATATGAACAATATGAATTTCGACTTGAATTATATAAGGAAATGCTCTTCTATGATAAAGGAATTCCCGGTGTATACCGAGGCTGAGAAGAAGCAGGTAGATGAGGGGTGTACTTGCATTAAGCTATCTAAAGGTCAGCCTATATATCCGCGTAATTTCAAGAAACGTAGAGATACTTTCGCTGGCGCTGATTATACCACGGCTAATCCTAGGAACATCAGTCCTGATGATATTTATATACCTCCCTACTTTAGGCTTAAGATTATTATGGCTATTATCATCAACTTTGATAGAGCTATAGTGTTTAATAGGATATCTGATAAAGATTTTAAGCTAGGTATGACGTACCGGTTTATCTATGAGTATGTAGGATCGTTTAAGTGTTTTGAGAAGGCTTATAAGATGATATCGATGGTAGTTGATAGCGAGTTGTCGATTATGAGATCAATCGGAGATTATAATTATAAGTGGAATATTCGCAAGGTTTATCCATCATGCTTTGTAGGCAAGGCTAAGTTCAGGTATATTGGCGGCGAGGACAATGCTCCTGTAAGTTCAAAGGGGAGGGCTAATAAAGCTAGAAGAGCCGCTGTTGATTACAAAGTTATGATTATGGTGAATATCATAAATACCAGATCTGCGAGTAAGATAAGGAAGATGATTGACTCTGATGGTAGTCTTAAAAACAATGGTAAAAGGTTTGACGGCAGGAATGATAAAGTTCTTTTCAGTATATTCAATAGTCATTTGATTCACGAGGGGTTTAAGGAAGTTAAAACCTCGTCCTTATATAAGTACTTGAAAGAGGCCTTAGATTTTTTAGGTGTAAGTCTATTAGAGTTAAGATCTATTGCTGATAGAGCTATTTCTGACATAGAGGATGGCAAGGAAGGATATGAGCCTGGCCTATGCTCTTATGATGACTGTTTTGATATTAATTCTTTTGTGGAGGATTCGTGATGAGTAATCTTATTATTGTAAGAAGTGGTGATATATATGTCATATTTAACCATGATAATGATATGTTTAACATTCAAGAGCTATCTGATTTTATTGGATGTAAGAGTGTTTTATCGTCTATTGTGAAAGATCCGCTAAATGGGGCTATGTATATTGTTGAGGATGTATCTGGGCAGAAGTGGGGTGATATCGTGGCTTTGGTAAGATTCGGTTGTATGGTGAATAAGTCTATTGTAAAGGATTTGATCATTAAGTCTATTAGGTTATGGGTGGAGATATGTGACTTCTCTTATGATGATACCGATCCATCTACATCCGATCCTATATACGATACGTTCCTTTTTAAGAGTTATATGTCTGTAGCCGGGGACAACCCTGACCTTAACAAGTTTATTGTATCCCTTAGAGGGAGGATGCTTAAATACGATCTAAGATCTCTTTATCTTTACCTAGCTATATTCATGGCTATCAACGGAGGCATTCTTCTTAGCGAGGACGATCTTCTTGCCGCTCTTATCTTATGATTGTATTTGTGATGTTGATCAAATTAGTATCTTTGTGAAAAAGATACGAGATGAATCAGATTAATATCATACCGAAGATAATTCATGATAAGTTCGCCGCTAGGATTATCATGGATGATTACGATATAGAGAAACCTATCGTTATTACTGTCGTGGCTAGACGTAACGATGGTGAGTATAATACCCAGATATTGACATACCCGACATCGGGCGTTGATTATGAGGGTAATGTAAGGATGGTGTTTTTCGATGTTGCTAGGTCTCATGTTTGCCAGATAACATCGGTATTTATCAACGGGCATGAGGTCAAGACATATTATACCGATATCCCGGATCTTGATATGCAAGCCCGTTATGACGATAGCTTGTACCGGTACGATAAGAAGGTTAATATGAATGATATTAGGCTGTCGTTTCAGGTGCTAGAGACACGTGATCCCAAGGTGTTGCAGGTGTTGGATGAGTCCGAGTGGGGGCTGCTGGAGGATAGGAAGGCGATCATCGAGATCACTACGCCGGGCATGTCCGACCCCGTTACGTTGTTTCTTGGCAAGAATCAGGTCAATACCTTTACCAGCCTAACACTAGGTCTCAATTGCTTTAATTACGATGATTGTAATGTCAAGTACCTTGATCTACCTGATGGTATATATGATATCAAGATCATAGGTAGCCCTTCTACTTACAACTTCAGTCGCAAGTATCTTAAGACGGATCTTATACGCAGACGTCTCGACCGGCTATGGATCAAGACTGATGTCTTATGCGAGGACAAGGATAAGGATCTTATAGACAAGATACAGGAGATGGAGACACTTATGGTCGTAGCCGAGGCGAATGTCAGGTTGGATAACATAAGGGCCGCCCATGAGATTATTGATCGTGTCGGAGAGCTTCTTGAGATGGCTACCAATTGCGTGGATTGTTGAATAAAAAAATATAGTTATGGGTTGTAATACTTGTAAGGAAAAGGCGTTAAGGGCCGAGAGAGAAAGGATTGAGAGAAGCATGATGAATCATTCTTCTTCTACCGCTGTTAGCGATATGGAGTACGCTTCTAGAAGCACCGCTGGTTGTATGGTTATGCAAGATCCGTTGCAGGTCATGGAGCGTGACGTGGTTAGTATATATAAGCAAGTTCGTACCAAGGGTGATGGCGTGGGTGTATCTTATCTTAATATGCAGAAAAAGATCCGTGAATGGATCAAGAACCTGCCGTATGGATGCCCGCCTGACGAGGAGGTACAGGAAATGAGAAAGGAGATTCTGAATGGGCGCGCAGAGCATATCAAACCTTGATAGGACGGATTTATGTAAGTCCGTAGACGAATGGCTGTCCTGCCAATGGGGTAGATATATGAGATACCATAGGTATAGGATCGGTGACAAGCCTGATATATCCTATTGGGGTAGGATAATTCGTCTGCAAAGGTCATTATGTGATAATGATTGCGGGTTATGTCCGGATGAGGTAAGATCGTTAAAGGAACGTGTTAATAAGTTGCTGGCATGAGAAAGTATAATTGTTCACATATAACTCCGTCCACTTGCGTACCTTATGAGGGTGATCTTCCGGAGTGGTCAAAGTATAAGGACTCTGATGAGTGCGTTATGATCTCCGACGTGATAGAGGAGATATATGAAGAGCTTACCCGTATCAGGGAGGCTATAGATGTCCGGGACCTCGGAGAGTCTTGCGTGAAGGTAAGTGGCGATAAGACCGTAGCGAAAGTTCTTTATGCTTTAGAGGATAAGATTTGCAATGGGTGATTAATGTCCTGATTTTGGGATATTAAAAATAGCCAATCGGTTTGTGTTTATCATTTCGATTGGCTATTTTTGTATGTCCACTGACTCTCACGAGGGAGTGGACATAAAGTAATTAATTATTAACTTCAAAATTAGATTAAAAAATGAAGACGGTAAATGTTTTGACAAGAAAAATGGGTGATTTTAACGTTTTTCAAAGAACTAGTGATGGTTATTTTGATGCCAACAGTTTACTTAAGCAATGGAATGATAATCCCGATAGCACGAGAAGACGGCTTGATGATTTTATGAATAGTGGTAGAACTAAGGAATTTATTAGTGCTTTATCTGAAGATGAAAGCCATAGGAGAAAAATCGACATTGGTGATAATCAATTAGTTATAAAAGTAAAAGGTAAGACAACTAAGCATGGTAAAACTCCTGATAAGGTGTGGATGCATCCTCTGTTGTTTATAAAATTTGCCATGTGGATAAATCCTAGATTCGAAGTTCAGGTGTTGAGATTTGTACATGATCAACTTATAGATTACAGGGATAAGGCTGGTGATGCTTACAAGAGGATGTCTTCCGCTTTATCTAAAATAATTGAATCTTCAAGACTAAGAGATAAAATACAAGATTCGGCCAGATCCGTAAATATTATTGTCTATGGCCTTCATGAGACTATGATAAGAAACTCTGTTGGCGAGGAGGCCAAGGCTAAAGAATTGATGGAGCTGGAGATTGATATAGCCAAGATGATTGAGTTTGGATATATAACTACCGAGGAGCAATTAAGAGATTATCTATATAAGGTTTTGAGAAGCAAAAAGGCTCTTCCTTTGTAATTTGATTTTAAATTGTATCTTTGTGACAAAGTGAATGACAATGGTATACGGTAACAAAGAAATAGTTCGGACGTTCACCAAAAACAACCCGCCTGCCGGGTACGTGGGCGGCTCTGTTGACTACCGGGTCCCTCCCAACGTCTATTTTGGCGATACGCAGGAGGAGGCTGACAGCAAGGCTGAGGATGATATCAAGGCTAACGGTCAGGATTACGCCAACACATATGCCGACATAATACCGGCTGTATGGTATAATGATCAGGTATGCGATGAGTTTATCAAGAACAATTGCGTAAGCGGTAAGGGATCCAAGGAGCAGGTATGTATAGAGGAAGGCAGGTTTGTCTCTTACGTATCCAAGAAAGATGCCAATGATAAGGCTAGGGTGGAGCTTGGACGGATCGGGCAGGGGGAGGCCAACTCCGTCGGGGCTTGCTGCGAGGACTGGGCCTCACAGCCTTTTCGTGGCTTGTTTTACAAGAACGATTGTGAGGCTGGCACATCGGGCAAGGAAGGTATTGTATATGAATTACCAGCCGGAGCTGTCATATCCGATATCTCCCAGATAGACGCCGATACGTTAGCCTATAGGAAGTTCATGAAAGAAGGTCAGGAGAAGGCTAATGCCGAGGGTAGTTGCTCACCTGTATTCTATAATACTATGATCGGTGATTGGTTCGAGAAGATATGTCCATTCGGATATAAGTCCGGTAAAGTATATTACTCTATCAAAGCCAACAGGTTCAGGTCATGGATATCGGTTGAGGATGCCAACGCCAAAGCCCGTGAGGTTTTGATGGTAGAGGGGCAGGAGTACGCTGATCTTAATCTTGAGTGCGAGAAATGGATTGAGAATATTGATCAAGAGGATCAATGTTATTGGTGATGATGCGCGTTTAGTTTTCCATAATAGTTGATTTAGTGTTTGGAGGAGATTGCATGTCTCCTCCATTTTTTTTGTATATATATCAATGGTGATAAGTTTATATACTGTAATACACTTGCTTATATGTTGAATATATTTTATATTTGCATACCTATCTATTCATCTCGAACCGATAGGTATTATGTTTAATTTAAAATATTGTTCAAAGTTATGAAAAGTCGGGTTGAAATCAAATCTTCTGATAGGAGATTGATGGGCGTTGTTATACCTGCGCTCAGTGATAATGGTTTTGTTAACATCACTTTAGCTATGAAAGTCTTGTCTGATGATAGGCTTAAAAAGGGCTTATCTCCTAAGAAGCTTAATGATATTATTAAGTATGATGGCTTTCAAGAGAAATGTAGGGAAATAATTAGTAGACTGGAAAACAGGGATTTATGTAAGCGGATAAATATCAGCCTACAAAACAAGACCCTAAATCTTAGTGATTTAAACAAAATGGGATTGGCATGCCGAAAGGGAAAGGGGGATGGACAGATGTGGTATATGAATCCATATCTTTTCCTTGTGGTGGCTATGGAAATGAGTCCTGAGGTTTGCGCCGATGTCGTGATGTGGTTTGTTGATAATATCGTAGGGGTAAGAAATGCCGCTGGTGACGCTTATATAGAGATGTGTAGTAGCGTATCTTCGCTTATAAGCGATAAAAGCAACTTAAAGGAATCGTTATCAAGAATTGCTAAGGGTATAAATTTTGTTGTTTTTGGCGTACATGAGGAAGGAATAAGAAATAGGGCTTCCTTCGAGGAGCTGGATATGATAGTATCAATAGAAAGAAATATATCTTACGCTATTAAGGCTGGATATATAAAAGATTATAATGGCGTTATAAACGATTTGGGAAGGCAATGGAAAGATAGATGGGGTAATCCTGTTCTTAAATTGAAGTCTTGATCCTATCTTATTATTATAGTTTATGAGTATAGGGGATACAAATGGGGTATTCCCTATATTGTTTAATAATGTATGTTATCTTGTTATCAAATCAAATAAGTATCTTTGCTAAAAACATTAATATTATTAATATGTGTAATACAGGTGGTTGTTGTCATGATCATTCACGGGAACGTCCCGAAGAGTGTTGTCATGGCGTTAAGATAGATAGATTTCTTAACAAATGCCCTAACGATCCTTGTGATCCTTGCGATCGGGATTGTCAGGAAGAACCTTGTGTTGGTTATGGATGTCCTATAACCTTGTATGATAAATGCGTCTTGTACTCAGGCGATGAGCTGGTAGCGGATGGCATAGAGAAAGGTACTGACATTTCTGTCGTTATAGACTCATTGAGGCGTATTATAGCGTCTAGGGATAAGCAGATAGATTTATGCCATCGTGAGGTTCTGGATTTGAAGAGGATTATAAACGAGCTTGTCAACGCCGGTGGTAGCGGCGGGGATAGCGGAACTGAAGAGGAGGTTTGGTGATGAACGGTTGCAACAAAAAACAATACAGACCTACTGTAGACGACACGAAAGTACCGTGCTCTACGTACATGAGTACCGATTGTATTTACCCCGGTGATAAGGTACGTGTGGAATCATTGGGATTATCCCCTAATTGCGATATGTCCGATACCCTTAACGCTATGATAAAGGCTATACGGGATAGGGATGCCGAGATATCCGAGTTGAGAAGAATGATCAACAAATTAATTTGATAATATGAAAAATTGTAATCCATGTAAACCGGAATATAGACCGGGGAATGAGTGTAGTATCTACAGCTCCCAGATCATATATGACGGTCAGTCGTTCCCTGAGGCAGACATCAGGAACGGTGATGGCATGAATAGCGTAATCGAGTCTCTGGTAAGGAAGCTGGTTGCCGTATCTGGCGCCACGGCGTCCATCCAGCGTGACTCGTTCAAGGGCGTTCAAGCTGTCAGATTAAGATACGAGCCGTTGACCGTGCTCAGCGTTACCTATTGTGGTACTATCGTCCCTAATGACGGGTATGTCGTTTCTGGTAGATCCGTTAAGTTTAAGAAGAAATATTGCATGGGTGATGAGTTCACTGATGTTAATATCGTATATACTACATTGAATAGTAATATTTTAAATACTTCTTGTTATGGCTAAGAGAGTGTACGATACGGTCTTGGCTTCCGAGTGTGACGGTTGGGTATGTGGTGAGACCCTCAAGAAAGGATCTATCCCAGTAGATAGGTTAGAGCTTGATTCTTTATCAGAGGCCGTAAGGGAGCTTATAGAGCGTTTTTTTGAGGAGGGATGGTTGCCTGATATGATCTGTGATCTTGGTTGTGGAGGCGCCAGCGTATTTGAGATTAAGCCTACTAACTTCGAGTATCCTCCTGAGGGTGGAGAGAAGATCCTTGAGATTATTGTCGGCAAGAGTGATAAATGGACTATAACGCAAGCGGATTGATATGGCTAGTAATTTAAAAGATATTCTTGCCAAGATCGAGCAAGGCTCCTCATGGGTGTCCTACGACAAGATTTCCGGTACCGGCCCCGACAAGGTGACTATTAAGGTAGAGCCTGGATGGATGGGTAGGTTGCCTAGGGAGACTTACGTAGCGGTCGAGAAAGGCAAGGTTACGAAGCTCGCTACCATAACCCAGAAGGGCATGGAGCGGGTAAGCGTGGATCCGACCAATATCATGTTCGATATGGAGGGCGGGACGGCGGTCATCAACGCCAAGCTTAACTCCGCCTCGGTCAAGGCCTCCTGCCTTACCCTTGGTGGCTCGGTGAGCAAGTCTTATATAGTCTCCATGAACGTGAACGGTTTATCCATGAAGGTTCCGGAAGAGGATAGCAGATATATAGTGTATGCCGATCCTGAGGATCCCGGAGCCACTGATTTGTATGAGGCTAGCTTTGTCATAGCTATGCCTAAGAATATGGATAACGAACAGCATCATGAGATGTTTGTCTTGAACGGTAAGGTTGTTAATATCAATCAACAGCCTAATGATATACCTTATATCATACTTGATCATGACTTCGATAATGTGACCAGCGAGAACGGTCAGGTTATTATTGATATCAAGTCCAATACCGAGTATGATATCGAGCTGGTATGTTGCACTTGCGGCGATGGTAGCGAGGAGCCGGAACCGGAACCACCATTTAACGTGGATCCGCAAAAGTTGACGCTTAATAAGGATGGTGATACCCAGATCGTGAGGGTAGAGGCCGGAGATGATGTTTCATGGAGAATAGAGGAGGATTGATATGGCGAGGGAAGTAGATAAGAATTGCGTTGAGGGTAATTGCTTTGCCATTAACGACAAGAGCCATGGGGTAGGCGACAATAAGCTTAACATCGTATACAAGGCTAATTACACCGGTCAGATCTGTACGGCTAAGTTCCGTATAACGTCAAAGGATGGCGGTGTTGTTAAGGAGTATATGATAGCTCAAGACGCTAAGCCCGTTTATTATAATATCAAGATGGTTCAGCCGTTTACCAAGGACGATTGTTTGGCTAACCAACATGGATCGGTTGTGTTGTATACGGTCGAGGAAAGGACTTACAAATCATTTATCTCGCAGGAGGACGCCGATGCCAAGGCTATGGAGGATATAGCCCTAAATGGTCAGGCATACGCCAATGAGCATGGTGAGTGTATAACTGACATCTGGTATAACGAGGAGCAAAGGAAAACCTTTATCCGTAACAATTGCGATAAGTTCAGTGATGGTCAGGAATATGTTTACATCGTTCCTGAGGGTAAGTACGTGTCTTCTATCTCTCAAGAGGACGCCGACAGGAAGGCTCTTGAGGATATTGAAAAGAATGGTCAACAACAAGCTAATCTGGAAGGTGAGTGTAAGCCTAAGGAGAATATCTATTATGGTAAGTTCAGCAAGACCTTTACCCGTAATAATTGCGACTCCACTCAATACGGAACGGAGGTGGTTGTTAACGAGACGATGGTTACAGGAGACTTTAGATCCATCGTATCTCAGGAGGAGGCTAATAAGTTAGCCCAAGCCGCTGTCGAGGCTCAGGGTCAGGATATAGCTAATATCAAGGGTAATTGCGAGAAGATACCGGTATTTACTGGATCGTATTCTAAGGTATTCCAGAGAACCAATTGTCCTGAAGGTTCTACGCCTGTTGACTTTACCGTGGATGAGAAGATGTGTACCGGCTATCCGTTCACTTCTACGGTATCACAGGATGCCGCCAATAAGCTGGCGCAGGACGCTGTCGAGGCGCAAGGTCAAGCTATCACCAACGAGCGTGGTGACTGTCAGACTAACGTCTACTATAACGTAAGGATGGAGAAGATAGTCACGAGAAATAATTGTGATGAGTTCCATGTCGGTCAACCTTACACTTATGTTGTTGCCGCCGGTAAGTACTTCTCTATTATCTCGCAGGAGGACGCCGACAATAAGGCCAAGGCCGATCTTGAGGCTAACGCCCAACAACAAGCCAACCTAGAGGGTGAGTGTAAGGAAAAGACTATTTATTACGGTAAATATAACAAGGAGTTTACTCGTAATAATTGTGACTCCACTCAATATGGTACTAAGGTTGTCGTGGATGAGACTATGGTTACCGGAGACTTTAGGTCAACTGTATCCCAGACAGACGCTAACAACAAGGCTAAGGCCGCTGTCGAGGCTCAAGGTCAGGATGTGGCTAATGTTAAAGGTAAGTGTGAGAAGGTGCCTGTATATACCGGTACTTATACACGTACGTTTACCCGTAACAATTGCGGTACCGGTACTGGTGGTACTTATACGGTAAATGATAGGATGGTTGACGGTTACCCGTTCACGTCTACCGTATCTCAGGAGGATGCCAACAATAAGGCCAAGGCCGCCGTTGACGCCCAAGGACAGGCTCTTGCCAATATCCACGCCCTTTGCACGTACACCGGCCGTGCTTCCTTGGAGTTCACGAGAAACAACTGTGGTGAGTGTAAGATCGGATCTAAGGTGACGATCACCCAAGATATGGTAGAAGGACACCCATTCCAGTCTAACGACTCCCAGACCGCCGCTGACGCTATGGCCATGACCGCCGTACAGGCTCAAGGGCAGGCTTTGGCTAACACCAAGGGTACTTGCTCTAACGCTACTATGTATACCGGTAGGGCTAGCTTCGAGTTCACTAAGAGCAATTGTGGAGCTAATCAGATAGGAGATCCGTTCACCGTGACACAGGATATGGTCGATGGTCATCCGTTCCAGTCTTGCGTATCGCAGGATGAGGCTAACTTGGTGGCTATGGCCGCTGTCATGAACCAAGGTCAGAAGATCGCCGATGAGCGTGGTACTTGCCATGAGGCTCCTAAGTACACCGGTCATTATAGTGAGGTGTTCGAGAAGAATGATTGTCCATCCGGATTGATACCTTCATCTGTTAACGTTACGGAGGCTGATGTCACTGGTGGTCCGTTCTATTCTTATGAGAGTCAGTTTGCCGCCGATGAGCTTGCTAAGGCCGCTGTCAAGGCACAAGGTCAGGCTATAGCCAACGATCGTGGTACTTGTGATGAGTTGAAGATATATGTCGGTAACTACAGCAAGGAGTTCACTCCTAAGTGTCCTACTTGCCAGTATGCTGATCCTATTACCGTAACCCCAGATCTTATGGGTCAGTTCTTCACTTCTACCCGTTCACAAGAGGAGGCTGACGCTTTGGCTAAGGCCTACATTGATAGGATGGGTCAGGCGTTCGTCAACAAGAACTACGATGATACGTGCCATACGAAGACCGAGCAACCAGTATGGGAGACTATAGAGACCGTATGTAAGGACTGTATCTCTCAATTACATCAACGCAATACGAATACCTGTTATACTGATCCTAACAATCAAGAGCGGTATATAGCCGGTGGTAGCAATACCTGTTTCTGGTTTGGTACGGCATCCAAGGCCTTTACCCGCCAATGCGCTGACGGAGGTGTGGGTAGTTCTGTTACTGTAACCCAGAATGATGTTACGGACCCAAGTCCTAGCTCTGATGGTAAGTTTAAGTCATGTGTGTCACAAGCTGACGCTAACGCCAAAGCATTGGCGGCTGTTACGGCTCAGGGACAGAGCGTGGCTAACTCGAAAGGTACTTGTACGTGGACAGGAAGCTATACCGGTCAGGTTCAGAAGAACAATTGCGCTGATGGCGGCGTAGGAGACATGGTATCCGTAAGTAGCGATAGGCTGCCAGGACATCCGTATACCTCCAACATATCTTTGGCTGACGCTAATAAGAAGGCCGAGAATGCTGTTCGTGGAGCCGATGGACAGAACTACGCCAATAAGAACGGTGGATGTACTTGGACTTACGTGGCAAGCCGTGACTTCTATAAGAACAATTGCGCCGGAAGCGGGGTTGGTCAGAGAATAACGGTGACTTCTACGCAAGCCAACGGCGGTACGCCTATCACCAGCAAGGTTTCTTTGGCTGATGCCAGGAGCAAGGCAGAGCAGATCCTAGACCAGAGAGGACAGGATTACGCTAACCAGCATGGCACTTGTGTGTGGACCGGTACTGGAAGCGCTACGTTCTATAAGGATAATTGTGGTACATGTAAACATGGTGTAGCTTTATCCGTTCCTTATAGCGCTTTAGGGTTGTCAGCGTTGATATCCACCGTATCTCAGGCGGATGCCGACAGCAAGGTTCAGGATGCTTTCAAGAATGATACGGCGACTAAGACCGCAGCTCAGGCTTACGCCAATAAGAATGGTGATTGCGCCGACGATGATGATACTCCTACTTATGGTAATTGGAGTTATTATTGCGACGGGTGTATCTATCGTAAGAAAAGGAGTCAAACCAATCCTTGTTCCTCTGCTTCTGATCAAGACGAGGTGGTTGAGTATGATTCCAGATCTTGTGGATGCGGATGTGATAATACATACCATATGGATGATAGTAGGTGTAATAATGGTAATAGCGAGGAGCATTATTCTAGCGAGTGCGATCCTACAGGATTTTGGCAGAATGGTGGTGAACATTGCTGTAATCCACATGACTTCACTATCTATACCAATGAGGTATGTAAGGGATGTTCGGGCGAATGCGGTGATGTATGTGTTCCTGATAGCCCTATTAAGGTGGTTAGCGCTGGTGAATTTTGTGCTTCTTCATCGAGTCTGGCTAGTGAACAAGCTTATAACAAGTATAAAGGGTACAAGAATACATTACAAAATTTAGTTGATGCTAGGACATGTCCTTCTAAGGTTGGCAATGATGACCGATGGGGAAATGTCAAGGCTACGAACTGTCCTGGCAATTGTACTCCTAAGACTATCAGTTATAAGCAAATCGCTGGTAAATATGAGGCCTGTACCAAGGATGAGGCAAACAGGATAGCCGACAGCAACCTACAGTCAGACGGTATC